AAATACCGACCTCCAATCGTTAGATTCTTAGGTCTAACTTTTGGGGGTCGGTACAAAAATACATCTCCTTTAAATTTTTTTATAATAATTGTCCATTTAAATAATTATGAGGCGGTTTTTTTATTTCGGTTTTATATCTTAATTCCTTTGTGGCTTCCTCTTCAGATCCATATAGTCTATTAATAGGCACTCTGATTCCACCGCCTTCTTCAAATCGTACAGTAGCAAGATTACCAGTAACATGAGCGACAGTTACCTTTCTAACCTTCAAATTACTCTCAATAATATAAGCTTCAATTCCCTCTTTCATAATATACCTCCACAAATATCAACTGAAATAATTATACCATATTAAAATCGTAAAAAATAGGGAACACTTCTGATTAATATAACCAGGAATGTTCCCTAAAAAATTTTTTGTTTATGTCTATACGCCTATATAAAATCGCTTATATATGGCTCAAATTGACTTAAATATAAAATACACCGTCAATTTATCATATAATTATATAAAAGCCTTAATTTGGTCAAATACAAGCGATTTACCCCTTGTATATAGCTGTATTAAGAAATCGGTATTTCATATGGATATTTATGTAAAAAAATAGGAGAATCCAATTATAGATTCTCCTAGAAAAGAAATATAAATAAAAATTTATTACACTGTTAAAGAATATGGCAAAACTTAAACAGTAATATAATTTGCACCAATATATCTATGGAATCATCATCAGATAATGCGAAATTTTATTTTTCTAACGGAGAAGGTTTATATCTTGTTGTAGCAATTGACTTAGATGATGAAAGCAATATTGATAACAGAGGATTTATTGCTATTATGGATGTTAGAAAGAATACTTCTTATAGACATATCTTGCAATCTAATACTATTGAAATGTCCGGTCATTCTAATACCATCGTTTTACTTAGAGGTGCAAAAAATTATTTATGTTCAAGTATAAGATTAGTTAGATATTAATATTGCAGCTTAGTTCACAACTCAAAATGAATAATAAAATTAAACTATTGTTTATATGACAAATTAATGAATATGCGTATTATATAATACAGTAATATTAACTTTTCTTACTTGATAAAAAAAGCAAAATTCTTACAGCCTAAGTCAGACCTTAATAATATAACTGCTTCAGGAATATATTATTTGGATAGTAGTCCAGAATGGTTGAATGTTCCAATTTCAAGGGTAACCAATTGTTATCTTATTGTATTTGCTCTGAATGCAAAAAGATGCACACAAATAATATTACCTGGAAACAGCGAATATATATATTATCGTTCTACCTTTACAGACCAACAATTGTGGCAAAAATGGAAACAAGCTGGAGCTATAATCTAAGTAGTGCTGATAAATCACTTTTATTTAACCAAATTGCAGATTAGGTTTTATTTCAAAATTATAGATAAAATCAATAAATTTTTCTTTATTGGTTATAAATAATTATTTGAGACAAAACCTAATCAGTAATTTTAATATAAATGTACATAATATTGAACTATCACCTGAAAATAATAATAATAATTCTATCACAATTACATTACCTCGATATAATTTTTTATTAATAGAATACGGAAATAAAAATGAGGGACAATCTTATGGAGGTAATACAACAGTTATTTGTGGTAAAACCAATACTGATAAACCCTGTTTTGTGCCTGTATATCTTAATAATGAATTACTAGGGATTATATATATGTGTTATAATGTAAGCAAAAGTATTTTTAGAGCACATATCGTTAATAATCCAAAGAATTCAACTTATCTCATTAGAATAATTGGTATTGGAAATAAAAACTAATTTATTGCAGTATTACAGCCCAAATCCCACCCTCCAACCACAAAAATAAATTATTCTTTCGTATCCTAGGCTGCACTTCCAGCTTTCTTTAATGCTAATTCAAGCTCATCATCACCTGTCAGAACATATCTACTTATTGCATTCAAATTGGCATGACCAAGAGCTTTAGCAATTAACTCAATACTTACGCCTTTCTTAGCAAGGTTAGTTGCATAAGTAGCCCTAAATAAATGACAATGTAATCTAGTAACTCCACTTGGTCTTCTCAATTTGTTAATAATCTGTTCAACAGCATTCTTAGTTAATCTAACACTTTCGCCTTTCTTCGAAGCGAAGAGTGGGACTTGCTGATAATTAGAATATACAAGATTCTCAATATTAACATCAGATCTTGTTTTGAGATATTCATATAGCATTACATAACTCTTACCCGTAAAATGAACAATCCGCTCTTTATTTCCTTTCCCTAAGACTTTACATCTATGATTCAGAAAATCCACATCACATAAATTAATACCACAAAGCTCACTTACACGAACACCTGTTTCGAGAAAGAAAGTTACAATAGCAGTATCCCTTTTGCATGTACAAGCCAATTTAATTCTTTCAATTTCTTTGTCTTTAAGTGGTTGTTTTACAACTTTTTTGTATTTTACACTCTCTATTGCTGACATAGGATTCTTTGGGATAATTTCGTTAGAAAATAAATAACCAAAGATAGAAGAGAGATACCTTCTCTTACAATCCATAGTTGCGTCTGAACATCTATGTGTTCTTGGATATTGTATAAGAAAATATCTAACATCTTCCTTGGTTATTTCGTCAAGTTCCTTATGTACCATATCACATAATTGGTGTGCTACCATTATATACTGAGAAACTGTATTCTTAGATTTCTTTGAGGCAAGTTTACTCATTGCAAAATATTGAAGAAGTTTTTCAGTTTTGCTGCCTTCATATATTGCAAGTTCCGTATTTTTTATCTCTGTTACACCATAATTGTACATAACGGAGGTTAGTACATTCTGTAAAACATTTAATTGTTCCTCTGATAATGATTTCCTCATTAATGTAACAACCTGTAACTCTAAATTTTCCTTTGCATCCATTATTTTTTCTCCTTTAAGAATAGTATTTCTCGAACTACTGTTCGGATATCATATTATTCTCTATTTTTAATGGAAAAATTTGGGGAAATATGAATTTTACAAGGGTGTCTATTAGAATAGATATAAAATTTAAGGATTTTTGAGAAAATAATTACAATTAAACTGCAATAATATTAAATGCAACGGTGTAATTACTAAAGCAGCCTCTGAAACTTAACTAAATATAAGTGAGCCTATAATATAATCACCCTTTTGGAATTCGCTTGTAGCCCATGCTCCTTTATTACCATCTTTTGTATAATATCGAGCAAAAGCATAATGCTGACTTGCAGAGCTATATAATAATGTCGATCCATATCCGACCAATTTATATCGAATTACGCCTGTGGAATCGTATGGAGTATAATTGCTTTCCAATATTTTATTAAAGCTAGTAATACCCATATTTTCAAGAACTGTTGTCACATCATAATATCCAGTAAAATTATTCTGTGCAGAATCTGGTGTTTCAATTCGAGACACAAAGTGTAATATTCCTATTTTAGCAGATTTATTATAATAACAATAATTATAGCCATAACCTTCAAAAATACCATCTACGCTTGCAATATTTTTACAAAAACAATGTTTAATTTCTATATTACTGTTTAGTTGTGTTATCTGATCCTGTAAAACTTTACCCTGAGAAGCTGCTAATGGAAGATTTTGTGACTCAGAAACACAAGAATTAACACAACTTCCAAAAATTTTTTTTCCAAACTGTTTAAAAACTTCACGTAAACTATAATCAGCCATTATCCTTTACCTCCTGTAATTTGTTTAACTCATTTTCAAGTTTATTTTTTTCATCTGCAAGTTTTGTCATTTTTTCGATTTCATCTTTATATTCATCAATTGTTGCTCTGCCAGTTGCTATCTTAATTCCTATGTAGTCTAATGTTTTGAACTCATTATCAATAGAATATATTTTTGAATTAATTTCATTTATTTTATTCTGTTTCTCTATTTCAGCTTTTTGTTCTTCTGTTAATTCAATGTCAATTGATTCAGAAATATTGTCACCGATATTGTTATTGTCTTCAATTGATTTAATAGAGCCATCATTACTTAATTCAAGAATATTATTATCATCATGTGAATAAATTGTTGTGTAACCTTCAAAAGTAGCATATATGTCGCCACTTTGAGTACTTACATCAATTCTATCAAATTTCGTTGGAGTATTATTACCAACAAGACTAATTCTTAATATATTGCCATTATGCACTATAGAATTAATATCATATATTCCTTCCTCAGTTTTAATTTTATCCATATTTCTTTTCCTTTCTAAATTAGCTTATTATCTCTGACCACAGTGTATTAAAGTCTGTATCAGTCATAACAATACCGTTTTTAAACAATTCGCCAACTGTAATTTGTTTCAAGTCGTTGCCTGAATTAACAAATATTTTGTCCGTATTAGCAATTGTTGAAACAGCAGTAGCACTTGTTATAGGTTTATTTGCCATATTTTTAACCTCCATAAAAATAGAGAGTCGTTGCCGACTCTCTTTATAATTAAGCAATTAATATATATCCACTTGCGTCAATAAGCATATTTCCGCTTGCATCTATAAGCTTTGATCCAATTGAATATTCATCAAATATAAGTGTATCTGAATTCCTTAACAAATTATTACCATTTGCAAGTTCATCAACTTTAGTATTCGTTGCATATGTCTTTTTGACAGTGGTTTTAAATTCATCATAATCTTGATATACCGAAGCGGATTTATTAACAAAATCATTGATAGTGGTATTATTCTTTTCGATAACCTTTTCAAAAGTATCAACCGTTTCGTGAGTGGTTTGAATTGTTGAAATAATACTATTTTCCTTACCATTAACTGTGGATATCTCTGTTTCACCCAATATAGTCAAAATAGCTTTAGGTGACTCTTCTTTGGTGTAATATTCAGTTTTCAGTACCTCATATATATTTTTTGCAATGGTTATATCTGCTGAAATGATATTTTGCCACTGATTATTTTCTTTCTTCTGAATTGTACACGTATAAATATAATCTGTTGATATATCTGTATATGCAACACTGACAGAAGTAGATATAATATTGTATCCTGAGTCCTGAGTACCGCCTGAAGCTGTTCGTCTTGTCCATACAGCACGATAATTAGTACCGTTAATATTAACAATATCATTTGCATTCTTAACAGTACATGTTAATGTAGTATTTTTATTGAGTGTTTCAGCAAGAACAGTACCATTAGAACTTTCAATTTTAGCGGTATAAGTCTTATTTTTAGCGACCTCATTTTTCATTTCACTTGATAATGTATTCTGCATAGTAGACAATTTGGTATTAAGTGTCTGCTTATCTTCATCAAAATAAATTTGTGAAGACTTAATTGTTGTTGTAGAACCATTTATGTTTGTTATGACAGAATCAATATCAAGCTTATCACCTGAGATACCATTATAACTTGTATCTTTCTTCTTAACCATTTGGTCAACAATAAGTCCATCTGCAATAGCATTAGCAGTAATGCCCGAACCATTCATAATAGCAGTTCCGTTACTATCATTAATAATAATAGAATGTCCACCCGTCTTATCAGTTCCTATCTGAACATAAACATTACCGTCTTTATCTTTGAATTGCATTGTAGAACCATTCATAAGAACAGAACCACCATCATCTGAACCAATTGTGAAGTTACTTGTGAATAAATCATTAAGAGTTGCATGTCCTACAATAAGATTCTTTACAAACTCTGTATCAACAGTTGAAGTTACGGTAGAAGATACAGCAGTTGTTAAACTTCTGATAAAAGCACTATCTGTATATAATTCTTTGATTTTTGCAATATCAATCTCTGAAAATTTCGCATAGAAATTCTCTGTTGTAATCGTGATTGATTTTAAGTTATCAATTCTTCCATTAATGGCAACAATAGTTTCACTTTCAAGTTTGTTGAGTTTTAGATAATTTGTATTAACGCCTGTAATAACATCTTGAAGAGTTGTCTTGTCTATCTTACCATCGCTAACAAATTTAACAGTTATATCTTTCAAGCATAAATCATTAGAAAAAGAATCATATACAATCTTATCACCTGCAAAAGAGAATGAACCATTCTCAAGATCTATATGAGTGCCTGTTGTATTTATAGTTGAATAATTTGCGGAGTAAATATGTCCTGATATTACTAAACCAGACATTAATACATCTGCAATCAATCCGTATACAGAATGTTCTTCACCATCAAGTGTATATGTAATTTGTCCAAGTGCTGTTTTAGCAGTTCTCCAATAATCATCAGTGAATACAAGCATATTATGAAGTATTCCCAACTGTTCAGGTGCGTAATAATCATTAATATCATCATAAAGTCTTGCTCTAAGACCATTCTTATCTATAACGATATCTTCACTATCCGCATTTTTTATTGCAGTAACAGCAGTGTTTAAACCATTATCAAGTAATCGGCTTATTGAATTCCTAGCTTCCTCACCTTTTTTTGCTTGATTAGAAACATATGAATAACTCGTAGCCATTTGTTGTGCTTTATCCATAATACTTTGAGTTGATATACCTGTATTATAAGCTACAGTAGCATCGGTAAATTCAACATTAATATTCTCAAGACTGCCGTAATTAACTTCATATGAAGATAATCCTATTCTGAATACCTTATCATCAACAAGAATTCTCATCCAATTACCAAGAACAAATTTAGACCTAATAGGTAAAAATTCTTTCATTTGAAATAAATTATATAAAGTGCATGTGATTGTATGTTGTTTCATTGCAGATTTATATAATTCTTTTTGAGCATTCTCTATAAGTTCTTCAGCTTTCTTTAATAATTCCTCATTATTAAGTCCGTCAGAAATATAATTTTCATTATTATATGTATCTTCACGTTTATAAGCGATAAACTCATAATACAAATCTTCACCAAGATATTTTTCAAAATTAAGAGAATCTTGAATCTCGTTTCTTGTTGTAGTATATTCATCAAGCTGATTCTGCCATTCATTGATAGTTTTTTGTCGTGCATCAATTTCGTCTTCACAAGCTTTTAACTTATTGAGATATGAGAGATACATCCCCTCATATAAATCCGCACCTTCTTTAGCTTGATCTGCTTCAACTAATGTGAATACACAACCTTCCAATGCAGACTTAAATGAAGTCAATCTATTAAGACAATATAATTTAATTGCTTCCTTAAAATTATCGAGACTTTTAATTGTTAGTACATCGAAAAGGCTATCTTCTCCATCCTTATCGTTGCTTACAATATTCTTTTTGATTTTTTGGTCTAAATATGTCTCGTATAAATCATATACCTTAATTTCCAAATAATCAGTATATACAATATCTTCATCATTACTATAGTTTGTGACCTTGAATCGACCATACCAAGTACCATGATGATTATATTGTTCATCTGTACCAACATAAGTAAATGTATTTGTATTATCTGTATCAACATCAACCTTAACATATCCTGATTTAACAAACACTTTTGCTAACATCTTCAATGCTGTATTGACAGTTGCAACAGAAGTAGAAGTAGTTACTTTCTGTAATCCTATCGGACTTAAATTAGCAACTGTAAGCTTATTTGCTTCAGTAGTTGCCGTAACATCTTCATGTTTAGTATCTGGCATCATAGAAGATGTATAATAAAGAATCTTATCGTATGCGTCATATATGTTCTGATTGAGAGTACGATATGTATCAATTTTTTCATTATATAATGTATCATAAGAACTTATTTTTTGAACAAGCTCGTCAGACATTTCTTCTTTCTGTTCATCAGTTATATAATATATAACATCTGTTCCATTAGGATTAACATTACGAATAGCAGCATTAATATCATCGTCTCCACCTTCAATTTTAAAGCAGTTCTTGACTGAATCATTATCTGTTTCAAATGTGATAGAGTCACTTAAATTCTTACTGTTGATGAAAATTGAAGTGTCTTCACCGAAATAAGATATTTTCTTACTACCACATTTAGGACAAACTTCATCAAAATCTCCACGGTATCCACATTCAGGATTTAAACATTTTGTATACAAATCATATACGTTAATTGTTCTTGTTACGGAATTAAACTGAAATAAACAGTTAAATTGTTCAGAACAATCACCTGTAAGAAAATCATATATAGAAGTATTATCAATAGAAAAGCTTCTTTGTAATTCAATAAGACTATCATCAACATGTCCAATCTTATAATGTGGGGCAAATGATAATATTCTATCTAACAAAGAAGCTTTTTTATCAGTAAGACTATAAAATTTTGTAACTACATAATCGTCTCTGGCAATATCATCCTCAGTATTAATTTCTGTATTTCTTATATAGATTTGACTTAATTCCGCTTCACAAAGAGAAGTAGCAGATATAGTTTTAGTGATATCATCCGTTCCGTTATTAGTTGATATCTTAATCTGATAATATTCATTTAACTCTTTGACATATACCAAGCGAAAATCCTTTATTTTATCCCACAAAGGTTCGATAATGCCATCAACTTCTTTATGTACTGTAAAAGATAATTCATTAGCAGAATTAAGATTCATCTTATAACTAATACTCTGAGTATCAATATTATTAATTTTACCATATATGTGCTTACCTCTAGTAGTAAGTAAAATGGTGAGTTCTTGTACATAGGGAACAATTTCATCATTTTCCTGTGCATTATATACATCATGTTCAGAAGTATATAGTGTGAAACTTGCTGTAAGAATATTTCCAGTTGTGTCTGTAAGAATATTATTATAAGAATCGGTTATGATATCTTGTCCACCAATGACACTAACAATATATGTAATATCTTCACTCACCTCATCAGAAGTTATCTGAATGGTTTGTCCATATTCAACCCAATCAAGTAATTCACCCTTTAAATTCTTTTTCTGCCACATAAATCTATAATTTTGGGGACTATCAATAACAGCTGTTAAAGTTGCAGTATGACCAGGCAGAAGAGTATGACCGCAAGATGATTGTATAGTTACATTATTCATACTATATTCCTACCTTTCGTATTGGTTTATAATCTATAGATATCTCGCATGGAGCAGATATAAGATATTCATTTATATCATTGTCATAAGTTGTAATTATTTTAGGAAATTCATAATTGAAATCATTTGGAAATGTTATGTGAGAACCTAAAGAAGTGGAAGAAATACCATGTTCTCCATCAAGAGTTATAACCTCGTTTAACGATAGATTTTTTAAAATCGTTTGTGAATTATCTCTTTTATTTGTGATTGTAAGAGTACCTGCCTGCTTACATGTTATTGTCACAGTAGGATAAATAGGTTTGGTTATATCATCTGAATCGCTATTTAAAGATATTGTGCTATTTGAGTTTCCGACTGAGAACGGTAATATATTTTTCTCAGCAAATCCAAAGGGAGCATTAGCGGTAAATGTCAATTCAAATCCTATGACATTATCACCATATTTTTCGGCTTTCAAGTTAAAGCTTCCCATATAATATAAATCACTATCTACCTCATATATAGGTTTGAACTTATAATATTCAGGACGATTAAGCCATTTAATAATTTCACGTTGTTCCTGTTGTGAAAAATAGGAATTATTAGAATTATCGCAATTACTTTTACATATATATAAAACATCCGAATAAGGATCTTCTCCATAATCAGCAGAGATTTGTTTGCTAATAGAAGAGTTGCGGTTTTTAATTGATGTAAATAATATATCAGTGCCAATAGAAACCGTTTCTAATCCTGGACTATCGAAAGTGCAAAGCATACAGTTAAAATCTGTAAGTCTTTTTCCTGCGTATTCAAAATTTTTTAAGAACATACGTTATTTCCTCCTTTCTTATTATTATATTTTATATACATAAAAACTGAAACCTTCCTATTATTCCCATCTTTGCTCACCCCATACCCATGAAGCAACAATTGTATTATCAACATATACTCTCAAGCAAGAACCATCCCAATCAAAAGTTATAGGATTTGTTGTGTACATAGCAGGATGTTTTGTTTGTCCGTAATGAGATATTTCTATTTTACTTGGTTCTGTAAAATAAGCAGAATTAGATATGTCGAGTCCTCCTTTTATTTTTACATTACCAGAAACAGTGAGCGATTCATTGGCACTCGAAACACCATTAATAATTACTTTATTAGTTGTTATTTCAGCAGCTCCCAATGAACCCTTTGTATCTATGTAAAAAAGACAAGTATTATAAGCAAGATACTGCATAAGATTTCTATTATTAGCAACCGTTTCATAATCAAAATCAGACAAATTATTAATAAAAAATGAACAAAGTGATTTTAAAGAATTAGTATATAACCCATCTTCATTAATTTCCCAGCCTGCAATATTTCCACTGGTTGCAGTAATAACACCTGTTGAATCCCACTTTAAGTATTTACTATCAAAACTGCCATCGGCAAGATTTAGAAATGAACCAGTAGAATCTTTAACATAATTCTTACTTACAATAGCATCTGTTGCGATTGCGTCAGCAGTAACAGTACCAGTTTCAATTCGTCCACCATCAATTGTTGTCTTATTTGTTACATAGATATTTTTAATTATATCCTGTGTTGTGTTCCATGCTGCAACGGCATTTTCATTAGCAGTATTCAAAGCCTTTGCAAGAACAGCAGTTGTTGTAGTTGCATCGCCATTATCCCATGTTATTTTACTTCGAGTCCAAATATATTTCCCTTTAACCCATGTAGGTGATTCATTGTCAATCCACGAGCCATCCTTTAATTCTGTAGAAGAAGAAGAAAGATAATACTGACTTATAATAGAAGATATTCCAACACCGTCTGAACCTTTATTACCAGTGATACACACAGGTTCACTTACTTCATTATCTCCATTTAAATTAGTTGAAACAGTTCTACTCCATATATAATAACCTTCTTCCCATAAAGGAGAAGCTTCACTCCATTTTCCATCCAAAGGTTCTTCTGAACTTGTTGATTTATAATATTCAGTTGTAACTTTACTTATAGAATTATTGACTGTATTACTCAAACCATTCCAATTTTCTTGCATTGCGGATGAGAATGATTCAAAAGTAACTTTACCTGCAAGATTAATATTTTCAGCAACTAACTTATACAAATCACTTGTAAGACTCATAGAAGCTTGATTTTTACTGTTTTTATCTATAAGCCAATATATTTTCTCGGCATTCTGACCAATAGTAGTCATAGACTTATTTATTTCTTTTGTTGCATCACTAATGTCTTCTTTCCATACCTTTTGTATTATTGAATCGGACAATTGTTGAACCTCTGAACCGAGAGATATAAGGTCATATTTAGCATCAAGTGGAGAAGGAGTCCAATTAGAATTGACTTCACCAACTTCAAGCTTCCATTCATATATCCAAAATTCCCCTGGATAAAACTTCAATTCAAGCGATTTCTGTTGAGATGGTGTAATTGTCATAACGACATGCGACCACTCTGTAGATACATTAGATGTTACACCTTCACAAGATATTTGACCTGCAACAGATGATTTTATATAACCATGAATAGTGTATTTTTTGCCTGTATCAAGATTAACAGGAAATTCAATATACGAATCATACATTGATGAGTTAAAATGACCACATTTAATAGGATCGCCATTTAATGTACTATCTACTTTTTCAATCTGCATAATTTCACCATCCTTTCTTATAATTAGTCGATAACTTTAACCATTTTTGTATATTTTCTAAGAATATCATCGCATCCTTCTTCACATTTTTTTATATACAAAGGTTTTATTTTATCCAATTCTATCAATTTTTTCTTTAAGTCTTTTTTCATATCTAATAGCTCATTACAAAGCTTTTCTTCTGTCTCTTTTGCAATTTTATATGATTTTATCAAATTTCGAAGCTCGGAAACCGCGTGGTTACTGGGTTCAGAACCACATGAAAGAGTGATTTCAAGTTGTGTTCTTTTTTTTCTTTCTTCCTCTAGTTCCTTCTCAAGTAAGGAACAATGTTTTTTATAATATTCAAGTTCTTTACTTGTAGAGTTTTTATTTTTAATCAATTTATTTGACATTATATTCCTCCAATTAAAATAGACGCATTGGCTATGACACCAATGCGTCTATAATATTATTTCATGTATCTACGAGTGGACAATGAATTCCGACCTAAGAGCTGATTAGAATTAATCTCTCCAAGGATTTTCTGTATCTTTGAGTTTCCTGCCAGTTCATTAGTAAGCTGTCGTGTAAAGTCTTCTGGATTGTCTGTGACAACCTTATCAACATTAACATTAATGCCACCAATATCAACTGATTTGTTTGTTGAAACTGGGGTAATATCAGGCAACTTAGCACCTAAGTTATCCATATACATGTTTGGTGTAGTGATACCCTTAGAAAGATTCCAAAGTTTTTCAACTTGGTCTTTGTTAAATACTGTATCACCTGAATCAAACTGACGAAGTACTCCATATTTAGTAACAAGTACCTCTGAGCCTGGATTATCTTCACCATAAATATGAAGCCCTTTTGTTGCTGATTTAGTACCTTTACGATATCCTCCGATACCTCTTGATTTCATCCATTCGAGCATTGCGACATTATCATCATAACTACCCGTGTAGTCATTACCGAGTCCCATTTGTTCAAAATACATAGCTCTAGCACCAAAGGAAGAATCATAATCAAGACTTTTCAACCTGTCTACTATACTAGTATTTACATTCAATTGATCTTTTGGGAAATAGTCAGGAGAGTATATCCAATCAACGCCATCTCCACCACTAGAAGAATCACTATCTCCACCGCCAATATCATCCCAATCATAATCAGGTTCACTGTAATCACCTGATGAAGATGAGTTAGATTCAGCAGCTTCCTGTTGTCTTCTCTGTTCTTCTAGTTCGGCTTGTCTTTGTGCAGCTTCTTCATTAGCAAGACTAAGCATTTCCTGAACTTTGCTCTCAATACCACTAACAACATTATTAAGTGTTGTCATTGTATTATCAAATTTTGTTCCGAAATCATTAAATACAGAAGTAATATTATTATTAATGTTATTTGTATTTGTTTCCCAAATACTCTTCATACCATCGCTAAGATTTATACCAAATTCATTAGCAGTATTAGTGATAGTATCTTTAATTTCTCCGCTATGAGTATTACTATCATCAATAATCTGTTGAATAAGACCATCAAGGTTGTCTAAACGAGTATTTATCCATTCTTCAGCTTGTGTCGCTAAGTCGTCCAACATCTTAGTCTGATCTTCAATGTACTGTTCGTACTCTGTTTCTTCTAACTGGTCTTGTGCATCTTTAAGCTCTGAACTTATAGATTGTTTTTGAGATTGACCACTTTCAGAATTATCACCCTGTAAAGCTAATAATCGTTTCTGTAACTGAGCAATAGTAGCAGTTTGTTCAGCAACTGTTCGTTGATAATCATGCAGTGACTTCTCGGCAGATAGACTCTCTTTTTGTTTGTCAATAACTTTTTGTAAAGCGTTCAATAAATCATTATATCCATCGTTGACCAGATCCTTAATGGCATCTTTTTCAGAAATACTTGATTTGATAGCTTCTTGCTGTTTATCAATAAGGTCTTGTTTTCTATCCAATAATTCCTTATCATAAGGATTGTTAACAAGTTCCTCATCAATTTTAAGAATTTCATCTTTATATTTTTGAGCCTGATTTAGATATAATTGATACTTCTGAACAAGTAACGCCTGTGCAGCTTTACCTTCAGCAGTAGTATTGCCATTGTCGTCAGTAATACCTTTATCTTTTAATAATTCAACAAGAAATTCAGTTTCACTAATAAGATTCTCTACATCATCTCTTGTTCTATCAAATGCATCCCACTTAATCTGCCTGATAGCGTTATCATACTCAATAAGAGCCTTCTCAGCATCAAGAATAGAAGATGTAACAGAGTCAATAGAACTCTGCATGTCATACCAATCTTCGCTGTATTTCTCTATTTTACCAGAACCAACAGCGGAATTTAAGGCATTCATTAAAGCATTTCTTTCCTGTTTAAGTCTGTCAAGATTATCCTGTTCAACCTTTTTCATACCTTCGTTAATGGAAGTAGAAGAGAACCAACCCTTAGTGGTGATAATATCCATTTCCTTCTGAAGCTGGTCTGAATAATCTTTGAAATATGAAATCTTCTTTTCAAATTCAGAAGCTACATTATCAAACCTACTCTTAGCAAGCCCTTTTAATTCAATATTAAGTTCCTGAACAGCAGTTTTAGCATCCTGTGCTTTATCATAGAAATCCTGACAATCAGATATAGCATTCTTCAAGTCATCATCATAAATAACATCAATGCTTATAGAACCATCTGCAATCTGATTCTTATAATAGTCATCAAGACCATAAGAATTAAATGCATTCATATAGTATTCGTAAGCATCTGACTGTGCATTTATCTCATCTACAAGTGTACTCATAGAATCTGATAATGCGTTATTACGATTGAGCCATGTAGTTGTTGTATCTGATACAACATTCTTTAGATGTGAATATGCTGTAGAAATCTTATTGATTAAGCGTTCAATCCAGTCCACATCTTGTTTTGTTTGTGAAGAGGATGAATCGTTGGAAGATGATGAATCGTCACCTGAAAAACCTTGCCATGATAAATCAATACCATTAAAAGCAGACTCAAATGATATATTCTGTAAAGCATTGTAATCATCAACCATTTTCTGCATTTCAGCAATGGCATTTGTCTCTTCATCTGCACCATTATCATACAAATATAAACCTAAATCCATATCATCATCCATAGAAGTAGCTTTTGAAGTTAATGACATTAACCCTGTTGCTGTATCTATAGTAGTCTGATAGAATTTACCCCACATACCAGAAAGATATTTAATAAGCTGATCATCAATCTTCTGTTTAGCCTGTGCGAGATTTTTATAGTTACTGAAATCTTCGCCATACGCTTCAGATAAGCCTGCAAAGAAATCATTATTTGTGTTTACAAGGTTAGAATAGAATGTACCATCATACTTAGACTTCTCAACAAGTGAGTAAATATAAGCATTTTTATCATCCTCATACACACCCTGTAACTGATCAAACAACTCTTCCTGTGAAATAATACCAAGCATATACTGACCTAAAGCGTCTTTTGCTTCTGGATACTGCTTGATAATTTTCTGCATTGAATCGACACCGATACGACCTGTTTCAGACATTTCCTTCTGAATAGAAGATAGCAAATCTGCTTCTGACTGAAGGTCTGCTAATGTTGCTGTCTTAGTCTTATCATCTGATTCTTCAAGAAGAGAAGTAGGATCAAATGTTTTGACAGGTAAATCTACCGAACTTTTGTTAGCTTCTTCTTGAGCGGCTTTAATAACTTCTTTAAGACTTTCAACTGTAGTATTCTCATCGAAAGTCACATTAGCAAGAATGTTTAAATCATCATCAGATAAGGTTGAAAGATAATTGTCAATATTTTTCATATCATCCGAACTTAAGTTTTTAGCTTCTTTTGATATTTTAGAAGATAAATCCTCTCGTTTACCTTTATCAGATAGACTATCCCAGTCATTATTCAGTCTTGCCAACGCATCAGATAATTCCTGCGAAGCTTCTGTAACTTTTTTATAGGTGTCAGAAGTTGAATCTAAGCCTTCAACCTGTTCTTTTGCTTCCTCTTGGATGTCCAATGCAGTTTTTTTTGCATCATCACGAGTTTTTTCAAGTTGTGCCTTCTTTTTCTCATACTCTTTAGTTTCTTTATTGGAAGGGTTTGATTTATTATTATATTCTTCATTTAATGTATCTAACCTAGATTGATTTAATAGCATTCTTTCTTTAGCTAGATTCATTATATCAAGCTTTGTAAGTTTTTTTTCAAATCCATCTTCGTCTACAACCGAATAATCCTTATATTCTTTAGATAAGGAAGGTGTTATTTTCTTATTAAAATATTTATTAGCAGTATCTTCTAATTCTTTTTGCTTTAAATCATGACGAGCTTTTTCAATATTATACATATTTTCCAGCTCAGTTTTCTGATTTTTGAGATTTTCTAACTCTTGTTCGTCTGTAAAACTTAAAGAATCTTGATTGTTAATTTCAGTTATTTTCTGATTTATTTCATCAAGCTGAGTTTTATAATCTTTTAAAGTTGATTCAGAATCAGAAACATCTTGTTTTAAGTTGGATATTTTATCTTTTAATTCATCAAAACTTGTCGTACAAGCGTCAACGATTTTTACGGTAGCATAAATTGCACCTATAGCAGCCGTTATAGCAAGTAATACAGGATGAGCGGCAACGAGCGATTTTAACGATGCTCCCAATCCTTTAATAGCCGTACCAAATCCAACAGTGGCAGTAGTAGCAGTACCTTCAGCAACAGCTACGGCATTAGTAGCAGTTGCGTTGGCAAGTTCAGCCGTAGTGGTTTCAAGAATATTACCTGTAAGACCTTTTGAGGATAAAATCAATTCTATTTGCTCTTTATTTAATGTACTTTGCGAAATCGCCATTTTTGCAGCTTCAATGGAACAGTCAGCAAAAGTTTCTTTTAACAATCTGTTTACCTGTGCCATTCTAGGCATACCAACAGTACCAATATTGTCTATTTCTTTTAAAGCTTCTTCAAGTTTTGATATAACGCTAACAGACTCTCCAACAGTCTTTAATTGCGTATTTATGAGTTGTCTGATATAATAAAAACAAAAAAAAGGGGGGTTATTATGAATTACGAAGAAGCAAAATATTATTTTGATAATCAAATTGAAAGCACGGAAGCAACAAAAATGTTGGTGATAATTGCTCAAAATCAAACATTAAAAGGAATAAAGTTTATTCAAGAATTAACAAATTGTTCAGATGACGATGCTCAACAACTATGGTGTGAATTAAGTAAACAATATGGAACTAAAGAAAACAATCCTGCGATTCCCGACCTTACCCCACAGCAAATCGCCCAAGCTAACGCCCAAGCACAAGATTGGTTAAATAAAGTTCATTGTCCATATTGTAATTCAACAAATTGTAAGAAAATATCAGGAGTATCAAAAGCAACATCAGTAGCGATGTTCGGTATATTCTCACAAAAGGTAAAAAAACAATGGCACTGTAATAATTGTAAGAGTGATTTTTAAGTAAGAACTAATGTTCCGAATGGTAAAATATTCCTTAATGTAGTATGATAGTAATATCAAATTACAGAGGAGGATACTATGTATACATTTAAAATTAAAAACAAAGATGGTAAAGTGCAAGAATACAACCATATCAATAAGGTCTATTATGGTCATAAAGGCGTATTAGAATACAATCTTGAAAATGAAGAAATATTTAATCATCATTATTCAGTTGGATATGATTTACATTTATATTCTGACACTAATGCATTTACCATCTCTAAGTCAGAAATTTCAATTATTGAAGTTATAAAAGAAAACTAATAATTATTCTCCCAGCTCAATTTCTATCTCTGTATTGAGTTCGGGAGAATTATTCTCCAAGTTCTTTATATACTCAACAATTGGTTTCAGTTCTCGTATTTCATTTATTTTAATCTTTATAGATAATTTCATATTGATTCACCTCACATATAATAATTTGATAAAATAACAAGTGTATAATTAAGATATTTTTAAGCAGAGGAGTGGTGAGTTTATGAACAATGATATGTCTCCAACAGAACTATGTTGGCAAACAGGTGATTATACAGATGAATGTTATTGTGAATTCTGTGAACACAGTGACGAATGTAGCGGATCTGAAGATAAAGACTGATGAGATAATAGAAAAGAAGAGTAATATAAAAGAGCAGGAGATTAGTCCTGCTCAGCCTACTACAATCATTAAAATTTACTTATAATCATTTTTATAAGTTCATACGTAGAAACATTCTCTAGCTCTTTTCTAATATAATATCTTTCATGATTTTCTATTGCTTTATTTAATCTATCTTCTCGCTCCTTTTGAATTCTTTTTGAAGAATCTTGAGCCATTCTTTTTACTTCATCCCAATCAACATCTTTTCTATCATACTGAATCATTTCTAAACTTTCCATATGTACCACACTTTCTTTAGAAAAAAAGGCTTGCTGTTGTTTTTTTATTATAGTTATTTTTTTATTTCTCATCAATATTTTCCTTATTTTTTTATAATCATTTCATAATATCCATCTAATATTAAATCTCTTTCATATGCTTTATTTAAAAGCATTAAATAAGGTTTAAAAATATTTTCGGCATACCTCAAAACATCTTCTTTCTTTTTTCCAAAAACATTCGGTTTAGAAACATCAATCTGTAATAATAGTTCAACTCTTTTTCTAGCCGTTAATAATGGTATTCCAATATATTGACATATTTTTTGTTCTCTTATTTCACTTCCTTCTAAAAACTTAAATTCATTTTTTATTTCCATACTATTTATACAAACATGAATTTGAGCATTTTTATCCTTAAATAATTTTCCAAATAGATACTTATCTGTATTTCGAGAATAAATTCTATTATACGTTAAAGGAGGTTCTTCATTTTTATTTGCATATGCAATCATGGATATACCATTATTATCTGGATTAAATCGGTATATTGTTACTTCACATTCCGTATCAATACCATATTTATTCACAATAATATTATAAATGCTATTACATACATCAAATGATATAGTATTAAAATCAGCCATTTTATCAAAAACAGATTTATCAATTGGATTATTATTTTTTAATTGTTTAATAATTATTTTATTTAATCTATATAATTTCGTAGCAGAAGAACTATTTAAATAACAATGGTCACGATAAGCTTCATCTAATAAATCCCAATATTCTAAATATTTTCGTTCTATATTCAATAATATTTCTGCAATTATATTATAACCACATATTAACAATATCAATATTATTACAGGAATAAACCATTTAAATTTCTGTTCATGATTATATCCTAACAAATACAACGAAATTATTATTGGCAATATTGTATTAACTATTATTCGAAAAAATGAACTGGTAAAAAATCTCTTTATTAATTCAATTGCTAAATCTTTACCCGATATTTTAGTTTTCATAATAAACCTGCCAATCTATTAGTATTATAAATTAATTATATACCAATATTTGACATATATCTACAAGAACATTTGTTTAGTATTTTCGTACTTGACAAGACATTCACCTGAATGTAAAATACACTCAAATGAATGTGATAGGAGGAAAATATGAAAACAGAACTTTTTAAATTATTAACAACATCTAACATACTCAAAGAAAGAAGAATCAATCTTAGATTAACTCAGCAAGAAGTTGCCGAGAAAGCAAAAATTCTACCTCAACAATATCAAAAATTTGAAAGTGGAGAGCGTAAAATAGAATCAGCCACTTTCCAAACTGCTTGTAGGGTAATTGAGGCATTAGATATGGATATTACTAAATTCTATCATAGAGAATATTCATTAAGCGATGATAAAATAACGCTCGATACTGAAAAGGATAATATGTAATGATTAACATTTAATAATACGACTGATTTAGATACCACACAAAGGAGTTAGATTATGTTTAAAATCCATTATTGTCCTAATTGTCATAGAATCACATACACACATTATATAAAATGTATATGCAGAACATGCAACATTGAATGCAAAAATCTTGATATAGAATTTGAAAAATTCTTCTCAATGACGAAATCCGAAAGAGAAGAGTATATTAACTCACAATTATAAAATTAGAACTATTGTTCTGGGATTGTATTGAATTAAATACAATGGTAAAATATAGACATTGGAGAAACAACATAGATGTGTGCCATAACACTCTATAACCGAAGGTTGTCCCAATGTCTATTTTTATGGCAGTCGGAATAAATATCTGCCCGTTCTGGGCTAAAAGAATTTTCCCTACTTATTTATATTCTTACTAAGAAGGGAGGTGAAAATACATATTGAATATATTATATGCCGAGATAATCGGTTCAATAATTCTTGGAATATGTTATGTAATATGCCACATAGCTTCAATCGTTGGCAAATGTTACATTGCTAAAATCTGCAAAGACTACAGTGATTCCAAAACTGGAAGTTTAGCAGAAATGACTTCTAAGGATATCAATATCAATCTTCATCATTAATGTTCTTCATTTATATATTTATTCTCCTTTACTTCAATGATAGGGCTGTCTCACGACAGTCCTATTTTATTATTCTCTGTTTATAAATTATTTTTGGAATTTCCTAGTTGAGTGAAACACACACTCAAGTACATTACTGAATTCCGAAATCGCAATGTACACTATGCATTATAAGCGAATGTCATACTTAAGGCGATGACTCACTTAGAGGATGGGTATGTCGTTGGGGATTGCTCTCTTATATAGTTATTCTCTATATATGACCTTTCATTTCTATATATGGTCAACATTATAAAATGTAGAGTACCGTCCTGCTCGTTGCCCGTTGTTAATGATACTTAGACACCTATCAAGTCTCCTTGATATTCTCATATATCCACATATACAATTTTTTCTACTTTCGCAACCTCATCCAATATAACTATATGGATTATGGTTTGTTATGTGATCCGTGGGTAGTTTGTTAAGCTACCAAGCATTCAAGCATTTATTCCTCCATGTAAAGTTTATACTCCGCTAAAGTGTTTGCAGAGTTTTTTATTAAGAATCCCATGTATCCATAGACTTGATTACAACGCCATTATGTTATTCTCTTATCTATGATTGACCAACTAAAAACTGTTGGAGAGAGTTTTTTGTGTAAGGTTTTAAAACCCAATCAAAATTCTTAATAAACTTAAAGATACCTGTACCAGCACCACCAACACCAATAATAGTTGGAAGTAAACCGAACTGATCAATGATTTTTGTTAATAGATTTAATATGGTATCAAGTGATGATACAATATTTTTTACAAAATCTGTATTTATTGCTTTTTGCCAAAAATCTTCCATAGAAGCAGATAGTTTCTTAATTCGTCCATCGATTGAATCAACTATAGCTTCATTTTCACGCATTGCTGAACCCTCGGCATCACCAAGGCTTTCCATAACTTCATCAATTCTTTGATAGTTTTTAAGTAACGCCGCTACATTATTCGCCCTTGATTTTCCAGCTATAAGTTCAAGAGTTGCAGCTTGTGAAGAATCGGATAATTTATCCCAAACAGCACCTAATTCTTTAATAATGTCTGTTGTTGATTTAAATGTATTGTCATCTAACATAATATCAACACCAGTCAAAGATTTAATTTGTTCACGAAGCTTAGAGGTTGAATCACAAAGACCATCTGTGTCTTCCTGCATATCCTCTAATTCTGCCTTTGCACCTCTTAAACGCAGGCTTAAAACCTTAAGAGAGTTACCTGTGTTTTCACTATTTTGAACAATTTCATTCATAGCAGTAATAAGACCGATACTTTGTTCAAAACTATTATTACCTGTTTCAAGAGCAGATGCAGAACGTTTCATTGCTTCACCAATATCAGAAGCAGAGAGCGCAAACTGGTTGCCAATCTGGTTATAATCATCAACAATTTTAATGCTATCTTCAGCTTGAATATCAAAAGCTTTCATAGCTGTAATCATATCTTCGGTAGCTTCTGTAATATCAACACCATCACCGACATTAACAAATAATGTGGCGTTTTTAGCAAGATCGCTTGCTTGATCGAGACTATATCCTAATCTTAAGAAATCTGCACTAGAATTAAGTAATTCTTTATTTGTTGTTGCAATCTCTTTTGCAGTAGAAGATACAGTATCTCTAAATGATGCATATTGTGTTTCTGTAGCGTTTGATACCTTACGAACTTCAGTCATCGCTGTATCAAGTTCACGAACAGTATTTATGCCTTGCTGAATATATCTTATCCAATCTTGCCAACTCAAAAACTGAGCAACAAATTTGCTGTTCATATCAGTAAGACGATTACCGATTTGACTAAAGAAGTTTTTGCCCATATTACCACTTGATGCAACTACAGCTTTTAATCCAGAAAATGATATTTTTATCTTTTCTATTTGTTGGGCAGTTACCTTACCAGTATTTGCAAGTTTTTCGGCATAATTAATTACATCATCTAATGCTTGTTTTTGTAATGAAGACATATTAGTATTTTGTGACCTAAAAATCTTAATCTGTGATATAATGTCAGCAATCTTAGAATCTTGTTTAACAAGTTTATTCTCTAATAACTTTGAATCATCGACAATTTTCTGAACTTCACTGTCAATTGTTTTTAATCTAGCAACATCTTCTGGTTTCGTAATATCAAGTTGTCCAATTTCAGAGATTTTTGAATTAACTCGTTCAATAAATTCAGGAGTATATTTAGAAGTGTTATTATAAGTAGATAATTTTTGAGTTGCATTATCTTTAAGAGATTGATTATACTTTGAAACACTTTCAGTATTTTTACTTTGATATTGACTGATTTTTGCAGTTGTTTCTAACTCGATTTGTTTAAGCCTATTTAACTGTCCTTGTGCATCGTATAAATCTTGATTGATTTTTAGAATTTTAGTTGCATCTAAATACTGTTGCTGGTAATATTTTTTAGTTTCTTGGAGTTGGTTAATAACATCTGGATTATCAGCCTTTGCTATTTTTTCACGAATAGATTGAATCTGTTTCCATGCAGAAACCTGATCTTTTAACGCAGAATTAACAGAATCTTGACTTGACTGTTTTTCTTCTTGACGAAGTTTTCTAGTTGCTTCAGCTAACTTTTCTTTCTGTTTTACTTCTTCATTAGAAGGAAATGCGTCTTTCATTCCAGATGAAATATTCGATTTCTTATGTGGAAGAATAGTATCTTCTTTTGGTATCTTTAATTCAGGAATACTTTCTATTCTCTCAATTAATGGATTTAATGCATCAATAATCTTCTGAATAGATTTGACTTCAGCTCTTGTAGCTAATTCCATTGTATTAGCTTCTGTTTTAATAGCTTCAGTCTTTGTATTAATAGCAGAAGTGAGACTATTAACAGAATCCTCTACTTTAATGAAATTCTTTGACTCATTCGTAACAGAAGTTCTATTTTTTTTTGAATTCATCTGTTCATAGACTTTATTTATTTTTTTAATGGTTTCTGCATTATCTGTTAAATCAAAAGGAGTTTTCATACCACCAGTATTTGCATACTTTTGGTACATTTCAACTAATTCTTGAATATCTTTTTTCTGTTTAGAGAGATTTATTTTGCCAGATTCATCAGCAATAGATTTGAACTTAGATTCGATAGAAGACCACTGTTTATCTATATCACTAACAGAAGTGTCTTTGAACATTTTATAAAATGTATTACCAATATCTCTTGTCAAATTTATCATATGGTCAAGACGAGAGATAACGTCATCGAGAGTAGAAGATACTGATTTCAATTCATTATCTGCTTTATCTACAGAAGATGTATCTACTTTTTGAGAATTTAGCTCTTTAGCTTTTGAAAGAATAGCTTCCATAATATTCTTGCTATTTTCAAGTTTCCCAACCTTTCCAATAAATGATAACTCATTAGTACCACCCATATTGAGATACTTGTTATATTCTGAAGCAAGTTTATCTACATTTGCATTTTTTCTAAAAGTACCATCTAACTTAATAGAATTCTCAATTAACTTAGATACATTCTGCCACTGTGTTTCAATATCAGTGACACTACTTACACCTGATGCTCTAGCGAGAGTAGATTCTATATTCTGTAATGTCTTTAACATTGACTGTAATTCGACTAATTGACCAAGGCTTTTTGAAATTTCTTCTGCGAATTTATCAAACCCTTTAAAACTAAAATCCTTTGAATCTGCTGAATTTAATAATTCATTAACTTCGGCAAGTTTTTCAGCAAGTTCATTAACCTCCTTTTTTGATTCTGCAATCTGATCTGTAATGTCAATCTTTTTATCAGAATCAGAAGAGAGAAGTGCATCTGATATTTTCTTAAATTCTTCTTCATTAAAATCAAAATGTAATTTAATAGGAGAAGATTCAAAGATATTTTGAATTTTAGAAATTGTTTCCTTAGAATAAGAAACAGCTTCATCCATTATAGAAGTAAATGTTTTCTTATAAACACCCTCTAAATCAATAACTGCATCTTCACCAGTTTTTGCTAATTCTCTTTGATACTTCTTCGAATAAGATTTGCTAATAGTGCCAACTTCACCATTTTTTTCAGAAGATACTGCATTTGGTGCTACTACAAGTTTTACAGGAGCAACAACGGGATTTTTATTAAGGATATTTTGTAAATCTTCAATAATAGGAGATAACTTTTTCCATAATTCAGATGAAGTGGTTTCAATTGTTACACCAGTTACTAATTCTGCTGAATTTGGGTTGAGTTTATCTGATATTTTTGTAGAAGCTGTTTTGGAAGAGGTAGGTGTTACAATTTTCTCTAACTCTTCACGAGTTTTGATGGCAGATTCACGAATTTCATCTAAAGTTCCTTTTACAATTTTTTCATATTCAGATACTTTTTTATCAACATTGTCATCAGAAATAAGTATTGAATCACCAAATGTATATTCTCCTGTTTTATCGGGAATATCTATTAACTGTTGAATAGAATCGTGTAAATCGGCAGCTTTTAATTTCAATATATTGATTTGGTTAATAGTTTTTTCAAAACCGATGCTATTTTTATCAAAATTTGAAAGTTCCGATTCAGATTTTTCGATTAATTCAAGAGTATTTTTTAAATCTTTGGCAAGAACATCTAATTCTGCTTGAGCTTGTTCTGTATCAAATAATTCATATTTTGAGCCTTTTGCATCGCTAAACTCATCTGTACTTTTAAGTAATTTATTAATTTCTTTTATCTGAGACTTTGCTTGATTTATTGCGCTATCATCAAATGATATTAATGAAATGCCTTGACCATCAAGTTTTTTAATCATTGTATCAATAGCATTATTTGTATTCTGTACATAATCTTGAAAATCTTTAAATTGACTACTTATCTTACTTATATCAACACCATTTCCAAGTATTTTTATCTGTGAATTTATAGTTGAAACAGCTAAATCTAATCTATCAATTTCTGCACGAACAGATTCAAAATTCTTATTAACAGTTTGTTTAAAAGCTTTAAAACTGTTTTTATCCACTTTTCCGATACTTAAATCAGAAAAAGATTTTTCCATATCTGCCTTAAAACGCTTTAACTCAGCAATTGTATTATCAAATTGTGCTTTCATTCCTTTTGATAACTTATCATTTGAAGCCATCTCAGTTAAAGCAGATTCATAATCACGAATCATTTGATTAAGCTCGTTTTTATAATCAATAGCAATACTTACCACACCATCTTTTGCCATTTTAATTCCTCCTTATTAGATTTTGCACCTATTCTGCATGTCTTTTATTAATTTATTTTTATATTTTTCCATTTCGTTATAAATGTTAAAACTCGCCGTAACTCCATAACCACCATACCAATCACCACCATGCCATGTACCAGATGGATTATAGATATATGTACTCAATAAATCCTGTCCAGATATTGAATCATTTCTAATTCCTGGATAATCTTTCATAGTAGAACCATCAATACGAACACCACCATAAAATCTATCAGTTCCATTTTTATAATATTCGTGAGCTGATTTATATAAATTGAAGGTACGAATATAATATGGTTCATCGTATTTATTCAGTTTTGGTTGATAATCGGCATAATACCAATCAAGCAATGTAATATAATGATTTGTTAATTTTTCAGAAGCCTCATGTGCTAAATTTTTTGCTTTTTCTTGACATTGTTTTTCTATCTTATTTATAAAATTCTGATCTAGTCTAAATGAACCCATCTATCATCACCTCCCAAATATTCACTATAATTTCACTATTTTTACACTAAAATAGGAGAGCAGTATCACCACTCTCCATAAGAAAAGTCCTATATGCCGTGACACATATAGGACTTAAATGTTTAATTGTTATTGTATTATTCCGTATATTAATCCTACAACTCCAAACACAAAATAATAATGAGTTGTTGTTAATTTAAATGAGATAAATGGTTGTAAAACTTCTATACAAATATCATCTACATTAAACAAAGCAAGAATCCATCCGCATAGAAGTCCGTATAATATTCCAATTATTATAACTTATTCCACCTCTTTAAAATCACCAGCTCTTACCAGTTCAATAACTTTATTAATATCTTCTTTTGGTATACCCTGTATCTTCTGTTCAATAAGCTTCATAAGTGGCTCTATGGTTATATTTGCAAGTGTTCCAAATCTTTCAACCTGGCGACTAATGTATGTATGTGGTTCATACACATTCTGCATAATATCAGATTTGTGCATATCAATAAGAGTTCTTATTTCAGATATTTCGTTTATAGGAATAAGCGGTGGAATTTCTTTTCCATTCACAATTTCTCCAAACATTAATTTATCAAGTAATCCAGAAGACTTTAATAAGTCATAATCTGCCATAAAATTAGTATCATCACTACAAATAAGATTTGTATACTTTTCAATAACCTCTCTAACAAATAACATATACTGAACAAATGAATTAACATGTATATTATCAGTCTTACGGAATTTTATTTCACCATTTTCGTCAGTATATTTTTTCTGTTCAAACATAGTTCTATCTGTAATGACTATTGCAATAGCATCTTTAATGTTTACAGGTAAGTAAGATATAATGCTTAACTTTTCCTGTATATATCTATTCTTTAATGAATCTACACACTTATTATATCCCTCAACAAATTCCTTAACTGTTATCTTATTCATAATTCCTTTATCTCCTTTATAAATTATTCTTCTACAATAGGTATCAAATCAGCACAAGCATCAGTATCTAATCCCATACTAAACAATTCTTCCGCACTGATAGGCGTGAAATTAACATCTACATCAGAATCACTTACTGCATTAATCTCCTTAATAAAATCTTTCCAATTATCATCTTCAGGACTAATCCTCTTCTGATTAGGAACAATTTCACCCTTTTCGTCAACAACATCTTTACCATACTTATTAACAAGAGAGTCTTTGGTCATTTCAAAATCCTTTACAACTCCCTGAATTTCTGAATATAATCTGAGTAGTTTAAACTTAAATGCAGCATTAATTGCTGAGTCACCTTCAATTACATTTTTAATTCTTGCATTGACATTAATTATCTGATATACCTTTAATGTTTTGTTCATATCTTAATATTCTCCTTTATTTCACTATAATTTTTATTTCCGTTCTTGGATTATCCTTATCATATCCTGTTTTTAATGTAAGAGAATGTAAATGCTTCCCATCGTCATCAATAATAAAACCTGATTCACTAAATCCATCTAGGATAAATTTAGGAACTGTGTTATCACAATCCACACGCCTTTTTGTCGGCATATAAGTGGTAAATATCATCTCAAAAGACTCTAAGTGTTTATCTTGTAAACCTAAGTCCTTTATCCAAAAAACAATAAAATCTTTCCATTTTTGTTTAAGTTGATTCATCTGTATTCTTGGTAATATCATCCATGTGTTGATCGAGGGGTGCATTGGTCTTTCAATAGGAATTTTCCTTGCTTTAGGATGTTGTTTGAAATAATATTTATTATATTTCTCCAATACATCTTGGTTTAAAATCAAATCAATAATTTCTATATCTTTCATTCCTTTCTTGATTAAGGGGGGCAGGAGAGTGGTCTAGCCACACACTCTCCATATAAATAAAATGCCCTTACTACATGGCTAGATAGTAGTAAAGACATTTTGAATGTGTATTTATAATTTTTTGAAAAATAAGTGTGGCTTCAAAAATTACTATGAAACCACACTTTCTTTATTATTAATATACTATCTAGGTATAATAAGAGACTGACCTGGATAAATAGTATATGGTTCTCCTATACCATTAGCTTCTGCAATAGAATACCAATCTACATCAAGCTTATCACCAATGGCTGAAAGACAATCTCCGCTTTCAACTTCATATGTATCATAAGATGGTTCTTCGTAAGTATTTTCTGGTGCAGAACTGCCATTAATAACAGAATCATTTACCCAACCTCTGCCATTCTCGATGAGATATGGATTTCTCGCACCTTCAGCGATAGCTGTAATAGTTCCATCTGTATAAAGTGGGTTAAGTGGTTCTTCGGAAGTTGAAGAAGCAAAGAGTGCTGAATATGTGACATATTCGCCAACAGAATGAGTAAGACCTGTAGATTCTTCCTCATCAGAAGATTCTGGTTCAGAAGTATTTTCATTATTTTCAACAATACAATCATCATTAATCCAGCCTGTACCATCGTTAATAAGATATGGATTTCTTGCAGATGCAATGATATTAGTAATTGTACCCCCCGTAATTGAAGGTGTTAATCCATTTTCGGAAGTAGAAGACGCATAAATTGTATGATATGACACATAATCTCCTACATGATATTTTGTTTTAATATCATCTGATTCAGAGTTGTCTTCGATTGGTTCAGATGGAATAACTGGTTCAACATTAGGTAACTCTCCATAATAATAGTTAAAATCTGTTCTTGCCGAAGATCCATCAATAACAGCATCTGATGTACACTGCCACAACAGACAATCCATCGAAGGTTCATCTATTCCCCAATGTGCAAGCCATCTGTTAAATCCTTCAAAGGACATTAATTTACCATCGTTTAATACATTAGTAAAATAACTATAATTTGCGTAAACACCCGTTGTATATCCTGCGTCTTTGACAATCTGCATAAATTCTATACAAAAGTCTGTAAGAAGTTCACCGTTCTGTTCGGGAACAAGTCCATGATTTCTTTTATATCCGTCAGCATCTTCCATATCAAACCACACACCAAGAACAGGATTAAATCCCTGAATCATTCTTAATATATGTGCAGCTTCACTTCTTACTTCTTCTATATTAAGACAATAAGAATATATGTACACACCATAAGGGATGCCAAGTCTTTCACATTCCTGCATATTTCTAATAGCCTGTGAATCGTCTTGACTTTCTATATCTGAGCCATAGCCAATTCTAATGATTACACCATCAATACTTGACTTAATTGTATCCCAATCAAGCTGTCCATTATTGCTTGACACATCTATAATTCTATAAGCCATAAGTTCCTCCTTTATTTTTAGACAAAATAAAAGAACGAGTCTGAATTGGACTCGTTCTCATAAAGTTTTTATATTTAATTGTTTTTATACCGCTAATTGCATAGGGTATAATTCCCATTTTCCGTTTGGGTATTTATCAGCATTATCAGTTACTATCTTATGTACTTCTTCAAGACTTCCAACATTGGTATCAATATATATAACCTTACCACCTGTTATACATAGTTCTTCACATATTAAGTTATAAAACATTTTTCCCATACTCATTCTTCCTTTCTCAATGTTTAATACAAAACAATTCATATATATCAACATTAAGAATATGAGAAAGAGTAATAGCATTGTTAAGAAGTATATCCTTTGTGTTTCCATTCTCTATTTTATTTAGAGCTGCAACTGATATTCCGCTAAGTCTTGATAATTCCTGTAATGTTAACCCCTTTTTATTTCGATAATACCATAATTTGTTGTCCATAATGTTAATATGTATATGTATATTTTGTTTATACAAATTTTATCATGGTAAATTTTTACTGTGGTAGAAATTTAATCTTCTTTAATTGGCAAAGCCATTACTTCAGGATATAATTTGTCGTGATAAATATCATCGCCTCCAGCAGCTTCATAGATCTTTCCAAGTTCAATAAATGTTTTTAACCCTGATTTATCAATATACTCTTTGGTTACAAATTTTTCATGTAATCCGTACAATTGTCCTCGAAGAGTAGCAACTGTTTTTGCTTTATCCTTAATTTCCCTTTTAGTAAGGTTGTCTTTAATATCGTCAATGCCATTAGAAATCTTTAAAATTTCCTGATACTGCCAATTATCGTGTTTTTCAAGCGTTTTAATACGGTTTTCTATTGTCTCTTTATCTTCGTCAATACCTGTTTTCAATCTAAGTTTCTTCTTAAAATAACTAAATATTTCGATAATTTCCTTGGCTGCAAATAAGATGGCAAAGAACCCAAGAATGACTAATAAATAATCAATTTGTGTAAGTTTTTCTATAGATCCCACTCATATGTACCATCCCTTCTTACTTCTTCAAAAAATTCTTAAATGCTTCATATAAACCTGTAGAAGCAAGACCAGAGACAAGACCACCAAGTAATATTTCAGGTGTAAAAGCCATATTCATCCATACGTTAAGTACCACACCCAATACACCCATGATTGCAGGAATATACTTATTAACTGCATCTGTTGTAACAATATTTTTTAATACATAACCTATACATAGGCAAATACCAACAATAATCGGTACTGCAAAATTTGTTAAAAATGATAAATCTGTCATAATTTTAATCCTCCTTATATTATACTGTATTCAATTGTCTTAATGTTTCTACACATCTCTTTAATGTTTTACAAAACGTATTCAGTTCAGTAATCTCTTCTTTACCACTTGTAATTCTTATACAACTATTTATATCTTCTTTGTTCATTTTGATAGCCAATAGAGTAGAAGATAGTGTTAAATCACCACTTGTACAAGCACTTCCTGTTGACACCTGATATCCGTTCATATCAAGTAATGTCATTAATGATTCACCCTGTATTCCTTTAAAACATATGTATAGATTATGTGGTAATCTATGCTTCAAATCAGCTCCAACCAAATATGAATCTAGAATATTATTTTTAATGTAACTATAGATATAATCACGATTATTAGATGTAATAGAAGAGCAATCATAATTCTCAACTGCCTTACCAAGTGCAGCTATACCTATTACATTTTCAGTACCACCAAATAAGCCTTGTTCCTGAGAACCATATATAAGAGGTTCAAGTTCAATAAATGACTTTTTGTATAAAACACCAGTACCTTTTAATGCTCCAAGTTTATGTGCTGAGAATCCTATACCATCAACATCTAAAGTTCTTATATTTACAGGGATTTGACTAATAGAGCCTGTACAATCTACATAGATTATTGCGTTATAAAAATGACACATTTCAATAATCTGTTTCACGTCTTGAATAGTTCCTATCTCAGAATTAGCATATTCTATGACTACAAGCTTCTTCATTGTATCAGATGATAGACACTCCTTAAGATCTTGAATATCTATTCTTCCCGTGTGATCAACTTTGAGTGGACACTTATATTTGAGTGATTCTATACATTTCAACACCGATTTATGAGAAGTAGGAGAGTATAACACTCTACATTCATTTCTCTGAGTATAACCTTTAATAAAAAGCGTATTGTTGGCTGAACCGCCAGATGTGAAGATAATGTCTTTAGGATCTGTACTAATGAATTTGGCGACATTATTTCGTGCTGTGGTAATTATTTGTTTCGCATTAACACCAGACTGATACATTGACGATGGATTCTGGTATGTGTCCAAAAGAGATATAATATAATCCTTAACTTCCGATTTTAATGGAGTGGTCGAAGCATTGTCTAAGTACATTCAATCACCACCTAATCTAAGTTATATTTAGAATACATTTCAGATAAAGCATCCCATAATCGTTTTTCTTTTTTATACTTCCATACTGAAATTTTATCTTCGTTCATGTATACCCATGTATAACGAATCCCCTTATCACGAAGAAATTTCATTTCTTCTACATAGGAAGTCGAATATTCTTTGTCAAATTTCATAATTTCCTTTCATTCCATAAGCGTAAAAAATAGGGAATACAAAATTCACAACATATGAAAATGTATTCCCTAAAATTCACACTCTCATATATCAATCATTTATTGTAGAAATAGGTTTCTTTTTATTTCCACTTTTTATTTTAAACTCGTTGTCTTTGGTATCTGTGTTTTTAATATCTTCCTTATTAATATCTTCAATAAGTTTTTTTATATTGTCCTTAAAAACACCAGAAACATCACATTTTGATAATCTTACTTTTGCTGATTCTTTAGTAATTGCATTTTGAGCATAGTCACTAACTGTCTCAAACACAGTTTTACAATTTTCTGTATCAAAAATATTTTTCCATACAGGGAGATTCAAACTGCTTGGACAAGAACCGCAATACTCATAAGGTTTACCACAAGTAAGACAAATTCTATTATTTGCCATTTTAAGTTCTCACTCCTTTGCATAAATAAAGAGAGTGGTAATAATCCACCCTCTAAAAATTATTCTGCATCAACTTCATCAGCATCATAAATGTTATAAAGTACCTTATCTGTTCCACAGTAATCAATCTCAAGATCTCCCTTAAAATCCATTTCGGCAGAATCTGCATTAATTGGAACTGTTGTTTCAGGAGACACCTGGAATGATGGGAACTCAATATAATCTGCCTTTAATTCATTCTTCTTGCATGGATTGTAATATGTAGCCTTAATAATGAATTTTACAGAATTTGGGAACTCATCAGCCTTATTCTGAATCATAGCACCTGTTTCAGATTCTCTAAGATACTTAATAAAGAACATATCGGCTTCTGTATCTGTAGGAAGAGAGAGTTTCCCAGAAGTAGACTCTATTGCAAACTTTTCTGTATCTGCCGCTTCACCCAATGTATATGTTTTTCCAATAGAACCATCACCAAAATACTGAGCAACTTTTACGCTACCTGCAACATAATCTTTGATTGTAACATCAGTACCTTTCTTAACATGGAACATCTTTGGCATTGTTACCTTATTGCCATTAGAAGCAAAAATAGGTGTTGTTCCTGCTGAAGCAGCTATAATGTTTGTATTAACGAATGCATTTTTAGCAGAAAATGTACCAGCCTTTGATTTCCAGATTTTCTTAACTAAATTACCATTCTTATCTTTTACTTCTGTAGATTCAGCAGTTACTTCGACACTACCATCTGATAACTGAGTAAGTACATATAAAGGATTTGTTGTAGTTAAATCTTCTGCATAGCCATAAAGAATTTCTTTATAAAGTTTATCGCCTAATCTAAAAGCCATATTTTTATTCCTCCTTAAAATTGTTTTTATAAAATAAAAAATCATGCTGTGATTTTTACATCACGCATGAAATTAAATTCGTTTTTATCCACTTTACTTAAATCACACATACCACTATACATTCCACCAAATAGGGCACGAGTTGATTCATAAATTTGAAGTCGCTGAATGTTATACATAAATTCAAAATATCCGACTTCACGTAATTCATTTTTTTTGTAATGACAACCAGGATGATTAAGATAAAAAGCAATCATTGATAGAAGACTTTGCTGATTTTTATTTTCAGAGGCTTCTTTTTTCTTTTGAATTAATTTCTGCCTATCTTTATTTATCAAATCCTGTTTAAGTGTCTTATTAGATGTGAATTCTTCTTCTGGTGGGAAAGAGTTAAACATAAACTGTATATATTTACACATCTTATTTCTTGTATCTTCGTCTATTTCCAAATCTAATTCTTGACTATATAAAGTTAATGCGGTATCTCTATTAACCTGCTTTTGATATAATTTAAATGTGGAAAAATCAATATCTCCAAATATTAATTTTGAATAATTGAAATCTATTGATTTTATGAGAATTGAGAACAGTTCAAGATTACTGATTTTATTCCAATCAATGCCCATATCCCAAAGTTGAAGTCTATAAGCCGTTGTATTCGATACAAATGGTGTAATTACTCCATAAATATCAGTTTCACTATTTGAATCAATAAAGTCTTGAATAGATGGTTGATGAATTATAATTTTTTCATTTATTACATAATCTTCACCAAAATACATTTTTAAAGGATTGAATCCTAATTCTTCAACTTCTTGAATCTGTTCATCTGAAAGTTGTTGTTCTATAGTTTGCTGAATAAAAGAATTATTAGAAAACATTTTATCCATTATTACCACCTCTTATTCTTATAAGAAGTAGTACCATTTGAAGAAATAACAAGATCGTTTGGAAGTACACATTGATACTGTAATGTACGAACAAGATAATTATTATCTGTTGTAGATTCTTTATTACATATTGGTGTAGGTTTTTCAATTTCAAAACCAGTCCATGCAAAATTCTCCCTAATAAGCGCAGCTAATAAATCATGTCTTGGTATACCAGTTAATTTATCAACTCTATCATTTCCATGTACAAAAATGGTAAATGTGATATTAAGAAGTTTTTCAGTAGGATTATATCTGACATTTTCATCAGTTCCTACTTGATAACAAATATAATGTTTAACTTCTGTCTGAGTATCAGGAATAAATAAGAATGGACGTATATTTGCTGTACTACCAATATAATTATCCCATTCTCCAAGTGGTTCATATTCACCTAATTCTTCATTCCATTCCCAATTAATATTTCCGTCATCATCAAAAAGTTCTGATTCAAGTTTTTTTTCATTAAGTGCATATAATATTTCAGGACACTGTAGAAAAATCTTTTCAATTTTTTTTTTGATACGAATCACATCATCATCAGGAGATTCTTTATAAGCACGAAGTTTTGTAAGTAAATCTTTTTTAGTTATCATTTTATTTTTTGCCATAAAACACCTCCTATTCGATTAATTCCAACGGCAAAATTTCAGATTTAATCGGCAAGTAATCCTTAACAATTTCACACTTAATAGACAGTATTTTGCCGATAACGGAAGTGTCATTAGGAAACTTTACTTTCTTTTGGTTGTACTCTGTACCAGCTCGCCATGTAACTTTATCAGTCCAATCTTCATCGTCAATAGAGCAAGTCCATGTAAAAGTTGCATCAGCATATTCAGTTGTAATATCTTCATTGGAATCATTAAATAGATTTGCTGTGAGATTTTTATAGCTGCCACCAACTTTGATTGTTGAAGTGGATGCTGAAATTCTTGCTGTAATAGAAGATGGGGGAGTGGTTGGAGTAGATGGATCTGTTGGAGCGATTTCTGAATCGAAATAGTTCGCATACATTTCGCCTGTTTCAAGATTGACATAATCAGTATGCTCGTTAAAGAAATTGGTGTACAGTGTAAGTTTTTGTAACCCTAGAGTAGAAGCCGTCTCACATTTTGTCACAGTCCATACAGTCGGGTGTTCAGTTAATGCACTTACGATTACACGCATATTCTTTGCATCATCATCTGTATACCAGAATTTTTCTGTTATAGAATTCATTGGCAACCAAACTTTTGACTGATTATCAGTATGTGTAAAATATCGGTCTGTGTAAGTCCCTATAGTGTAGGAATTCTGTTGTCTTAAACAACACCACATACGTCTCTTGATGCGCTTATCGTTAGATTTTTCAATCCATGTAAGTTCGTAATTGACTGGTAAAATCAGATACTTTGGAAACTGATTTGCAGGTTCATCACGACAGACAATCCACTTATGATAAATTCCTCTATCATCTGGAACGTCCACGAAAAGTCCTATCGGAAATGTTGCCCCATAGCGTTTCCTAAAATCAGTCTCATAATAATAAAGGTCATCACCTTCATTGAATCTTACAGGCTGACTTGGACGAAACATAAGATAGTATTCTACTTGATCTTTGTCCATTGACTGATAAGATTTGACAATAAACTTTGCGTCAATCTTTGTCTTATTGGTATTTTCATAAGTCATACCTTCAGCAAGAGAACGTGTAATTCCATGTTCGTCTGCGAAGAAGTCATCATGAAAATAGTCATAAATGTAACAAGTCTTGGAAGCAATACTGTTATCCCAAGTTTCTTCCATCAAAAAATCAGATTCTTCTTTATAAATCTGACCTAAAGTTTTCGCATTATTTGTTTTGGCGTTAGCGATTCGCCGTGCTGTCTGTAAGCTTGGCATCACCGACACCTCCTTCAAACATCTGCTTAATGTAATTGTGACTATCTAAAATAGCCCTACGAAATGTCATGTAATCAAACTCATCGGATGTAACTTCGTCATAAGCGGCTTGCAAAGTAGCCATTAGTGTGACCATAATTCCATTATTATTAAATAGAGTTTTTGTTCCACTAAATTTAAACATGACATTCTGAAAAAATATAAGAAAAGCTTCATCATTCTCAAATATTTTTTCTACTATTCGATTATCCTTATAAAGTAATAACTTATGGACATCGTTATGCATTGCATGTGCAACTTCTTTAATTTGTCTTTTAGTGAACGAACCATATATATATTCCATAGTTATTCACCTCGCACATATGAATTATTAATATATCCATGACTTGCAAGTTTTCTACTAAATTCATGCTGTAATGTATCCAATCTACTTTGCATATCTTTATATGGATTCTGCATGTTTTTTTCTTCTTTTGTCCCTAAAGCTCTAGCAGTAAATTTTGCAGAGTCAACCTGTGGTTTTAACCATTCAATTGTCATTCCAAGAGTGAACAATCCTATAACATATTCCTTATCTGCAAAATCGCTAACAGGATATTGCATCTCAAATTCAATCTGTTGGATTTCATCATCCATATTAAATGAAGCGAATTTTCTAATAACTCGTTCATCACCTGCAACCATGCGTAAGCGTTCAGTCCATGTTTCATTAAGATCGTTTTCGTCAAGAGAAAGTTCTTTCATATCTGAAATTCGTCCTCTTGCTCGTGAAAAAATTGTTTCGTATGGAAGCGTCATTGTGAGCCTCCTTTACTATTCCTGAACTAATGTAAGTAACATTTTTGTACCAAAAATTTCATCAAGAGCCTTAATTCTGTGAACTGAATCAAGAGCGTGAGATTCAATCATTGTAGAAGCAATACCTTTAAGGGCTTCCTTTGCTCCCTTTGGAAGTTTCTTAATTGTTTCTGACATCTGTGGAACAGGAAGATTTAAAATCTCATTTAAGTCACTTGTTTCATACATAGACTCATATAAGTCTTTTACAGATTTATTCTGTTCAACAAAATCTTCATCTTCAATAATAATTCTTGGTGAATAAATGTTTACATCTTCACGAGTTCTAACGAGATAAATTAAATCTCTATATTCAACATCAACTACATCTCCACAATCAGCCCAACTATAAAGGATATGTGAACGTGCTCCCTCGATATAAAGTCCACCACTTACTAATGAACGACATGAAATAGTATCTTCGGGTGAAAATGTTTTAATATTTTCTTTAACTTCTGTAGTTTTTGTTGCCTTTTCTGTACTGTCAGTAGTAGCAGTAGTTTTCTTTGTATATGCCATTTCCTTTCAATTCCTTTCAAAATTAGGAGAGTGGCAATCCACTCTCCATATAATTAACCTATAAGTAAATCTTACAGATCCCACTCACCATGATAACGAGTCATAAGAGTTGCAACACCCATACGTCTCTGTACCTCATAAGACTGCATATCATCCTTAGTAGCACCCTTTTCGTTTACTTCAAGTTCAGTCTCTCCATAGTCAACAAACTTGATAAATCTATCATCAACTGCTGGCATGATATAGAGCTTCTTGTTATCAACGATAGGAGTAGCAAGAGACTTATCAGTAAACTTCTGTGGAATCTCCATAAGAGGTGTTCCTTCGTAGCCACCGATAATACCTGTGTTTGCTACAGACTCCTTGATTGAATTAGCAGGATCAGCCCAATCAACCTTTGTAAGAGCATTAAGAGACTTTAATGCTGTCTTAGTACCCATGATTACAACACCGCTTTCGTTAGCAGCACCAACCTTTTCGATAATTGCATCAAACTGAGCTTTTGTAGAAGCAGCCAAAGCACCAGTACCCTTGAGAGTAGCAGGAACAGGAATAAGGTTTACACCATTTGCAAACTGAGAAGAAATGAGTGTCTGAACCTTCTGGATATAAGCCTTAACAACCGCATCCACGAAAGCACCCCAATCCTTACGACCAGTTAAGAAAAGACGAATATCTCCACCAACCTTGATACCATATACTGCTGTATCAACATGATAAGACTGACCAGAACCTAAACGCTGGATAGATCTTTATGTTTAACTTATATATTATTTTCCACAAATTGCCAGTGATAACCACCAGCCGTTTTTCTATTTCCTTTACACACTTCTAATATGGAAGTTGTAATTTTTAATTGTTTCTGTGCTTCAGCAGAACACTCATATATTTTATTTGTTTCAATACACAATACAGGTGTTAAATTTCTATATTTTGAAATATGTCCTTTTTGTGCTTCTGATATTTTCTGCCTTGCTTCTTTTGTATGAGTTTTACCATACATTCCATTATTTTCACCAAGAATTTTTGCTTTTATTTCTGGATTACTCCATTGCTTAAAGGCTCTTTTTGAAAGTTCTTCTTTTTTATTTGGATTTTCTTCGTAATATTTTTTTAATGATTGTTTTCTTCTTTTATTAGCTTCTTTAGAAACCGATCCGTCCTGACCACCATTTTTATCGTTATATCCATAGTGTTCATTTAATGTTTTAAATGTATCTATGTAATATATTTCTTTTTCATCCAAATTCTCTTTTGAACATTTTTCTAATATATAAAACTTAAAATTATCTTCTCCATATTTATTCCATGAATTTTGCAAATGCCCATTACAATGACAATGTCTATTTAATTCACCTTTATGAGAAGACCATCTATTATATATATTGACTGATTGACCTATATATTTTTTCTTGTTTATTAAATTCTCGATGCAATAAATTCCACAAATAGTATTTTCTTTACTTCTCAATTGCATCATCTCGTTTCTATTTTTACGTTTTGGAAAATAATATTTTATTGGGACGTTGCTCCCAGTTGAGTTAATAACTCCTCATACTTTCATATGAGAACAGACTATATCTTCATCCAATTTTGGATGTGTACCATTTCCATTTAAGGGATTTTCACCCACTCACTTGAGCCGTACTCCTGTTGTTATATTTCTATAACCAATGGGATAGTCGTTGAGCGTTTCTCTATTCGAGACTTCGATGCTGATTGCCCATTTTATTATTCTCTGTTTAAAAGAATAATTAGCATTTAGGATTTAACCTTGTGCCATTTAATCACTTTTTTCTACTTTCGTAACTTTCACGCTTGACTATATTTCATGTCTACGTTGTAGTGTGACTAACTTTAGGGGTTTCCAGCAGTTAAATACATATTTTTTCATGCAACTTACGCTACACGGACTCTACTATCAAAGTCATGTGAATCACCTGAAACCTTACTTACAGTAAGTAATACTTCATCATCAGCCCAGAATTCATTTACGTCTCCATCTTTCATATTCTTTGACTCAACATAATTGTTGAAAAACTCATTCTCAGAAAGACCATGAGCAATCTGAGTATCAATAATTTCCTCAATTACCTCGAAGAACTGTGTTCCTCTCTCAGAATTTAACGCTCTCTTAATCTGCTTATTAGAAGAATCCTTGGTAAGTCCAAGGTATTCAAAACAAGCCTTTCTAATTGTGTCACTAGCTTCTGCCTTAGAAATTACACGATTAGAATCGGTATCATAAATTTCACGACCTGCACCGAGGTCAAACATAAGATTTTTTACACTTGTATCTAACATTTATTTATTTCTCCTTTCTCAAAAATTAGGCTTTCTTTGTAAGCTGCATAGCGGCAGTTACACCAGAAATAGCTTTGAGTTCAACACCGTCTTTAACAGCGATTTCACCAGAAAATCCATCTGCTGAAATTTCAACTACATCACCAACTGCGAGTTCATAAGCTCTAACTACCTGAGTAGGAGCATTTGTATAGTTGCTTTCTTTCTTAAATGTGTTGCTATATGTCTCCTCGATCATTGGCACCTGGTATACAAACAGGGCATCTCCAGGAGTTACTACTTCTACATAGAAATTCCCATTATTTGCCTTACCAACGACCTTTCCTTCAAATGAAGTAGGTGCTGCTGCTTTATAAAGATCTAACTCTACGAATTCACCCTTACCAACGAACCATCCGTTGTCTACATAAGCACTTGCTGCTTCTGCTAACTGAATGTTATAAATATGCTTTCCACCATCTCTTGCGAGAACTTTAGAAGGGAAAGCCACTGCATGTTTTGCAATAGTCATCTGAATCATTTATTTTTCCTCCTTAAATTTTTGCATTAAAAAAGACACTCAATTTGAGTGTCATTACATTGATTTATATTTCTTGTTTTATTTGCTAAAAAGATTTCCGTAACGGTTATCCTTCTTAGACTTGTTTACATTAGCAAATACTTTTACGGTTGACTTTTTCTGAGTTTTATCAGTGGTAGCTGCAAAAGTTTTCATATTAGAATCCGCATAGATAAGTTTTGCTTCCTTCTCTAAATCTTCGAGAGAGTAGTTATCCATATTTGTATACAGTTTCTCAAAATCCTTATTAATGAATTTTCCTTCTTCATCTTTTTCAGAAATAGAAGCAAAATTTTCATTTGCAAGAATTTCCTCACGCTTTGCATGAAGTTCATTCTTTTCTGCTGTCTCCTTAAACTCTTTGAGTGCAGCGTAGTTTGAACGCATAGACTGTAACTCTGCAAATTCACTATCTGTTAAAAGTTCACGATGTAAATTGTATCTTTCTCCATCAAAAGCTACATTATCACCGTCTTTTGTATAGTTCTGACCGAAGATTTTATCACCATTCCAGTTCTCATATGTAAAATGATCATCGTAAACAGCGTTGATAAAGTACCACTCATTATCAGCATCTTCATATTCAGATAAAAGCTGGTAAAGTGCATATCTTGTATCTTCATGACTGATTTCATATGTACGAACAATCTTTTCAAAAGTCTGACTTTCTCCTTCATTACCATTTGGATCAGAAGCTCCTTCGCCATCACCTTCTCCATCATTGGAAGGCTCACCAGATTCTCCGCTACTTGAGTTATCTCCTTCTGAATTGTCATCATCGAACATCTCAGCGAATTTTGCTTCAAGTTCCTCATCTGACATTTCTGTATAGTCGAATGTTACATCTTCAGCAGTCTTACCATATTTGGCAAGTAACTCTTCAAATTTTGTCATTTTGTTATTTGTTCCTCCTTCCTTTGATTTTTGATTTATATCAAAACTCTCAAGAATATTAGTTAATTTCTCTAAAGTTTCAACCAATTTGTTGTCTGTGTTAAATGTTACTGTTTCCGCATTTACAGCGAAATCTTCAATTTTAAAATTACTTCCTGCCATACCAGGGGATACATCCTTTGACAGAAGAGTAAGACCTGATACATAAAAATCATCTAACTGCAATGTTTTATTAGCAGTATTAAATGATAACTCCCTAATGCATAATTCCACCGAACAATCTACAGTTCCACGTCTATTCAGAATCTCAATAGCATCTTGACAATACTCATCGTATAAATAACCATGCAAAACTGCACGATTTACGCCAGCGTCTTCATCATATTCAACAGTAGTCTTTGTGCCATCAATAACACCGATAGGCTGTTCTTCATATACAACTTTATCGTTACCATCTTTGTCAGTAGTCACATAATAATCATGGCTACCGAAATCTAATTCATTATCTGAATTGGTAGTGATATGTGCTAAAATTGGGCGAAAGTTTGCCGATGGGACATTTTCATTGAAAGATTCTTCAGAGATTTCCGATTTATTGAGATTGACATGATCGTGAAATGCACGACTGACGAATGGAGTAAGAGACTCTTTATGTTTATCTTCATCTTTGGAAGTTTTTTCAAAATTACCATTCATGCGAACCATGAGTTCTTTACCGAATTCATTACTATTAAAATGAGCAAAATTGTTCTTTAGACAGAACTCATACAACTCATCAATAGACATAATTCGTCTTTTCTTCTTTTTTGGCATTATTTAACCTATTCCTCCTTTCTTTGTTGATATACCACTCAAATTAGGAGAGTGGTTAGAATGTTAGCATGTTGCTATACTGAATTTTATTATTTGTATTTTCAAAAGTGAGAGAGTGGTTATTCAAAAATGTTGCCACGTTCCCATCTTGAGATACCAATTTAAAACCTTCTTTGAGAAGATTTTCCTTTGTCTCCTTGTCGGAGGTTTTAATAAAATTGTATTTCATATTAAGATACCTCCCTTATTTATTATTGAGATCCTCGTCTCTTGTGCGAAGTCCAGCATCTGTAAGTTCTGTTTCGTCTTTTTCTTGACCGCCACCTTGATTAGTACCAGATTGCGTATATGAGGTGTTAAATGGTTTCAATTTCTCGCCAAGATTTAAACAATCTTCCTCTAAGAAGTTCATAGCAAGAGTATCTTTCTCAGATACACCATTTAATGTGTTATAAAGAATCTTATTTGGTAATCCGTTTTGGCAAGATTCCAAAATAGATTTCTTAAAATCATCTTTCTGATAAATGGAAACATCAAAGAATTTAACTTTACAAGGTTCAGATATCCAACTAGATAGAAGTCGATTTACAATCGCTTGAATCTGTGGAATAAGAGTTGAAATAGAAAATGTAGAATCTGCAAGTACGCCATATGTAAAGGCAGTAGAGTTAGAAGCGGAGTTTAAATTTAATATCTGAGCACCACCAGCCGTATTAAGAATTTCTTTTGTTGCTTTTTCAACCTTTGTTACATCACCAGTAGCATCATCTGGGAAACTAATTTCATGTAATTCACCAGGAACAATAGCAGCAGAGATATAAGGTGGTAAAGCTTCTTCAAGCATACGATTGAAATATTGAATCATTATATCTGGATTTACAGTCCAATCATCTACGTCATTTCCCATAGTCTTCATTTCTAGCCATACCAATTTATAAATGTTGGCTGCCTGTTGAACTGCTTGATAATCTGAAGCATCCATAAGATCAATTAATGATAAGAATATAGGTGTAAGCACGGGAACGATGGTTTCCCAGTCTTCAGACCTAAATTTAATACATACATTATATTCTTCTGGGATTAACTGATATTTTTCATTTGTACTCTGATATGTATTCCACATACTATTGAATGGTTCACCCCAATATTCCAATAGTTCAGAATTTCGCTTAAAATAACTCATATCCATTGCACATGCAAATGAACCATCAGGAAATACACCTGCAATTCTCATGTATGATGGATCTAGTGGAAGAATAAACATTCCTTGCCCTTCAGTATAATAAGCACATCCATAAAATGCGTCTTCTCGAAGTGTTATAGATGCAGCTTTACGAAACTCATAATTCAGTCCAAGAGTATCTACAACATCAACTGTTTCCTGATACTTTTGCAATGTGGATTTTATGTCATTATTATCTGAAATTATAAATGGGGGAACTATGTTACGAATAGATAAATCAATTTGATTTGCATAATATTTGCAAAGACGATAGTAGATTTCTGAACGATAATAAAGATAACGAGATAAACTTCTAAGACTTGCTTCACTAGAAGAAATGTTTTTAATATAATCTTTTACATCTTCCTTGGAATAATTACTAATTGTAGTATATGTCTTGGATTTCTGAATATCTCGAAGATTTGTAATTGCACTTGTTGCATCTTCATAGCGTTCAAGTCTACTTTTATTTTTCTCATACCATTCACGCATTTCATTTGCGGTTGGTTGTTTTGGAGTAGAAGAAGTAGTTTTCTTCTGTGAGTTATTTACTTTAGCAGGTGCATTAGAATTTGCATCTACTTTCTTAGGTCTAGGCATATTTGATAATGCACCTCCTTAATTATATTTTGCTTTACGGATTGTAAGCTTATTGATGAAACTTGTGGCATCTTCAGTTGGTCGCTTTTTATTTGTAATGGCTTTTCTACGTTCACACATGAGAGCGTAAGAAGCCATACATGCCGTGTAAGCCCTATCATCATGGAGCTTGTTTGCCTTTTCTGGTGTAAGTTCAAACGAATCCTTTCCAGAATCACGCTTTTTACGAATCATATTGACAAGTTCTTCTTTTAAAGCGTCAATATTAGCAAGAGCAATTTCATCCTGCCAATCAAGTTTTATAGTTTTTGTATTAACGGATTCAATTTTCTCTAATTCTTCATTAAGCTTATTTTCAAATTCCTTTTCATTAACTTTTTGTTTTCTGAGTTCAGCAGAAATTCGTTCTTTTTCTTTAGCCAATTTTTTCTCATCAACATCAAAAACAGTAAGATAGCCTTTATGGTCATATTGTGCTGTAAAACTGATTTTATCTTGATTCATCAATTCTATCATTGCTTCATACATTTCAGATTTATAACCAGCAGGAGACATAAGATGTACTTTGTCTACCGCATTAGGAAATTTCTTAACATAATCAGCGGAATATTCTTTGTCAATTAAGCCTCTATGAACAATGCCAGCAGAGTCTGTCCAATCTGGCATTAAATAATCAGCTATATTAACACCAGATCCGCCGCTACCTGCATCAATGTATACACCAACAATATTCCCGTATGCGTCAGCTCCACCGTTATAATCAAGAATTACTTTTTTTAAATATTCAATCTGATCTGGTGTCTGCATGGGAGATTTGATTTTTTTACCAACATCAATAAGATTAATACAGTTTACCAATCTCATTCTTGTATCAATACTTCCGTCTACCTGTTCGTATTCATAAATTTCACCAACAAGGATTACTGAATTATCTCGACTTCTAGCAGGATCATATGTGATGACGAATTTTTTATCACCTGTATCGTTATATAGAAGTGGTTTTCTAGTTTCTTCGTTACGTGTAATAACACCTCTACGAATAATTGCGTCAGTACCAGCATCTGTAGTAAAAATACAATAATACTCACGCCTAGCTTTTTCTGGATTTGTTCTCATTTCGGATTCAACCGTATTACGAGATAGAAGAGGAGTGACTAATTCTCCTCTAAGAGTTGGTTTAAATGCTTGTTCACAATCTATATGCAATACACAATAGTCAGGATTTCCCATAATCTGCTGTTTTGAAAAATCTCTATATAATCTCCAAAATTGTGTATCTGTTGACGAAGCAGAACTAATATAATATTTTTGATAAGATAAATCTCTTGGTAAGCATCTTTGACGGATAGGATCAATTGAATTACCATCAACATCTTTACCAGTTTTTAAACTTTTATTTACAACAGCGAATGCACCATATACATTCATCATTTCATCAGACAAGAAACCACTTTCGTCAAAAATTACTGTTCCTCGCATACCTCTTTTTGCATCTATATTTCCGTTCAATGTCCTAGTCATAGATCCGTTATAACATGAATAGGAAAAACCATTGGACGAGTGTGAAAATCCATCACCTGCTGCATTTTTAATTTCAATCTCATTCTTAAATAAAGAACCAGTTGAACCGTAAAATGTATCAATGTTATCATTGGCAAGTCGTTCCAAAGTAGTAAAAGTTTGCTCAGCCTGACCACCTGTACCACTTGCAATATATGTCCATACATTACAAAAACACATATCTTTTGACATTATCTCAAGGTCAATAACTGTACTTTTACCATATCCACGAGTACATACAGCAAGTACATTTGGACAAACCCAACTTCTTTGTACAAGAAGTGCCTGCCCATCTAAAAGCTCTATGTTGAAAAAAAGATCTATAGCTTTTACTGGGTTGCATTGCAGATATTTTTGAATTTCAGCAATTTGAATATAAGACTCAATTTTACGAGATGAGATAGAATACCCATGTGGTTTTACATATATTCCATATTGATTATAAAAATCTTTATCATAATCAAGAATTTCATTCTGATAGTAATTCATAATCATTTGTTTATTCTGATTCATTTTCGACAACCTCCTTTACCTCTTCATTAGGAGATTCTTTTTCTTCGTCAAATTCCGCAAAAACAGAATAAACATCTTTTAAGTCTTTCAACTGTTCTTCATTTAGTAAGTTATTTTCTTTTAATGTATCTCTTAAATCAAGATTTTCTCTCAATAAAATTCTGTTAATTTCTTGGTAAGCATCTTTTTCTTTACGAAGATCAGTATTCACAACACGCATTTCAGAAACCATATCTGACCATTCAGATTCATCAAGAGCTAATTGTTTCATAATAGAAGCATCACTAATTTCCTGAACCTGTTGCATACCTCTACATGTGTCAATGTCGAAACCATTGACTTCACCACTTCGCAAATTAAGACTTTTAATTTTTTTGATTTTACCCGTCCATGTATTTTCACCTTTTTTAGCATTTTTGTTGTGTTTTAATGAAATACAACTGTCTTGTGCAAGACTTGTAATAACAGAAGTAATCTTACCTTTGCTCTCCTGTAGAGATTTAATTGTTGCAGAATTGCGTTCAATATTAGAAATGTCGCACATCAACTTCGATATGGTGTCATCAATCTTAGATTGCTGTAAAAATCCACGAACAATAGAGATAGCAGAAGAAGTACGCATCATATCTTCATTTGCGTCTTCACTAGAATCTAACAATCCTAATAGCTGTGAATATAAGAATGGTTGGTCGGCTATATCTTCTTTTTCAAAAGGATTATAACTGAGTAATCGAATTACATCGTTTTTGTTTTTTAAAAAACTATCATATGTATCCAACCCTGCATGTGATTCAATAAGTTCTTCCTCAGTCGTAAGTTCTTTTACTGATTCATTTTCAGTTTTATCCTTAACAAAATGGTCTGAATCAAAGTATGTTAGTCCTATATAATTTGGCATAGCAATTTGACGTGCATACGCTGTCCACACATTAGATTTAACTTTTCCAGAAGCAAGATTCTCAACTTCCTGAATGCTTGAGTCCCATACCTTTTCGAGGAAAGGTTTCCCCAAATATCTAAGGGCAAGTTGTACTGATTCTCTCGTAGGCTCTTGATCAACACCATTTGTAGTTCTTAATGCTATTTTTTTTGCACAGTCTTTACAAATTGGAGTAAGACCACTTTTACTCATAGGATCTGTACTTACATAAAATTTATCTTTAGCTTTATGTGTATCACACATGTAACACCAAGCACCTTCTTTAAGTGACTTGATTTTCTCTTCCTGTGTTTCAACTTTTTTCTTTAATTGTGCAGCCGTTAATTTTGTGGGCTGTGTCTCTTTTGTCGTAGCCAAACTAACGACCACCTCCTTTTATTCCAATATAAAAAAGAAGCCACTTCATATGAAATGACTTCTCATAATTTTCAATATTAAATTTCCAATGAAAGTGCAATTCACTTAGTACGTCGTGTGAGAGAATCGAACTCCCATATCCTTTCAGAATGCTGGTTTTCAAGACCAGTGCTGTACCAATTGAGCCAACACGGCATAAGCGTAGTATATAGGACTCGAACCTATGCACCGAATAAACGATGACCTCTGATTAGCAATCAGGTGCAATACCAACTCTGCCAATACTACATAATAAAAGAGCCACCTCATGAAGTGACTCTCTGTTACTATACAAAAAAATGTATAGCCTCGCTGTCCATTTAAGTATCAGCTACGTAATGATCTGTAGGAGATTCGGACTCCTGTTGCCGCCGTGAAAGGGCGATGTCCTAGACCGCTAGACGAACAGACCTAATGTGGGAATCTCACCCACTGGATCAGCATAAAGCACTAACTAGCTGATATTGGACTGTACACATCCAGTTATTATTCAGGTACAAATTAAGTACCCTAAGACACACAAGGTATCCATGCTTACTGATTATTCTCTATATATTTTCGGTCTTCGGAGTAAAAATCAATTGATAAGATTTAATGACTCTTATCCGTCAATTAAGGGTTCTCATTAATGCAGAGAAGCACAAATTCGTTATAGAATTATCAGACCATTCAGTAGCTTGGACAAGCTTAGATATACTGCATTAAGATTTCGTGTGCACTAGAGTCTTTGTATAGTCGGCTCTACCAAAATACAGCAGTAGGACTTACAATGCTACATGAATAGCAAATGCCAAGATATGATACTTATATATTCTCTGTTTGATAGTGGGGGAAAAATGATGTTAGACGAAAGCTTCATCAGCATCCTCTATAAATCTGAAAGTGCCTTTTGTTCAATCTTTTTAATTTCTCCATCAGCAAAATATTTTGCAAATTGCTCATCTGCATCAATATCCTTGTACACCGCAACCATATCAAGCGAATTCCAACCGACTAGCATTTGAATTACATCATCAGGAAGTCCACTTCGAGAACAAGAAGTTGTAAAGAAATGACGAAGACTATGGAAATAGAAGTCTTCTCCTAAATGTTTGCTAAATGTATCAGCCCAACTGTCAAGTGTTCCTGAATCCATAGGTTCATCTATATATTCTCCGTTTATTTTCTTTGGAAATAACCATTCTGATTCAATTCTGTGTTCTTTTCTATAATTCATCCACAAATCAAAATATGGCTTAAACGGTTTTGCAAGTGTATATGCTACTAACATTTTTCCACGAGATCCTCTTCCTTTTGTTTGAATCTTTTCAGGTGTCTTATATAAAGAACCGTATATGATATTTTCGTCATCGAAATAAGATACTTTGAAGCGTGGCAATTCACTCTTACGTCTACCGCTAAATGCAGCTAATGCTAAAATACAAGCCTTGTCATACTTGCCTTTTTCAACCCAATAATCAAGCATTCCCTGTACTTGTTCATCAGATAACACAGTTTTAGTGAATACTTTTTCATTCGCAGGATTCTCAATTTTGCGTATAATCGGTTTAAAGTTCTCATACTCATCATCTAATATAGCTTCGACATAATTTGAAAGCGATGAGAGAGTAGATTTTACTCTACGCATTCTAGCTGGCGACCATTTATATTCAGTAAGGCAAAAACTCTGATAACGAGCAATATCTCTCTTAGATAAATTAATAAAGAATTTGTTGTCACAATGCTGAAGTAAATACACCCAGAAAATGTAAAGGTCACGTCTATATGCATTGATTGTATTTGGAGATCTATCAACTGAACGAAGATAATCCAAAAAGTCATTTCCTAACTCTATATTCTCTTTGTTGCACTGAGTTAATAACTCATCAGTAACAATATTATTGTGTTGTATTTTTCTACCCATTAAATCTCACTTCCTTTCAAACAACAAAAAAGAAGCAGTAGTATCATTAACTAACCGCTTCTTGTCGCATTTTTATATATTCATCATAAATCCCATAATCAGCTATGACACCAATCATGAGCACATATATTTATTCTCTGTTTCCATCATAGAAACATCAAATTAGTGGGCAGGGTTGGACTCGAACCAACGAAGCCGAAGCGCCTGATTTACAGTCAGGTGTAATTGCCGCTATACGACCTACCCATACAAAAAGAGTGTGCAGTATGCACCACACACTCCAAAGATTCTAATTATTAACTAGCCACATATTGCTAATTAACGCCTAAATAAAGCCTTAATACGCAACATATTGCTAATTAAAATCTTAACAAATCATCAAGTTTATAGATTCTTTTAATACTATTATGAATTGCTTCATATTCAGAAAGTATAGAAGAAAAGCTCTTATTCCATTCAGACATTTCATCAATTTTCTCACCTAAATAATCTAACAATTCTTTCTTAGATACCTTTTTACCATTAATCTCATAAGTTCCAGATTTTACATCAAAATAATAAGTATCATTACCACAACAATCGCAATTCTCACAATCGCCATCGTAGTCATCATCAGTATCTTTGATATTATCAATATACACTTCAAATATATTCTCACCATAAACATGCGACATTATCTTAGAATTGCAATTCTCAAGAACATAAACGGCTTCTCCGCATATATCCTTATATCCATTATTATCTTTTGCAGGCTCACAACCAATTTCACCAACAAATAATGTGATAATATATTCATCTGTATATCCATTGACATTAGAATCGCCGAGTTCTTTAATACTTGAAATTTCAAAACCTCTTTCAGCAATAAGAGTTTCGATTAATGTCTTTGCTTCATAATACTTGGCAACAATTGCTATACTGTTTAAATTATCATAAGAAACTACATTATGATACATTGAATTAGCCCAATCAGCTAATTCATGTATATCATTTATAATTATTGTATCTATAGTAATCACGTCCCTTCAGAATTAAAGCTGCTTTGCTGACTTATTCATCTTAAATGTGATTTCCTGATGGGCAGGAGTTATATATTCCTCACCTTTTCTGTCACCTAACATAATCTTGCCTGTTCTCTCAGGTACATCCTTAACCTTAAACTTACCAAGTTTACCTACAGGAACAGATTCTGTAGCATCAGCCTTTAATGTATCTGTAATAACCTCTGCGTATGTATCAAGTATAAGAGCAATATCACCTTTCTTAGCTCCTTCAATTCTTTCTGCGATTGCACTTACTAATTCGTTCTTTACCATTTTTAATTTTCTCCTTTATTTTCCTTAATATTTTTTATAATATAAAAGAGGGTAGCGGCTCAATCGAGTCCACTCCCTCGTACTTACAATTGTGCATTATTCTAAGCCATACACGGGCTATGAAATTCGTAATTCATCAATTCAATGTGACAACTTTAGTTTTATTTTCAATAAGATTACCATCTTTATCTTGACAAATTATAGCAAAACCTTCTTTCTGTGGTTTTGATAATCTACCATCCATATAATTCATCTTATCAACATAGCAAAAAGCACCTTGTTCTATAAGACGTATATATCCTTTTTTAGAATCTCCAACTGAATGAGTATGTGCCATAATAACCGCATCGAAGCCTTCTTTGTCTGTATCTTGCAAATAATCCTTTGCTTTATCACAAGTAGATAAAATTCCCTGTCTAAAGGCTAACGGATGGACAAACCATGTTTTTCCGACCTTACATTTCCAGTCATCTATATACTGAATTTTAATATCTTCAAATACATCTTTTAAAGGCTTGTATTCGATTTTAGTCTTACTTTTCTTATCATAATGCTTAAAACCGTCTACAAAAATTAATTCCAATGAAGTGTCAGGAAGTAATTCAAGTATATCTGTGTCAAGATTTTTTGCAAAATAATTGGCAAAACGGCGGTCATGATTTCCATAATTGCATATAACTTTCTTAGGATGTATATACTCAATTAAATCAATTAAGTATTGTCTACCTTGTATCATTTCTTCCATTGGGGAAATTCTGTACTGTTTAGAGAACTTTGACAATGCCTGGCAATCCACTACATCGCCATTTATCTGTAAAATATCAATCTTACCAACATATTCAGATAAAAGATTTATTGGTAGCTGATAAGGAACATGCATATCACTTACAGATAGAATAGTAGTAGCAACTCCTTCAAATCCATGAATATAATTGTCATATTCTATTAGCCCATAAGCTGTCTTTCTTAAATGATCTGCTGAAACATCAAGTCCCAATGTATCTGCAATTTCAGACCAATCTAAGTCAATATCTTTGTTTAACTTTGCTTTACACAAACGCAGCTTCCATTCAAAAGGTGTTTCATTTTCTAATCTGTTAAAATTATACAATTACTCACCAACTCTCTTATTCTTCAGATTCAGATGGCTCATCAAGTTCATCTTCTTCCTTAATCTTTACATTAAGTTCAACGCCACCGCCATTGAAATCAGCAAATAATGTTGCAAGCTTTTTTACTTCGCCATCTACATCAATGGTCATATTATCTGTGTCAATGATACCTGCAACTTTCATAGAAGTAGTAGTAGTTTTCTTATAACTAAAATTACTCATTCCTTTATTTTCCTTTCTCAATTAAAATATGAGAGCAGTAAACTCTCCTTATTCATCATCGTCTTCATCATAATATTCAACTTCTTCAGGTACATCAAAACCAATACAACTTGTGCCAGCTTGTTCTGAGTCAGCTTGAATATCTTGAATTTCATTATTAAGTTTCATGACTTCCTTACTTAATTTACCCTTTGGAACTTCCAATGCGACTTGAATTAACTCTGTGACAGAATCAAGTATTGGAAGAAAGCAAACACCAGTAAGAAATCCTAATATATACTTTTTCATAGGCATATACCTCTTATAAAGATATTTTTGTCCCTTTGTTCACCGCAACAACTTTTGTAGATTTTAAACAATCAGAGATAGCATCTTCCAAATCATGTTTAAATTCAATTTTATTGGAATCACCATGAACAAGAAATATTTTTTCACAATTTATACTTTTATAATAATTAATCAAATCATTTCGTTGCATGTGAGAACTAAAAGAACATAAATCATATACCTGACATTTATTTTTATAAGGTTTTCCATTAATATTAATAGTTTTGTGTTCTTTTTCATGCTTGATTTTCCATGCTAAAGTATTTTCACCTGCATATCCCATAAATAGAATACAATCTGATTCTTTTGGTAAAACACTCTGAACCCATTTTACACTGCGTCCTGCGGTCAACATTCCTGAACTACTTAAAATAACTTTAGCTCCATTAGAAGAAATTGCAGCTTTACTGTCTTCAGGTGTAATAATTCTTTTGATATTTTTCCAAAACATCATCTCATCAAATAAATCTTTTTTACTATTTTCAAGAATGGAAGAGTAACAATCAAGAAGGCGATTTGCTAATGGACTATCAACTAAAATAGGTATTTTAAAATTTTCATCTTTTCCAAATAGGGAATATAAAATCCATAAGATATATGGAGTTCTGTCAAGAGAAAATGACGGAATAAGAACTCTTGCATTATTATCAACACAATATTGTTCTATAACAGATTTGATTTTTTCTATATCTTTTTTGTAAGTTTCTTTGGTACATTGTCTACCTTTGGCTGCATAAGTACATTCACCAATTACAATATTACTTGATGTGACTGGTTGAAAATCTTCAACAAATATTCTTGAATCTTGAGTAGCAATATTTCCTAAATCACTTGTAAATAAAATTTTTCGTGTGTGAGAATGCCCATTAATATATATCTCGCATTGTTTAGATAAAAGTATATGTCCAGCATTTGTATATCTAATTGCCAATTCATTAGAAAGATTGGTAATTTTATCAGAATCAATTTCCACAACATAATTTAATGCTTTATATACGATATCTTCTGTATAGAATGGTTCATAACATCTGTCATTCTTTAAGTTTAACACTTCTATATCTCTGCAATTTATATAAGAACTATCTAACCACATTTCTTTTAAGATAGAAGTAGAACCTTTTGGGACAACAATTTTTGCATTGCATTTTCCACGAGCGTACAGTGTTGGAATCATACCAATATGATCAGCGTGAAGATGTCCAATTATAATATAATCAAGTTCTTGTGGTTTAATTCTTTGAATATATTTCATATTTGCTTTATAATTTTCCAATATAGTATGTTCACCTTGAATCATGCCACATTCAAATAAATAACTATGTTCTGGTGTTTTAATAAGAGTAGCACTACCTGTTACATCTTCCGCATTTCCACCAACAACTTCTATAGTTATTTCATGTTTTTTCTTTCCGATGGCTTAGACACCACCTTCCTCATATATTTCGCCTATTTGACGATTGAATTTTTTCTTAACTTGTATAAATCTTTTAGAGCTTTCTTATCTTCAGTGAGGTAATATTTTGGATGAGAACTTTTGCTTTTATGTAATAATTCTTCATTACCAAACTTATAACCTAATTCCTGTAACTCTACAGATTCTCTCTGAGTAATAAGTATTATATTATTCACGACCTTTACTTTATATTTTCTGCAATAGCAGAATAGTTCTGATTGAGAGACTCGAACTCACGACATCTTGCTTACAAGGCAAGCGTTCTACCAACTGAACTAAACCAGAATAATATCAGTGATTACACCATTATCAAAATAATGTAACCACCGATATAAGAAAGAGAGGTTAGCTTATGAGATAAACTTTTAATATTATGTAATGCCCCTATAGGGCAGGATATTAAGAAAAGCTGATTTCATTCTAAATTATTATGTAATTCTCTAACTTTTTTACGAAAATCATCAGTGAACACTGAAGTAATAGATAAAATAGAATTATTTTTTAAATTAAGATTAGATTTAGATTGTTCAAGTGGTATATATCTTGAAGTTACTTTTAGTCCAGGAAATATTTTTAATTCAACATATTCATCACTATCACTAAATTTATCCTTTACCACATCACCTAACGAATTAAGTACACGAAGTACATCTATTGATGAACAATCAATCCTATTACGAATTTCATTTGCAATATCATTTTGATTATAATATTTTTTTCCTTGTTGTATTGTAATTCCTCCTTTGCTATAATCGCATTTATAGAATTTTACAATAGAGTAGGGCAGTAATCATAAAAGTAATAAGTAGAAAACTACCCTCTCCTATGTAACTTTAATTTCGCTCTCATATGAGAACTGTAATTAGCTGTCAATTTCCGAATTTACTTGTTTTTTTGTAATTTTAAACCCAATATTAAATAATTTAATATCAGATCCATTACCTTCTAATTGGAGAATTTCATTTTTAGATTGGATAATAGCTTTATTAAAGCTATCATTACCACAAAGATACAAAACTTCTAATAAAAGATTTTTGATTTGAGAATTTTCTTTATCCTCAAGAGAAGAAAGTAAACGATATAATGTTGAAAAACCAATTGTTTCTGATTCAATATCTGCAATTAAATCAACTTTAAGCTTATTTGCTTTATCATTTCGTTCTTCTTTTGAGTCGGAATCAATGGCGAATATATTCTTCCTTTCATTTATGTATTTCTTTAAAATACTATAAATTCGATTTATCTGTTTTTGATTTATACTAGATGTCCTAAATAAAGAGTTATCTAATATAGATACAAATGGAAGCCAATCCTTTTTATAAGGATTCTTAATTTTAAATCCATTAATAATAGTCTGCAAATAATCCATCGAAGTGTGACATTTACAATAATGTTTCTTGTCGGGATTGTAATATCCTTTTTGTTTAGAGATATGAGAGAAGAAGTGTGGCATACGCTTTTTGCCTCTTACTAATTCGCCTTCTTCATTTTCTTCATATTCACGCACAAACTCATCATACTTTTCACGTAACTTGTCTAACTCCTTACCATTGTTGATAATAAATTCTTTCTTTGCTTTATCAATTTCAATTCCAGACATAACATCTAACTGACATATATCATAATACAATTCCTTAATATCATCATAAGTAGCACCATGATACATCTTATCCCAAAGTAAAGAATTTAATTCTTGTGATAGATTAACAATTTCACCGATTTTATTTACAGATGTTTTAATATCAAGATCTGCCTGTTGTTCAGGTGTATAATATCTTTTAACTTTTGTTGAACTAACAAACGATGTTGGTGTTTTGAATATATGATAATTTCTTTTAGCTGCACGAATGAGTTTTTCATTATCTGTTAACATTACTGTATCACTATCAAAATCAGCACCCGATAGTCTCTGCAATACATTTTCTCCAATAGAATTAATACACACAATCTCATTTGTAAGATTAAGATAACAATCTATCAATTTATTCTCCGTATTATATGGAAGCCAAATGTTTCCAATTGTAACATGAGGTGAACGACTAGCAAGAAGAGTTTTGTTATATTCAAAACGTGTACTATGTATGTTGCCAATTCCAATTTGACTTTTTCCTTCAAACTTACCGATTGATTGTTGTAGCATTTCTATTGGATTGCCAAGAAGAGTAGAGTAATTACCATTTACATAAATATGTCCATTTTTGAGATTTTTGTAATATGAACGAAGTAAGTCAATAAGAAATTCTTGATAGTATTTTGTTTTTGTAAAATTATCATTCACACACATTAAGTTATAAACTACATCATTCTTACTACTCATAGGTTTATCCATAGGTGACATTTCATCAATATCAGGATATTTAATGTAATAGCGCACAACTTCTGGTCTATCTCTAAGCATTTGTGCAAAGTCGAGTGATTCCTGCAAAAATTCCCTTACTTCATCTTTTGACATCTGAAGAGTATTGAGTAATTGATAATGAGTCTGTACCAAACGACCACCAAAGAAGTGAGTTTTCTTATCATGCTTTACAACACCAAAATCAGAATATAAGTGGTCAAGCCATTCGTCCCATGTACTAAATTTCAAATATTTAATACTGTTAGGTGTGGTAATTAGCTTTACATCTTCAATGCGTGTAGCTCTTGTTTTACCATTGAGCTGAGATACATCTGTTATATTATTATCTTTGAACCATTGTTGGATATTGCAGTTAAAACAACAAGACTTGAACATTAGATTTCTAAGCAGAAGCATACCATATTCTGAATAATCACCAAATAATGATATATCCATAAGAGACTGACCATCCCAAATTGTATTTGTGATTTTACAATTCTTTTCAGTGGTTTTAAGCCATCCATCTTCATCGTGAGTCTCGATTACATCCTCATTAAATATGCTATCATAGTCATCAATTAAAAGAATATTTTCTGGTTTAATTGAAATTGTATCAATAATACTACTAGATGGAAGAGCAATATATCCCTCATATGCAGCTAAGTCAATTGGATCGCCTTGATTGTATTTAAGACTACCTGAACTGAACTTTAAAATTGATTCATATAAATCTTCTCTGATAAAGAGACATTTACCAACTCTTGCTGAACCAGTAGAACGTTTCATACGACAATATTTAATACCATTACATATAAATCCATCTTTATACAACTCAGTTCTAAGTTCTGCATTTGTCTTTATAGTCTTTGGTTCACCCTTTTTGTGATACTGAGTTTGAATCTCTTTGACAATAGATTTATCTTTTTTGTCGTAGATGTTTACCTGCTTTTTAACAAATGGTTTTGGTATATCAATCGGATCTTCAATTTTTTCATTCGTCTTAATCCCAACAATTTCACCTTCGCTATTTTTAGCAATTCCATCTTCAAATGTAAGTTCTCTGTAATCATATCCAAGTCTTACAAAAGTGTTTTTGTTCATCTGATTCCATTCTTTAACGGAATACTTAAATGTGAGATTAATTACATTCACAGAATAATCGTGCTTTTTAATTCTAAATGAAAAATCATGTTTTCTAAATTTCCTATAATAAATATCTTTTAATTCTATAAGATCCAAACTGTAATCAAGTGTATTAATAAATTTTCGTAAATTATACTGTCCATCTTTGAGTTTTAAATTATATCCTTCTGGATTTTCCTCAATGTAATGTGCTGATAAATAAATATCCTTTGCATCAATAGATGGTATGTAAATTCCTGTATTATCCAATAGTTATACCTCCATATTTAATCTAAATTCTCCCAAAATTCATTTTCAGAATCATATCCACCATAATCTAAGCTCTCTGCGAATTCATGAGATGATTTTGTAGATGCTTTGCAATAACATTGCTCCAATTCAGAACATTCTTCACATCTGAAATTGCTGTCAAATTCACATTCCGAAAGTTCATCTATGATCAATTCTTTCATTTCTTCAACATTGTCAAAATTATTATTCATATAAATTTACCTCCACTTATATATTCTCCAAATGAAATTTCTATTTACAATTATTCAAACCACACAGGAGCTTTACCTATGTCATATTTCTTGCAAATAAGATACGAACAATATCCGTCTATCAATTCATAATTTCTGTCAATTATAATCTTCCCCAGTTCACCATACTTGATGAATGTATTTTCTTTCTTCCTGAATTTTCTGTAATTGGGTGGAGTAGCAAGAAATTCTTCTCTAATTTTAATCTCATTAATTGGAATCCAATATTCCTTATTTGAACTGTAATCAATATCAAAAAATATTCTCAGTCTATCAATAATTCTCATCTTTATAATCCTCCTCGTCCATTGTTTCGACACGATATCCCAACCAATCTATAAGATAATCAGTACATGGAATACAGTCTCTATGTATATATTGTCCTTCTGAATTTCTCAGATAATCTTGTCCACTTAAAATACCCCACCACAATAGCAACATAAGTAATTATATTTCTGATGAAAGTTTGGACATCTTGTAAGACAAGGATTATTGCCACAAATGTTGCACATACATATAACCTCTCTTTTTAATTTATACATTCATAGGAATATCCATCGTTGCTTGTATAGTAAATATGTTTTATCCCTAAATCTTTAATCGCTGCCATACAACTTGGACATGGACGACACATACCAAATTCTCTGTCTAGTCTCGTTCTAAAAATATATAATTTTACTTTTTGGAAATTTATATCCAGATGACGGATAGAATTAAGACAATTGATTTCAGCATGTAAAGTCGGTTTAATACCATTCTTATTCCATGAATTTCTATATCTGTTATAATATTTTTGAATAGGATGCGTTTTAATTGTATTACAACCAATTCCTATTACATTTCCTTGGTAAACGGCTATACACCCTATATGTGTTTTTTTATAATCCGAGATGGTAGCAGCCATTTTAGCTTTTTTAAAATATCTATAATCTGATTTACTTAACATTTCTCTCTAACTCAAACATAGCAGTTCCTCTATCAATACAATCAAGCTCATATTTGTATCTGTCTATATATCTCTGAATAATTCCTCTTTCTATAAGCATTTCAATATATTTCACTAAATCATTCTTGATTGTTTTTATCTCAGAAGAAAACTCTATTTCAATCTGGTCATCCATAAGATCTAAATGGTCAATATCTGTCTGTTTAATGTAGAAAGTGGCTAAGTAAGATTCTTTCTCTTTATTCCATTTTGCTAAAGCAACCACTGTGTAATTATTATGTAAGTCTACGCTAATACCAACATTAGCAATAATTTCGTATCTAAGCATGTACTGCTTCCTCCTTTAAATTTTGTCTTTCTTCACAAGCCTTAAGCTTTTTATTATAATCTCTAGTTATACATTCTCTCTTTTTTGTCTCGTCAAACTTAAAATCTGCAGCTATACGACTGGCAATATTTAAATCGCAACCACCGAAATCCGCTTCTGATAACTTGGGATAGCATACAAGCTTGTTCTTTCTCTTAAGTTCCATTGTTCTTCTTGCTACATGTCTTTCTGTTTCCTTCGTCATAAATATTTGTTCTCCTTGTTAAATAAAATTTTTTATTCATATCATTCATCGCTCCTTTATAGTGTGTGTGATATGGTTTATGTGTTACTTTTATATATTCCCTTATTGCAAAAGGGTTTGTTCTAATTCACTGATATGGTATAATCATTAAGATGTGTATATACACTTGTAACTCATTAACTAAAGTCACGACTGATTCTTATATCAGGTACGGAGGTGTGATTATGCACATTAAAAATAGTGAAATCTATAATCTTTCCTATTTTAATAGTGTCTTATTATGAAAGGAGGATTGTAGATATTGCTAATCATTATTCTTACACCAGCTGTTATAATCGCAGTTTTGAATCTTGTTAAATATTGTGTCAAGTGTTTTACACAGTATAAAGAATTGAAGCTACTTGTAACTTCAGGAAAAGAACGTGTCGCCATCACGAAAAATGGCATATCATATAAGAAATAGGATATAGTAGGTACGTGAATTACTATTGTATTCATTTCTTATAGTAACTTTTTAACAATAATTTACCAGTGAATTAGAAGCCTCACTGCAAATTAGAGCGTTTAGTGTAACGCTCATTGCGCAAATTTATGGTAAAGAGATATTGTCGTAAGTGGCAGTATCTCTTTATGTTCTTAACTTATTGTTCTCCAAAATCTCTATTTGTTTTTTGATTTCCTCACATGGATCATATTTATTATCAATTCTTTGACCATGCTCATCATTTATAAAATGTCTATAATCAACAAATACCTTTGGAGTAGTTAAATATTTTTCTTTCCCATCTTTAATATATTTTTCTCTCTTCATAGGTTGACATTTTATAATTTTTAATTCTTCCAAAATATCAACTATGCGTCCTATATATCTCTCAGAAAGTCCAATATCTTCTGAAATCGTTTTGAAATACCGATAGCAACAGAGGGGTTTATCTTCTATACGATTCAAATTGACACGAATATAGGAAAGTAAGAGTAAGATATAAGCAGATGACATTCTCGCAAGGTCTATATTTTTACCTTTTAACTCTTCCTTAAAATTCAATATTTTATCCAATTCATCAAAATAAATGATTCCAAAATTATCAGGCACATCGAATTTTTCAATATTTAGTTGTACTTGCTGATATTTCACCGAATTGGTGTTTTCTTTTAGACACTTCTCAAAATCAGGACATGATTCAAAATATCCATAATGAGAGAGAAGTAATAGAACTTCATAATATTTTTGATTTATTTTCCCATCTCTGTAATTAGGTTTCAGTTTAGACCAGTGACAAAGTTCTGTTGTAGAAAATGCCACCGTGTCATCAAGTGAACGTCTTGTGCAAAGATATGAGAAGATTATTACACGCTTAGATGAGAGATCTTTATCATAGATGATTTCTCGTGGAATTTTTACATAGTTTGGCAAGACGTATCACCTCACTATGTTAATCTTCTAATAAGGACATTTTTAATCTTTTGTTCTTATTTAAACCAGAATTGTATTCATTTACATAAATCTTTGCATATTTTAAAGATGGTTTCTTTGTATATTTATCATTATCTGCAATTTCTTTAATGATAGATGGGGATTTTTTCCCGACAGAAGTAATAAGTCTCTTATTGTCAAAAATACCTTTATATGTTTCATAAAAGTCAAACATTCCCCTAATATAATTCCACTGCAATGATTTTGAATTTCCATTCCAACAGCCCTTGACTAAATCCATACATTCAATAAAGCCATCTACGTCATTTCTTGACGAATATTCCTTATACATATCTAATAGTTTTGCAGGACACTTAATTTTATAATCATTTCCTGGTTCTTCTCCAAAAATATCTAACTTAAAGCCAAGTGCTTTTATGCAATTATTAAAATCCTGTTCAATCTTATTTTTTTCATATGTACCATTAATCTGAGATGTAAGTGTGCGTTTTCTATTCTGTGGCTTTTCTTTTGTATTAGTTATGGTAAACCAATCATTCTCTTCCTCAATAGTTAAACCATAACGAAGTTCACACGGTACAGTCGTCCATCCTCTCATCTTTAAAATTGCAATAGTATGCTGACCATCACATACTTTCATAGAACCATCTTCTCTAACGCTAACCTTTACTTCATCAACCTCATTTTCATCAAAATACTCATCACTACTAAGTCTTTCAACACGCTTCATATCAATATCTCTCTGATAATTAAGCATTGCATCCAATTTATCAATTGGTACTTCCTTATGTGCAATCTTATTGTCTGTTACTTTTGTTCCTTTTACTAAGTCTTTTAATTTCATTATTTAATCCTCCGTTTTTAATGTTGTTTTTTTTGCTAACTCAATAGCAGTTAATAGTTTCGTTATATTATTCTCTGCATTGGCAATACATTCATCTAATTCTGATTTGGTTACACGATTTTCCATATCACTAAGAATACTAACAAACCCATCATAAAATCTTTCAAATCCAATATTCATACATTCGATTATATCAATCTTATAATCCCAAATAGAATCAAGATACTCTTTTGACTTTTCGGTTTTAAGGTCTTCACATATTTGTCTTACTTCTTCGCTGACTTGATTTTTTTGAGAAGGTTGAACAATAGAAGATGATGTAGTTGGTTGCTCAATATTATATTCTTCATTTTGATTATCAGAGAATTGTTCTTTTTTCTTTTCATTCTGTAATTCCTTATAACCAGCACTAATAGAAGTTTCACCTGACAAAACACGCTGCTTTAAATCTTCGTTATCTGAATTAAGAACTTTTGCACCCATCTTATATGTAGTTGGTTTAACACCTGCTATATCTGCAAGTTTCTTATTTGTTGATTTAAATTCTCGATTGGTCAAATTTGACTTGTCGGCAGTTTGATTCTGTTTTAAATTATTTAATGAATTCTCTTTTGCTTGTTTCTCGTAAATAGGTCTATATTTCTCAGTTACAGCAATTCTTTGAATAGGTGATAAATTACGTCTACCAAGCTGAATATCCAACATCCATTCCATAACTTCATCTTTTGTTTCATATCCAAGAGTACCAACAACATAATCAATATTGTGTTTTTTGCAAATAGAGTAGCGATTATGACCATCTACAATATAACCATGCCATTCCATAATAGGAAAATTCTTATCAAATCCATTTTCTACAATATTCTTTTCAAGTTGTTTGTACTCATCACCTGTAAGTGGTGGTAGTAAATCCCTTAATTCAGGATCAATTTTTAATTCTTTCTGTTGCATTTTAAAATCCTTTCTTCTAAAACATAATTTACAGTTACAATTTTGTGCGAGAGTGTGTAATAAGTGGTTTAATAGTATATTCTCCATTTGAATTCGCACAAACATTAAAAATTGCATTTATATGAAATTGTCAAAAATTCATTTGGGTACATGTATGACGTACCCAAAAGTAAAAATTTTCTTCATTTGGGTACATGTCAGGTGTGGATTTGTGTAGGTCAATATCTATATAGACTCATATTATCAAGAGAAGAATATTACGCTTGTATTTCGCTTACGCTTCATACAAGCTCTATAATTTTTTGTTTGATTGTTATTGATTGGTTTAGGTACATGGTGTTTTTGATTAACGTTTTCATTTGGGTACATATGAGATGTACCTATGTGAAATTATTCTATATTTAATTCTTGAATTTCTTCTTCTGACATAGAATCCAATTTCTTTAATGCTCTTTCAATATAAATAAGTTCTAATAATGTGAAGTTATCTATTATTAATTTTGTATCATGGCTATTAATAATATCTATATAAATATGATTAGATAGTTTCTTGGCAACGGATTTTCTTGTTCTTTTAAATAAAATTGATTTTTTCATAATATCATTCTCCTTTTGAATTATTCTCTGTATTATTCTCTTTTTCTAAAACAACATAATCAGCAAATGAATCTTCAATAAAAAATATAGGTAACTTATTATGATATCTTTCATATATTTTTTAACCTGATATAGCAATAAGAAAACTATTGTTACCTTGTCTTGATTTTTCTAATTGCTCTAATTCAGCTTTAAATTTTCCATTCTTAACTGAACCTATTTTTCCACAGATGGAACAATATCCATATAACTTTGTGTTTATGAATGTTTTCCCTGTAAATGCAATCGGAAATTGAATTAAACATTCTTTATATTGATGTTTGTGCCTTGATTTGCGATTGCTCTTTGAAATATTGCTTTCTTTTTGTTTAAGATATTTTGATATATCATCTTGTATCATAGATTACTCCTTTGATATATTATACTCTTCAATTGTCTATCCCACAGATGTTCTTTTCTTGCTAACGCTGCGAAAAGACCGCCCTTATCAAAGGGCTACATCTTGTGCTTACGCACATACTATCTTTTTGAGCTTGTATATAGTTTTCTCATACCCCCTATCTGTGGAGTAAATTAACGATTTTGAGGGTGAATTTCAATTTTTATGTCTTAGGTGATAACTTATAAGGGTATGAGATAAAAGTGGCTAATTTTTTCTGTGAGGTGTGATTTTTTCTCCCTAAATAGATTGAGAAGTGATTTAATATGCTAATTCATCAAATATATTTCTATAAAAGTTACATGATAAGTTATTAAATGTTTCTGTTGTAATTAATGTTAAGTTACCCACCCATAATGAGTCCTCCTTTAAAATTTATTATTTTTTGTTTGGCAAGAGTGGTGTGATGATTATTTACAATAGATTATTCTCTTATATGAATTTGAATTTATGAATTTTTAAATAGAATAGTGGAGAATAATATAAATTTATGCAATAAAAAAACAGACAGCTTAATTACCGCCTGTTAATTTTTTATGTTTATTTGATTTATATTGATAACCAGTTAGATTCTGGTTTTGCAATAAGACGAGCATTATTATATGCCATATCAAGTGTTAAACATGTGTGACCTTGATAATAATTTCCTACTTTAGTTACGGTTAAGGCTAATGACGGAGTAGTATCATCCTCTAAGCATAATGGAAGTAATAACTGAATCTTGTTTTCATAATATTGTGGTATTGCCAATTTATAATTAGCTGATACTCGCTTCTTCATAGTTTCTATTGAACCATTGAGATTGTTAAGAATATTTTTGCTATCTTTAAGCTTTTCGGGAATTCTTTCAATATTATTAATATCTTTCAATATATGTTTATAATTAATGTTTATTTCGTAGTGCCAATCAAATAATAAGAGAGATGGATCATCAAAATAATTTGCTCTTGGTGGGCGTTCAGAAATATTCATATTTCCTAAATCATATGATGTAAGAAACTTTAATCCATTTTTGCTTTTATCTTGATATGCGTATATTGGTTGATAGAATTCGGTAAAAAGTCCTGTGTTAAATAGTGCATATTCATTATTAATAATTACGTTCTTTTCAGAAGATAATTTTTTATATGTGTGAACCATATAATTTGTAAGAATTTTATTATTAGGGTATGTATCATTAGACCAATTTTCTTTATCTGCTATTTTAATTAGATCTTCTATATAATCATTCCAGTTTACATTGAAATACGCCATATATTCTGCTCCTTCTGTATTTTTAAATGCTTCTGTAAGTATATCATATTTTCTTGATTCATGGAACGGGAAAATATCTGTATCATCTGGCTTGTACAATTTAAATGGATATAATTCATATTCTTGTGATTCAAGTGGTATATATTCTCCTTGTAATTTCGTACATGCTTTTATATAAGCTTCTTGTGGTGTATCAGCATAAACAAAATAAATGTAATCATATGGTTCATAACAATATGCTGCTGTTGTTGGTATTAAATATGTATTCATTTGAAACCCTCCTTAGAAATGTGTTTTATACAATTTTATATTCTCTTTTTTAAATTTGTTTTAAGATAAAATTCTTTACATGGGATATAAGGCAAAAAATGTATGATTTTGAGTCTATTTTGGATTTTTATATGTCAGGTGGCTAGTTGTTAGGGTAGAGGGTAAAAATTGAAATTTGAGCTGTGAGAGTGGATTTTTATATAGGCGTGAGAATTGATAATATTATTTATAGTAAATGTATGTGAATGTATATAGATAGTTAATGTAATTTTGGGTGATGTAAAAAATTGACCTTGTATTTTGAGCATTTAGGCGGGTAAAAATGATTTTAGGTATTATTGGTAGGGTGGAATGAAAAGACTGTGTATGGGCGTGATAGAGGGTTTAGATGAGAAATGGAATTTTTGAGTATTGCTATAGTAGGATTTTTTTATGGTTTGTATTGGATTTTTTTGGCTGTTTTTGTGATGTATATAGGTAATTTTAGATTTTTTGATGTGGTTTTTATGTAGCCCCCTTATTGTTGATTAGAGATTTATGATTTATGTAATTGATTATAATGATGATTCTGGATTAAAAATGGTTATCGGTAAAAGTGCTTATAAATAAGGATAATTTTGGATTTGTGAGTGAATTTTTGATGAAATGAAAGTTTGATTTTTGGATTGTAAGATGGGTGAAAGTGGCTTGGTTAGTAGGTTTGAGCGATATGGGGTACGATAAGGGATTTGAGATGGGAAAATTGGGATTTTGCTTGATTTTATTGGGGATTTAATGGATTGAGAATAAGATAATTTATTTTTAATAAAAAATTTTTTGACTTGGTGTGTAAATAAACCTGCTATACCTGGTTTTACATTTCATAAGGGTTTAATCCGTTTTTGCCACCCCCATTCTCGCCATACTCAAAACCACGAAAAATAAGCATTTTTGGAAGTTTTGCACCGAAACAAGCAGAATTTTTTTGTGATAAGGTGTAGCCAAGCTGAACGGCTGACGAGCAGTTCAGTGAACAAAAAATATTTTTTTAAGTCTCTAAGATGAGACAGAAAGGTTGATAATTATGAAAGAATTAAAGAATGCAGTTATCGTTAATGGAGTAGCTTATCAGATTAACGCTACAGAAGCACAGAAAATCGCTAAACTCTTAGGACTTGGAGCAGTTGAACAGCCTAAGACAGAGACACCTAAAGACACAACACCTAAGTCAGAGCCTAAGACAGCATCTAAGAAGTCTACACGGATTGTCGGCTCTCTTGAGTGCGATGGCAAGTTCGTCCGTACAGTCAAGGGTGCATTTCTGTCAAGCAAGGCTAGGTTTGCCATCAAGATGTCTGCGACTGAAGACTTTGGTGCAACTAAGCTTGGCAAGGGTGATAAGGTCTATGACGCACTTGCAAAGGATGACAAGTATGTGCAGATTTACGAGTTCAAGTCTGCCGAAGATGCTACAAAGTTCATGGATAATCAGCAGAGCCGTATGGCTAAATAACTCGACTAGGCGAGTATAAACCGTGTCAAGCCTAGTGCGTTACCCACTCTTTGAGTGGGTAGGTCACAAAATCTACATCATCATTTTGTGATGGGTTCTCCATCATCAACCCTATTTTTGACTTACATTTTCGTCAAGATAGGGTTCTTTTTTACTCAACCCATAAGTCAATAAAAATACATAACATTAAACACAATACAAATAAAACCGTGATAAGCCGTAGAAGTACGACAGTTCTTCCCAAACGGTCTATTAAAGTCACCCAAAATTTAAAGACGCAATGCATAAAGGTTACTGTATGTGTATTCTAGTGTGATTAACCTACACACGACATCAATACACTTACACAAAATACAACCTAGTTAGGAGGTGTGCGTTAATAAGTAGGTGACGATAGACTTCAGGTTTTGTGGACAAGTAGATGTTCTGCTCTAAACTATCAGCACAACACTACAAGAATACATATGATTGAACGGTCAAGGGTGTGGTTTGTGAGAACCATAAACGAGGAGATGTCGTATAGGGCTGACAAGGGTGTTACGGAGCACTCCCAAGTGGCTAGGTCAGCGAATATAAACTCTATATTCGGGAAAACTTGGTGAACAGCGTATGAAAAGTGGTGGCTGGTGGCAAGTACATAATACATAGTGTGTAAACACTATCACATAGCATCTTGGTACAAATATAGTGAGTGATTGACACAATTCACTATCATAAAAATTAACAATGATTCGATAGCTCAGTATATAGTTAGCGACTGGCGTTTCGGTAAAACGATGAAAACTTATGCTTGGTTATTTGAAAAGTTGCTAGTGAAACAATACACAAGAGTTGGTGGTAACACTAATGTTGAATGTATCTATCTACATTCGTGTATGAGGTATGAGCAGTACAATCCCTGCCTATAAATCCTACTGTCTAGTGTAACTAGGTTGATAGTATATTCTGTAATCAGTTCGAGAATAATGTCACTGATAAAACCGTATGTCTTGCAATCGGTTTGTATAAAACAGTGTAAGGTATTCGTAACAGTTGGAGCGAATTAAAATAATAAACTGTTGACTGCATAAGGGTTAGTCACCTGATGATAAGTAATAAGTGAATATACCATTTAATGTTTGAGGTCTACCTAATAGGAAATAAGTGAATATATAACAGAGAATGTGAGGGCTACTTATCTTACTTGTGCTTATATGTGGTGGATAATATAATGCTAACAACATTATACTTATCAGTAGGTTCGATTCCTACAAGCACATTGACACTTTATGTCGAAAAATATAAAATATAAATTATTATATAGGAGGGTTAATACTATGAATAAAGAAGAACTTAAAAGACAGTATTCGGTAAATGCTGAAAAGGTAGCATGGAAAGAATGTGAAAACGGAGGGTATAAATGGAAAACATCAAAAATAAACAAAGATGGATTCTATATCAATGAAGAGAAAGGGAAATATACTGTTGTAGACAGTAAAACTAATAGTCGAACAAGATTCAGACATAATCTTGCAGACTTAGAAGAATTATAATATTCAAGAAATAAGCACCCAACGCAAACTGCAAAGGGTGCTATTTTTATACCCAAAGTCAATACTACAAGAAAGGAAACTAAAGCAATGCGAAAAGAAATCATATTTACAAACCAGGAAAAGCAAAAACTACTTACGGCAGCCTTAACAGTTACACTCTCAATTTCTGCCTTATTTATAGGTAGAGCAGTTCAAAAAGTAACTTACAACAATCACACATACCCACTATCAACAGTGGTTGAGTGTGTGAACGGAAACGAAATAACAGCCAAGGATTTTAATGGAAACCTTTGGACATTCACAGATAACACAGAAGATTGGATCAAGGGAGATATCTGCTCATTAATAATGCACGACAATTATACAAATATCATCTATGACGACACAATTATCAAAGCTCAATATTCAGGTTTTATAAGATAAAGAAGGGAGAATATAACTATGAGTAAAACAAAATATGATGCTATACGCATCGCAAAGCAATTACAATATTCAGAAGATACATTACAGGCAATAGCCAATGCAAAAACGGAAAATGAAATATCACGCATAATGCGTGATGCAAGATTAAAGGAGGTATAAAGGAAATGCAGAGAGTAATAATGTTTACAGCGTCAAATGGAAGTCAGATTGTAGATTTTCGACCTGACGCAGATATCAGAAGAGAAGAAGAAATTTATATGTTTCAAAGAAGAGAAAGAGAAAAATACTATAAGAAACTTGAAGAAGCTGACAGTATAAAAGGCAGAATAAAATCATTTGTAAGGAGGATATTTGCATGAAACCAAACGGATATTATAACGGATTTGCTTATATGGGTTTTGTACCATCAATAAGTAAATATCAACAGTTTGAAAGTGAAGTTGAATACAGGAACTATTTAAAGGAAAGAGGTGAAATCTGATGTACATAACGTATGAAGAACCATTAAAAGATAAAACATTCACAGAAAAGCAGATGCATGAAGCCTACAGAGACTTAGCAGACAAAGCAGAATATCCAGACTTTGAGTGTTGGAAATCAGATATGCTTAAGTCAGGGGTGTTTGAAAAGCTTAGTAATTAAACGGCAAGCGAAAGCGAGCCGTTATTTTTTACTTAAAATACATATCAAAAATATTAAAAGAAAAGAGGTAGTTAATTATGTGCAAAATGTTTGAAGTAGTAACAGGAAGAAAGTCAAAGGGAAGTGTTGACAAGTTAGAAGGTCTTACAAAGGCATACACTGATATACATGAAGACATTGCAATTATTAGAATACCTGTTGAGTTAATGGAAGTTGATTCACGGTATCAGACAGACGAAAGAACGGAAAGGGATTTAAAATATCTAACTAATAATTGGGATGAAAGAAAGCTCATGCCTTTACTTGGTGTACCACATTGGGAAGAAGGCAAAGTGTATATAGTTGATGGTTATGGAAGATGGATTGCAAGTCAGATTGTAGATAAGGATAAATATAAGGATTTAAAGGTGCAACTAATTTTAAATGCACCAACGGAAGATTCTGAAAGAGTTGCATTTGAAGCTGAATTATATGCATTTCAGGGTGTATCAGTTAGAAAGGTAACGCCAATTCAGAAGCATGGTGCAATGCTTGTATTACATGATCCAGCAACGGAAACACTTGAAAAAATGAAAAATATCTATGGCTTTGAGTATAGAGAAAATGCAGGTAATAGAGGAAGTGGAGTTCTTGGTTCATATACAGAAGCATTGAGTCTCTGTTCAATCGACAATGGAGCTTGTGCAGAATATGTATATGACATAATAAGAGATTCTGGATTTGATAGAAAACATAGCGGATATGTAAGTTATATAACTCGTGCATTAAGAGATATGTATAAGTTATATGCACAGGATAGAAGCGAAACAAAGAGTTTTTTATCAAATGAGTTTAGAAAAATTACACCAGAAAATTTAAAGGCAAATGCTTGTGCAAAATATCCTATTTTAGATTTTAGAACAGCGGTATCTCTTTATGTTGAGGATATGATTGTAGAAGGACTTGGACTTGAACAGTCAAGAGTGATTGAAGGTACAAAGGTTATATTTATCAAGAAGAGAACAGCATAAGAGAGAACATATACATATAAAGCTGCACTATCAGGCTATACGGGTAACAGAAAGGAGTGAGATTTATGCACAATTTTAGAAAGTCAAAGCGAATGCGTGACTTTGATATGATATTACGGAAGAATGGATATACGCCGACAAGGTGCAAGGGAAGTCATTTCGTATATATCAACAGAAATACGCATAGGATAATGCCTGTTAATAAAGATTTAAACGACATGGTAAGACAGAGATTAATTAAAGAGTATAACTTGGAGGTGTGATATGAAAGAAAATCATAGAGAAATATTAGTGGTATCAAACACAAAAGGCAAAAAGTTCTCTCTTATTGAAACAAGTGATAATTATATTGTTGCTTGCGGTTATGATTCATCCCAAAGATGGGGTAGACAGTGGGAATATGGTGTGTATTACATGTTTTCAAACGACAAAGAGAAATTAGTTGCACTTAATAAAGCAACTGAAAAGCTGTTTGAAAAAGTAAATAAGAATTATATTTCACGGACAAGACTTGAAGAACTTGCGACATCCTTTAAGGACGGACTTATTTCCGATGATAGAGAAAGTGCGTTTGAATTTTTTGAAAATTGTTGTGAGATGACAGATAAAGAGAAAGAGTGGTTCGGTATTGAAGAAGATAGTCCAATAGCAAACACAAAGTTCGAGAATCCTATGTACAACAAGGGATATGATGATGGATTCTCTGATGGTGCAAATAATGCAGATATATAAAAACATAGGAAAGATTGGAGAAAATAAAATGAAATATAATGATTTCACGAGCGGAGAATATGTGAAAAAAGAAGATGTAATGACATATTTAAGAGTGTTTGATTGGACTATGCCAAGAGAAGAGTTAATTGAGAAATTTAAAGGCATTTCATCTATTACTCTTAACGACCAGGACATAAACAAAGTAAAAATAAATAAAGTGTTAAATGGTGAATGGAACAATGATTAATTAGAAATGGATAATTCATAAGGAAAGGTAAAGGTAAAATAATGAGTTTTCAGGAATTTGAACGTAAATACTCTTATCTTTTATCTTGGGAAGATGCAGAGAAAAAGGTAGGACGAAAATTAGATTGGAATAACAATTTTGATTGTTGTTTATATCATGATTTGTTAGTAGAAGCTGTAAATGCAAAGTAAATGCGTGTTTCTTTAGAAAGGAAAGAAGAATATGAGAGTAAAAGATTTAATTGCACAGTTAATGGAATTTGATGAGAATTCAGAAGTAATAGTTTATGATGATGATAACGACAGAGTTTTAGAAATTGCATGTGTAGATGCTGATGAAGGAGACGAATCAGACGAAGATCCACAGGTTATGATTATTGTATAATGCAAACTAAATTCGCATTTCTTTAGAAGATTGGAGGAAAGATTATGACATTTAAAGAGATGATTTTTAAAGGCTTATGTGATGGAACAGTAAAGATCATCAGTAATCCAAATGATGATTGCATTGCTTGTCAGATTGGAGAATTTTGGTTTTACTTTATTGGAAGTGAAGATGAAAATTTAACACCTGATGAAGTGTATGAGTCATATATCAAAGAACAACTTACAGAAATGATTTATTCAACATTGCAGGATATGGAAAAGAATGAATTTGATGAAGTTGAATATTATAAAGCATTTTTGGAAGAAAAATATGCATGTAATAAAGAGAAATCCGATGATATGAATATGATTTTGTGGAACGAACTAAAGAAACACAGAGGACATAAGGTGAGTATCGTATCATATGGAGATTGGGATAATCCAGAAGATGTATGTTTAGAATGTGAGGATTGTGGAGAAGTTGTACGTGATGCAGAAATCTATACATTGTGTGCAAGAGAAGATTTTTAAAATTTATATTTTGATTGAAAGGAAAGAATATGGTGGATATCAAAGAATTAAGAGAAAAATATATGAATAAAGAATTTGTAATAATTACTAATACTGAACGAACAGTATTGGTAACTGATATAGACGAGTTCTATATGACAGTTAAAGTAACAAAGAATAGATACAGTAGGCAAAATTGTGTCGGAAATTATTTTCCGTATGTGAATGATATTGTAAAATATCCTCTCACAGCATTGCCAGTGATGTATGAAGTATCAGAGGTAAACTAAATTTTGACGGAGGTGTAGAAATTGCCAAAGAACAAATTTGCGTTATCAAAAAAACATGAATATCTGATATTAAAATTAAGTGATATTCCCACTATTGATGACATAACTCATAGTGCATGGTCAAGCGACTTGCTGAATGGAAAATTTACTGATTTCAGATACAACACGGAGGATGCTCTTTTGATGATAATAGAAGTTCTTACAAGAGGAACACAACAAGAAGAAATTGGTAAAGAAATATCAGAAAAAGCTAGGGCGGTTTTTGATTATTATGCAGATAAAGATTAACTAAACTTGAAACTAAGATTTCTTACTAGGAGTGAAAAAATATGGAAAATATAGCTAATGAATGGTGTAAAAAGCATCATGCAATATTACTTAGATGCTGTAAAAACGGATTTTACTATATGAATGCAAATGGAGATTGGTATATCACTTATGATGAAATGTAAGGAGTAAGCAAAATGATAACAGAAAATGTACGGAAACAGTTACGATATTATAAAAGGCATGGTAAGGATCTTAAATATCTTATTAATTATATCAGTGGATTAATTGAAGATGAAGATGATTTTGAGAGAATTATCTTAAGAGAAATGAAAGCTCTTTCGTTTAATGAAGATGAGATTGTTGAATGTCTTGAATATGATTTTGCATTAGATATGAGCTGGCATCCAATGAGTGTAAATCATGGAAAGGAGTAGAACGAAATGGTAGGAGATATTTATTTTGCAACAACAGAAGGTGGTCTTGTTACTAACCGTGATGTAGCAAAGATGGCTTTTGTTGTAAATGGAGATTATGTAGACGAAGATAATCTTGATGAGGTTCGTGAATACACAAAGAAGTGTAGAGGAATTGCAAAAGAGATAAATCCTTCAATTAAGATGTGTTTACGGAATCACGAAAAGGTAAAAGCTGTAATGATTTACCGTGACAGGCATCCTGGAATTGGATTGAAGGAAGCGAAAGATGCTATTGATATGATTGAGGCAAAAATGAAAGTTAGAAGAGAGATTTAGCAACTAAACAGAATAGCACAAACGCAAAGGCAGTTAGGAGAATAAATATCTAGCTGCCTATTTTATTACAAGAAAGTGAGGAAACGATTATGTATGATTTCACAAAAAATGAAATGGAAATTATTAAAGACAACCTGATGGCATTTATTGCAAACTTTGGCAAGCCACAGATTGAACGTGGAGATAGTGGAGAGAGTTTCTATGTGTTCACCGATGATTCAGATTCATGGAGACAGTATTGTTATAACATTGATTATCTGAATGGATGGTTATACGGATGTGTGCAAACAGCTTGCGGAAATCCAAAGCGAGATGAAGAAATGCGTACAATGTGTGATAATGCAAGTTTCAGAGAAAGATATGCAATTATGCATGGTGAAAGAAAAACAAAAAATATCAATAGTCATAAATGTTATGTATTCACATATTCAGAAGACGATGAATATCAGGATGCAAATGGAGCTACTTATGACACAGTTACAAAAAGTTGGATTGATTAGAAAGGCAGGTTGATTAGTATGAAAACATTGTATTTTGAAGGAGCTGGATGTGTACCAGCAAATGACGTTGAAAATTGCAGAATTAGAACAGCATTTACTAACAAGGAAGGTAAAAAAATTTATCTTGAAATGTTTTCAGGATGTAAACATATAAAAGTAGAATGCGGCAAGAATGGACGCAAATTAAAAAGTCCAAAGTGGATAACAGAAGATGGATATATTTATTGTGATTCATGTCATTACATAACATCAGACAAAGAAGTCGATGATGAAAATTATTCAAGATTGAGTTGTGAGAGAAATCCGGAATTGAAAGTTAAGTACACAAAGGCAAACATTCTTGCATTTGTCAATGAATATTGTAATGCTGATTTCGATGAAATTGTTGTTCTTGATAATCTTGCAGGGTATAGAGTTTTTGCAGATTATACAAAAGATACAGTTAATACTCCATTAATGTATAACTATGGTGATACTTTTGAGTATAATGCAGAATTGACAAAAAAAACGTAGAACAAAAGTTGAAGAAATGAAAAAGGATTTTTGCAAACTGTTCAACCAGAAATATGATAATACAAGTTATTATATCAAAGATGGGAAATTGATAGCATGTATTAACGTAGAAGAGAAAAAGCGTATCAACGCCGGGTATCCAGAAAGAAAATTTGTTGTAGAAATGTAGTCAAAGGAAATTGTAATTTACTTAGAAAGAGTGTGATTGAAATGGAATTTAGATTGACAAGTGAAAGTATGGAGTTGCTAATTGAATCTATTGTAGATGCAGTTGAAAATACAGAAGATAGAGATATGCAATTTGAAATGGTAAAGACAATTCTTGAAGATAATGGAATTGTAGAAATTAAAGACTAATACAGAGAATAACAAGGCAGACGCAAACAAATGTGTCTGTCTTATTTATTAGAAAGGAAAATGAAATGACTGATTATGATAATGCAGAAAGATTACGGAAACACTATTTATTAGACACAACAAAACATAAAACAAAAAATATTTGTAGAGCAAAGCCAAATTGGAATGGTTGCGATTATTGTGATGTCTATGCAGGAAGTGGTGAAGAATGTTGGAATCAGAAAAGTGATTTCAAATGTTGTCACTGTGAAAGAATCGAGGTGATTAAATGAAAACATTACGAAAAGGTACAAAAGTAAAATTACTTAATCCTGATGAAACATGGGGAGAATATTTTACAGTACATAAAAAGGAAAAAGATTTTGTATATCTTGTTTCTGATAACAAACCAGATTTTGGTATATGTATGACGATTTCAATCAACAAAGTAAAGTTAATATAAGAAAGGTTGGTAGATAACTATGATGAAATTTACAATGAATGCAAAGGATTTAAAGGTAATGATGGAGAAGGGAATGGCTGCAATTAATAAAAAAGCACCTCTTTCTACACTGACAAGATTGTATTTCCAGATAGATGAAAATGGAATTCTCAAAGTTTGGGGAACTGATATAGAGCATTGGGTAGAAGTCAGAACAGATAATGTTTATGATGCTCACCCAGGAGTTCTTGGAATTGATGTGGATGATATTAAAATCATTTCAAAAATGAGTGGTGAAATTACATTAGAGGATGTAACCACAGAAGATATGGAAGTAGGTAAAATCAATATTAAGTGTGGAAAGAAAATTGTTACAATCCCACGTTATCAGAACACAGATATTTTCCTTCCGTCAATGGATGAAAGTGAAAAGAAAATCATGTCTATAAAGGGAAATTGGTTACTTGAAACGGTTGTTAATCTTAATACATATACAGCAGATGATGACAACCGAAAGATGATGCAGGTATTTAATTTTAATACAAAGTCAAAGAGAATTGAAGCTCTTGATGGTCATAGAATTGGAATGAGAACACTTGAAAATCAGACCATTTATGAGACAACGGAAAGTCCATTTGATACAGTAAAAATTCATAACAAGTGTGTTCCTGTATTTAAGAAGCTGATGGATAAGAAATCTGAAAAGGAAATTGAAATCTATCAGGATAAGAAATATATCAAGGTTGAAGGAAATGATTTTACATACATTATCCGTAGAATTGACGGAGAGTATTTCAAAGTAGATTCAATGCTTGATATGTCTGATGATTATAGATTTGTACCTGATAGAAAACAGATTCTTGATGCAATGAAGTATGACACAGAATTAAGAAAAACATCTGGTGCAGATAAGAAACCAGTCGTATTACATAGTGAGAATGGAAATTTATATTCATACATTGCAGCAGGTAAATATGAGGCATTTGATGAATTTGAGACAAGCGAAAATAACATGAAGGACAACTTCTATATTGGTTTTGATCCGCAGTTTCTAACAGATGCATTTAACATTGTTGATTCTGATAACCCTTTATGTTTTGGTACAGGTAACAAAGCACCATTACTTATCAATGGAGATGAGTACAAGATTTTAGTATTACCTGTAAACATTGGGAGTGAAGATTATAGTGCAGAATTTACAAAGAGAATTAGAGGTGAGGTGGCATAAGCCACCTCACTTTTGGAAGGAGTGGTTATATGTTGGAAAGTTATGTTATGGAAAGTGCAGATTATGCAAAGATTAAGAAATTAAGGACACTACACAATATGGAAACATTTTGGGATGACGTTAGAAAATTTACAAAAAATGTGAGATCGGATCATAGTTTAGGAAGATGGCAGATATTAGCAGAAGCGAGATATGGTGAACTGATGCAGGCAAAACGTAGTTTTTATGAAGATTAAAACCAAAAGAAAGAACTGTTTCTTGAAAAGAAAGTGAGGTATAAGATATGAAAACAATAATTGATAGAAGCGAATGTAAACCATTAAGTGACAACATTGAAGGTAAGCTGGTAGTAATTAAACCAGATTTTTTCAAACCAGAATTTAGAGAGGCAAAGTATCAGATTGTGCTTGCATTAAGTGGGTTTGGATGTGATGCAAGTAAAATGGGAAATGCGGTATATGTAGAAGAAGTTCATACTGATACCCCAGAGCATTACAGACAGGAAAGATACAATCTTATTGGTGAACCAACAGAAGAGATTATTAAGGAATGGAAATCAATGTATGGGGAATTTAATGAAAAAGTACAGAAAGTATTAAAAGGAGAGTGATTAGCATGATGACAAGAGAAAGATTTGCAGAGACAGGTTGGAAAATGACATATGAACAGTATCAGAAATGTGATTGTACAGAATGTGATAAGGAAGATTGTATTCACAGAGGAGCATATAGAAGAGTGCCTGAAATTGATGGTGGTCTTGGTTTATGTCCTAATCTGAAAGGAGAGTGATTAGAATGTACAGAGTATATCAATTAACGGATGAAGAGAAGGATAAAATTGTGCGATGTCGTTGGGATGGAGATACACATTACTATGATGTATTTGAATCACAAGAAGAGTGTGATGAAGAACAGAAAAGACTAGATAAAATTGAAGCAGAATATAAAAAACAGAAAGCTGATTATTTAAAAAATTGTAAGGGAAAGTGATTGAAATATTCAAATATATTATCAGTTATGATGGTGGTCAGTTAAGAGACAATGGAGAATAACTTAATAGTGATAGTTAAAGCAGAGATTTAATTATCTCTGCTTTTTCTATAAATACATATGAGGAGGTGTTAGAGTGATTAAACCTTACAAAATGTACGGCGACTTCTATGTGCCAGGTTGCCCAAATGCTTTTCCAACTGAGGAAGAAGCATGGGAATACATAGAAGAGAATTACTAACACAAGAGGCATCGGCTGGTGACGCAGCCGTGTAAGTCCTCGCTCCTATATTAGTATTATAACACAAAATGGAAAGGAATAGTAATAGTAATGTTTTTGTATTTATCTAAATTAAAGAGGTGAGAAGATGACAAGCACAATAGAAAGAGATTTTGTAGTAAAAGATGGTGTAGCAAGCTTCCCGATGAAAGAATATTCAAACTATTGCGGAATTGAAGATATTGGATATATTTCACATGGAGAATGGGCAGACGCAGAACTTGAATACAAGGGAAAATTATTCAATGAAAATGTGGTAACAGATGCAATGTGGGAAAGATTCATTGAAGATTTTCCTGATAAAGATGGAAATTATGAAGCCTTTAATCAGTATATGCATGACAATAAAAACGAAGTATATGAGTTATTAGAAGATTGGAGTGATTGATATGGTAGATCGAAATTTATTGGAGCAAGCTGCGACAGACACAGAAAAAATGATAAGAAGAGAAATTATGGAAACTTATAGTAATGAAGAAATTCGTGGATTGAATGGATTCTTTCTTACAAAAAGCGAATTAGATATAGATACAGCAGGTCTTGAGAAAGAAATTGAGGATATTATGAAACATCCACGGAAATATAAAGCGATGATAATGGTATTTGCATACTTTAGAAGCATGATGATAAAGGAGTGATAAAAATGAAAATTACACAGACAAGAGTAAAACAGTATAACAGTACATACAAAACAGTTATTTCAGTTGATGGGATTCCTGTATGTATTACACGGAGCAACAAAAGAGCAAGTGACATTGTTTCTTATTTGTCTGGATATGAAGCTGAGATTAAAGATGGAAAATTAAAGAAGCAGTTGGATAAGATTAAAGATAAGAAATAGCAATTTCAAAGGAGTTGGTTCGATGAAAATTAGAGTAATTGATTGTGATGCGATCGTAGGTTTTGTTGATTACGGAACTATTGATAGTGAAAAGAATGGTGGTTGGTCAACAAAAATGCGGTGTAGAAAATGTGGTGCAGCATGGCTTGCTGAAAATCATGCAAGTGGAATTGATAGTTGTCCTAAATGCGGAGCAACAGGTAAAAAATATGTTATCCCAGTAGAATAGAAAGGATGATTGGTCTTATGAGATTACATCTATTTTGGCTTGATAAGAATTGGAAGAAACGTGGTGATTGTGCCAATAATTATAATCTAATTGTTGATATGGAAAATAAAACATATAAGGTATATACGAATGCTTTTTATGGATATTATCATCCAGAAGATATTGAGGTTAAAAAGAAATCAGATATTGAAGATTACATAGAGTATTTAAAGAGAAATGGATTTACAGGAATGGAGTGATGAGATATGAAAACAATTACAGTAACTATTGAAGTATATGATAATTCATCAGTAGAAGATATAGAAAGAGCAGTTAGTGCAGGGTTTGATAGTGACGGAATTGATTGTACTTATAATGTCAAAGAAGTAAAGGAGTGATTAATATGGATATTAAAAGATTATATGGGTATTCAATTCAAGATTTGTCAACAGGAATTGTTTTGGCTGATAGTGCGGAAGAAGCAAAAGAGAAAGTAAAAGCTGCATATAAAGCACATGTTACTGAATTTAATCCTGAGACTGAGTGGATTGCAGTATGGAAATTAGATGAAAATTCATGGTTTGAAGATCATCCAGATGTGTTAGAAGTTATGGATTATTGAGATTGGAGAGTGATGAGATATGTATAAATGCGGAAATTATGTACAGCCAGAATCAGATGATTGTAGTTATAAAGATGATAGATGTTGTTACTACTGTGATAAGAAATGGGGCTGTAAAGCAAAAACAAAATGCGAATTTGATTGTTACGATGATAATAAAGATGAAGTAAATGCTTATTGGGAAGATGACAAGGAGTGATTTATTATGGCGAAAACATTAAGAGATTTTTGGAATGAGGCAGATGGAGTTTATGATTTTGTAGATAAGAATGGAGTTTCTATTGATATGAATTATCCCTTAGAAACAGAAGTGTTAAATGAACGGTTGGTTGAAGGTGAACAGTATGAGATTACATTAAATGTAGAAGTAAAGGAGTGATGAATATGCAGATTGTAAAAGAAAGTATTATTAAGAAACATTCATATGAAAATGGAGTTCATACTTCTTATACAGAAGTGATAGAACAGTACCATTATGATTCAGAAGAGGAACGTAATAAACATGCAGAGCAAATGACCGAGAAAGGATTTAACGATAGTGGTCAGGTTAAAGAAAATGTTGGTACGATTATGAATCCAAAACTTGTATGGTTCGGAAGCTATTATAAATATGAAAGAAACTAGGCAAGGAAACAAGAGTTTCTTTGGAAGAATGGAGGATATAATATGCGATTACCACAAGAATTATTTGCAGAAGCCTTATGGTTGGAATGGGATAATCATTATGGAATTATCCATAAAGAAAAATTACCAGATCTTCTCAGACGATACAATCTAAAATTAAAAAAGGAAAAGACTTTGGATGATATACAACTAGCTTTCGGTCGAGGTCTTAAAGGTACGTTTTGTAATACGGCAAAACAAATAGAGCAAATTGCTGAAGAAATTGACAAAATCTGTATCATTGCCAATTGGGAAGATGCGGTTGCAAAGTATAAAATTTGATGAAATGAGGATTTACTGTGAAGAATGGAGGTATATATTATGAGTAACTATGTTGACGAATTGAGAAGAATTCAAAATTTAACAAACGAAGAAATAAACGAAGGAAAGAAAAATAAATTGGCAACAGAAATTGTCGAATTATTTGAAGAACTTTTAGATAAAAAAGGAATTGAAATTCCTTGTGAGGATGCGACTGAGCAAAAAGAAAGATACGATGGAAATAATGTCGCCAAACTATACGGAATGGAATATTTTGATTTAGTATCAAATGTTCAGAGCTTATTATAAAGGAGAGATGCATTATGGTAAGAATTAAAGATGGAAATTATATAGCAATATTCCACGATAGAATGATTGAAGTAAAAGCAGATTCAAAAAGAGATGCTTATAATAAAGCAAAAAGATATTTTGAATCCAGAGAACATAGAGAATTATTTGATGGTGAGCTAAAAGTGTGTCAAATACCATCTATGATAGGTATTCTTGATGAGTAAATGAAACGATGATTTACAAGGAAATTAGAAAGGTTAAAATGGTGATAATATGGGACAGAGAAGCCAAATTTATATAAGATATAATGTAAACTATGTGTATGGTTCGGCAACGGATCATCCAAAAACGCAGAACTTTAAAGGTTTAATCGCAAGATATTTCCAGTGGAATTACGGTGAGAGAATGATTAGTCGTGCAAGATACATTATAGAGGAAATTAAAGATGAATTTATGGAATATAAATACTGTTTCAATGACAATGAAAAGCTTGAAAAGCTAAAACGTTTCTGTGAAACGAATTTTGACATGAAGGATATTGTATTTAGTTCTGATATTCTTAAAGAAGTTGAAGAATTTGACGGAGACTTACAGCTTTTATTTGGACAACCAAATAATGATGGACAGCTTTTTATTGATATAACAGATGCTGGAATTAAATATTGCTTTATGAAATATTATAATGAAGGCGAGCCTATGAATGGCGAGAATTACATGAAATGGAATTGTGAAAATAAAGATCATCCAGATTGGCATATTCCTTATGAGTATATGAATAAGAAAACAATCTCATATACCGAAAGGAATATTAAAAAGATTGATAAAATGGCTACACTTATGACACCTGAAGAAATTAAATCGTTTGTAGAAGATGATTATTCTTATTTATTTGCACCATTATTCTAAAAGCAACGAAACGGAAATTTCAGAAGGAGTTATTAAATGAAAATAAAATTTAAAGACTTATATATGGATGGAGAAGTCGTAATACTTGACGTAAGCGATATAAGAATGATGACAGGCGATCAGGATGAAACAATATTGATTGAGAATGTCGATGGAGTATTTTATAGGGCAATTGTCATTGAATTTGTTTAAGGAAAGGTAGAAAAGTTATGGATAGGAAAGAATATTTATTAAGACAGGTACTAAAGTTATTTAAGCAACAGAAAGAAAGCCGTTATGTTTTAAATGTTGAAGAGATGACTGTTATGTATGATGGAGCTGAATGCGATGGAAGTTGTCTTTGTGAAGATATTATGGATGAGTTAGGAATTGACAGCTTAGAAGATATTGAGGATGAGAAATTATAATAATTGAATAATTTAGAGAACATATAAGAGATTGAAAATATCCAGTCTCTTATTTTTTTATGGAAAGGAATGGATAATTTACAGTGAAAGGTTGTGATGAATATGTTTGATTACAAAGAATTTAAGAAGGAAATGGCTAAGAGAGGACATGAAGTACATAAGAATGGAAAGTACGTTACAATTATTCCTAATAATAATTACGAGGGATACAGTAAAGGATTTTTGTTTGCAACGGATGTAATAAAGGGATTTGAGAATGTATTAAATTTCATTACTATGGATCACTACAATACTTGGATATATAGTGCAAAATTTAAAATCATATGATAGAATTAGAATAGTAATAGTGATACGTGAATAGTTAAATAGGAGGATTTGGATTATGGGTACAGTTATAAGTATAATAATATTAATGTTTGTAATCGCAATATTTATAGATAATAAAAAAGAAGAAAAAAATAATGCAGAAAGAAATGCAGAAGAATTTATGAAAAAACATTTTGGTGAAGATTATAAAGAATAAGAAAGGCGGTTAATTATATGAGTTTATTCGGATTATTTTATACAATATTTGGAATTGGTTGTAAAGGTGTCAATGATGTAAAAAATATTATAGAAGATAATGATCATAAGACGAGATATAGAAATAATGAAACCAACACTTATTTAGATCATAATATGAACAAAAGAGACTTGTCTACCAATCATATTATGGTAACTGAGAGAGATTATAATGGTGATGTTTGGCTTAAAGATGCACAAACTGGTAGATATACTCAAAATATTACAGTTCGTAGAGTTGAACAAAAATATCAGGAAGAAAAAGCGAAAGCATTACGAGGGGAAAGTGATAGAACACATATTAAATACGGAGACGATGAGCATAGAAAAGAAGAATATCCAGGAATAAAATATAAAGATTTTAAAACGGGAAAATTATACGTTGAAAGATATATGATTTTTACTGAAGAACATTATAAAATGTTACATTTATGGTCTGGCTATGGAATTTGTCAACAATCATTTTCCGTATTATTTGATCCTGAAACAAAGAAAATTGTTCGACTATCAGATGGAACAATTGAACAAATGCTAGGTCAAGGTGCTTTAATAGAAGATATAAATAAATTTTTCCATAAATATGTAAAAGAATATTATGAACATATGGCTGAACCATATAGTACATGGTATAAACAAAAATTATATTACGAAACAACTTTACGCCCAATGGCTGACTCTTTAAAAGATAAATTTATAGAAGAAGGGGAAGCAAGAGTAAAATATAGACGAAGTGAAAAATAAAGGAGATAAAATAATGAAAGAATGGTATTATATTGCAAGTGATAAACCAGAGAAAAAAAATTATTTTGACAGCTATGATGATACGCAATTTGCTATTTTATGTATATTTAGATTTAAAGCGCCTATAAATGAAGTACCTGATTACGAGATTTATCATAATGGAAAATTATTTGAAACAGTTCCAGGTGATATGTTGTTTAATATGTATATTGAAAATGGTGGTCATGTTTTTGAAGACTGCTTAAATAAGGAAACTGATAAAAAAGAAAATGAAGATGTAGAAGATTTATCTAAAACAATTGAAGACACTACAAATAGTTTGAAAAAATTATTAGATAGCATTGAAAAATTAAATAATATGCTATAAAGGATGGTGATAAAAATGAAAGGTAGATTAGAGCATTCATTACAAATTGAAAAAAATATAAAAGAAATATTATCTACATTACCACAATATGTAACTGAATATTATTATGAGTTCAAATCAGGAAGGCAACCAACAGCATGTAGAGAATATATAAGAAAAATAGCAAAATTTTTATATTTTATTGATTCGAGTGATATTAGACATATTAAAGCTACAGAAGTAACAAAGTTTGATATTACTCGTTTTTTGGATTCAATAGAATATATAACAGATAACAATGGAAATAAAAAACAATCTTCATTATCTTATAGGAAGTGTTATCATAGTGTACTAAAAAGTTTTTTTGATTTCTTAATAGAGAATGATTATATAACTGAAAATCCTATGAATAAAATAAAAAGGGTTCGTGGAGAAGATTTTGTTAATAGAAAATTCTTAGACGAAGATGATTTAAAAGAAGTACTATTGGCTGTAGAATGTGGAGCAGGAAATAGAAGGTCAGTTGCTATGCAATATAAATGGAAATCGAGAGACAGAGCAATTATGATGCTATTTATGCAAACTGGAATACGTGAAACAGCATTAAGCGAAATAAATATTGAAGATATCGACTTTGAGAATCATTCTATTAAAAGTGTTATAGAGAAAGGACATAAAGAAAAAACATTTTCTATGAGTTCTCAATTAGAAAATGCAGTCTCAGAATGGATAAGTGATCGAAAAAGAATTATAGATAAAAATGAAGATGCATTATTCATTTCAAAATCAAAAACTCGTATGACACAAAGATCATTGTCGGATATTGTAATAAAATACACAAAGGAAGCTCTTGGATATTCGGTAACGCCCCATAAGTTAAGAGCATCATTTGCTAATATTATGTTGGAAAAGACAGATGAAAATATATATGTGGTTCAGCAGTTATTAGGACATGCTAGAACAGAAACAACAAAAATATATTTGAAAAATAATTTAAATCAGTATAATGATATGGCTGCTGATATAATTGCTAAATCTATTTTTTAAAGGAGAATAACATAATGGAAATTAAAAGATATATTACGTTTAGAAATAAGAAAAATAATTTTCCAATTTTAAAAGAAAAAGAAAAAATACAATGGAATTCAGATTTTTCAACATACGATAAAATTATTGATTTTTTAAATAAAACGTTTGAGATGGAATATTTAGAAGAGGAATATGTTTATATTATATCATTTAATTGTCAAATGATTCCGCAAGGAGTGTTTGAACTATCACATGGAACAGCAGATACTTCTATAATAAAAATGAGAGAGCTTGCAATATTTCTATTATTGTCTGGTGCGAATAAATTTATTGTAGCTCATAATCATCCAAATGGTTCAAAAGATGCAAGTGTAAATGATATTAATATCACAAGAAAAATTCAAGAAATGGCGAATTTTATTGAAGTTGATTTTCTTCAACATTTTACAATAGGAAATGATGGTTATGATACTTGTATTGATAATGGAGAAGATGACGATATTTTTAAGAAAAATGGTGAAGAGGACGAAGACTATATGCCATTCAATTAAACGTAATGAAGTAATTGAGTTGTCTAATGATATCATGTAGAATAGAAACAAGTAAATTTAACTTTCTTTAGTTTGGAGGTAATGATATGACAAAAAGTCAAATAGAAAAATTCGCAGTAGGTTATTCTTCTTATCCTACAGACTGTGTGGAAGAAGTATTAAAAGTTACTAATTTCGATGAAGATGTGGCGAGAGAAATTTTAGATGACAAAGAGAAAACATTAGCAATTTGGCAGAATGGAACAATAATGATTGATGGAGTAACACTTTGTTGTGGATATGATTTCGCAGAAGATGCTTTTAGCAAAAAGATAAATATTGGTTATTGCCCGATTTGTGGAAGAAAAATTGTAATTAAGAAGCCAATGAATGAATGATTTACTCGGAAGATTGGAAGAGGTGATATAGTGAAAGAATTTAGAAATACTGACGAGATTACAAAAGAAGACCTTGAGAAAATGTATAACGCAATCGTTAAATTTGATAATTATATTTCATCAGCAACAAGGAAGCCAACAGATGAAAACATTGGACTATATGAACATTGGATTGATTGCAGGTATGATATAGAAAATTTAATTGTAACTGAAAGATAAGAGGTGATACATATGTCAAAAACAATGAATAACCCCAATAAGGTAAAAGCAAAACTTATTGTAGAAGTTGAAGGAGAATTCTATGATGATGAGTCATCAGAAGAAACATTGAGATATTGTGTTGAACAGGATTTAGAAGATGCTGGATTAAATGTTATTGATGTGTCAGTAATGAAGTGAGGTGTGATTGATGGAAAGATATATGGAGTGTTCTAAATGTGGTAAGTCATTACTTGAAAATTCAATTATTGTTGTAAGAACTGGGTTTACAGATAAATATTGTTCATATGGTTGTGCAGCAATTGATAGTGGACTTTTTAAAAATATAAAATTAACTGATGAAATTGTCCAAGAACACAAATCTTGTGATGGAAGAGATTGGTTAATAGGAAATTGAGGTGATATAAATGTATGAAGAAGAAATAAATGCGGCATTGATATCCATACAACAATTTAAAATCGCATATAGTAATGAAAATGGAGTTATTGCAGTTGGTGATATTGAAGATTTAATGGCTAATATTGATACCATAGAAGAATGTGTAAGAAAACAAAAGAGATTTCCAACAAATAATAAAAGAGAATTTAGCTTATTTGGAAAATCAACAATTGTACATCAGTGCGGTATTTGTGGTAGTAATGTATATTCTACAAATACATATTGTCCTCAATGTGGGCAAAAATTTTGTATGTGAAGTATTGGATTTGATTAATGAGCAGAAGAAACGAGGTGATATAATGATAAATATGACACTAAAAGAGTTGATAGAATATGAAAGAGAATTGTGCAGCTTACAACAAGAATATGAGGGTAAACTGACTAAGATATATGGAGAGACTGATTCCTCAAGTGAAAAGAGGAGACTAACAATTGTTTTGAATCTTATTATTGAAGAAAGACAGAAAGTAAATCGTCAAAAATATAAACCAGTGTAGTAAATGACGATTTCTTGGTAAATAGAAGGAGATGATTAAATGGCGAGAAAGAAAGTAAATAAAGAATTAACCATAGAAGAACAGTTACAGAAAGAAAGAGAAAATGGATTAAGTTTTATTAAAGATGAAGTGTTACATCTGAATGAACCAACTTATAGATTTGAAGTAGGAGATAAGGTAAAATATGGTGCATTAAAAGACTGTACAGTAAAAGAAGTGTTATATGATGGAAAGGTATACGGATTACATTGTATTTCTACTGAAGAAAATTATGGGAATCCTTATGATAGAGAAGTATATAGAGTTGCTGAATGGACTAGCGTTAGACCGCTTACTAATGGGGATTCAAGGTTTAGTAAAAATCAGGATGTAAAAATCAATTTTATCAATTCAATGATTGAGTCTCTTATCCATAAATATTATGCATTTGGAGTAGATATGAATCCTGAATATCAGAGAGGATATGTATGGGAGTTAGAAGATAAACAGTTGCTTATAGACAGTATTTTTAACAATATTGATATAGGTAAATTTGCTTTTATTCATTTGGATGATAAGAAATGGACTGAGACGGGTAATGGATATGAAATACTTGATGGTAAGCAGAGATTAAGCACAATTATTGATTTTTACGAGAATAGATTTCCATATAACGGAGTTTATTACAATGACTTATCGGCTAAAGATAAGAATGTTTTCTTAAACCATCATATTGTACAAGGGGAAGTAAGAGAAGCAGATAGAAGGGCAGTATTAAAATATTTCTTAATGCTCAATAGAACTGGAAAGTCAATGGATCAGTCACACCTTGATAAAGTTGAGAAAATGTTAGAAGAATAACCCAAAGAAAAATTGCTTTCTTATTGAAAACAAATCAAATATAGAAACAAGTATTAGAAGCAGAAATACCTGCTTCTTTTTTATTGCGGAAATGAGGTGAATAATTTTTGAGTAGATATAAGAATGGAAATCCAAAACATGCAAGCAGATTCATATGTATGAAATGTATGAATGAAAATATGTTAGCCAGTGGAATTCAGAGACAGAGACAAAGAGAACGAAAACATATTAAAGATTTGTATTGTTTGAAGTGCGGAGAGGTAACGAAGTGTATCGAAGTAAGATTTTGTGATTCATATGAAGAAATTTTTGAGGCTGCAAAGATAAAAAGAGAGAATTATTACATAGACGAATATGAAAGTGAGGTTGATGAATATGTGTTACAAAATAGAAGTACAAAACAAAAATGCTGAAAAGCTTAATAGGAAGTTGGATGAGTTAAATTTTCCTATATATATGAGAAAATATTTCACTGTTAAAATTGAAAGTAAAGCAGGTGCTTTAAATTATCTTGGAGTTATTGTAGATTTGCTCAATTGGTTTATTGAAGAGAAACTTATTGATAAAACAAATATTTCAGATATTGAGCCATCAGATTTTACTGACATTATGGCAGAAGATATCACGTTATATTTAAAGACTAAAGAACAGAATGGAATGTCACCTACGACATTAGAAACTAGAAAACATATAATAAGTAGTTTTTGGGATTATATGAGTAGAGTGAAGGGAACTGAAATTAAAGATGGATTCTTTAAAGATGTAACTTATAAAGGGATTCCATCTGGAAACAAGTTAACTAAAAAACTTCCAACAGAAAAGCAACTTAATGATATGGAAGAAAAAATAATGTGGAAAAAGGATATTTCAGTAAGAAATAGAAATATTGCTATTTTTCGAGTATTAAGAGGAACTGGAATAAGAGAATCTGAACTTGCTGGTTTGGATTTATCTAATTTGCATTTAGATGAAGAAATGCCTTATATTACTATTCTTGGTAAAGGTGTGTACAGAGAAATGCAAAATAGAATGGTATATCTTAGCGGATCTGCTTTAAAAGCTATAAGAGAGTGGTTAGAATACAGAAGCACATTAAGTAACATTATTGATACAGAAGCTGTGTTTGTAAATAAAAATGGAACTCGTACAACAGAAAGAAATATCAAACAGATATTTGAGAATTATGGAAATGGTATAACACCACATATGATGCGTCATTATTATGCTAGTATAATGAACAGAAATGGAAATCTTGCATTTGTACAGCAGCAGTTAGGACATAGTAATGTAAATACAACAGTTAATAATTATGCAAATGGTGCAGTGGGGATGAAAGATGTGTTAAACAATATGTAAAGGATGATACAAAGTTATTTTGTATCGTCCTTAATAAATAATTCGCATGGTGTACATTCTAATGCTTCACACAATTTATTAATTGTATCAAGTCTAATATTGATTGTTTCTCCATTATAGATTTTGCTTACATTATTTGCGGATATCCCTGTTTGTTTAGAAAGCCAATATTGTGTTTTACCTTTTGCATCTAAAAGATTTTTTACATTAAGCTTGTACATATAGCACCTCTTCATATATTATTTATTTGTATTATAGTAAAAAATAATATATTAATCAATAATATATGTTGACATATATTATAATATGATGTATTATATAAAATATCAAAAGGGACAAACAGAGAAAGGAGGGCTAACATAATGGAAATTAAACGTGGTGAAATATATTTCGCTGATATAACTAAATACGATTCTAAAGGCTCAGAACAGAGTGGTAAAAGACCGGTACTGATATTGCAAAACAATATTGGCAATAAGTTTAGCCCTACCACTATAATTGCCATTATAACAACCAAGTCTAAAAGAGAATTGCCAACACATGTAGAAATACATAAAGATGAGCTTAATGGACTAAAATATGATTCTGTTGTGGCATTAGAGCAGATTACAACGATTGATAAAGATCGGATTCAATTTAAAATTGGTGAATTATCTGCTGAAGATAGTTTAAAGGTTATGGAAGCGATGAAAATAAGTTTGGCTTTGATATAAGGGAGAGGAGAGAATATCATGAAGACAGAAACATATGATTATACCTCAATTGACGAAGCAATTGAAAGATTACAAAAGCTGAAAGCTGAAGGGAAAAATCCTAAGAATGTAGTAATACTTACAATGGATTTTGATAATAATACTTCTTCAAAGAAAATTGCAACACCTGATGATGGGTGCTTATTAGTTAGAAAATCAAAAACAATAATTGTGAATGAGGATGAGTACATTCCTCATATGCAACTATTTAATGTCGAACAGGACATAAAAAATATTATTAAGAAGGGAATTATGCATGATATTTTGCTAAGATAATTTCTCGAATTTTTGTTCGAATTTATATTGACACAAACACATGTTCGGAGTAATATAATGGAAAAGAAAATAAAAAATGCTTGACTAGCCAGCTACCAACTTTCTAGTCAAGCAACATACAAAATCTATTTCTTGGGGGAAAAAGACTAGTACGCATTTAAATTATACATATCAATTATATAAAAATCAATGCATTCGCAGAATTTTTCCAAATTTTAACAATTTAATAGCATTTTAATTTTTCTTTGGTATACCCAAGGCTTATTAAAGTGCGTCAAAAATCAGAGAGGAGTGATGTTTTTTGTTTATTCTAACAGATGGAAAAAATTATGTTATGGAGAATCCTATGAAGTCAGGTGAGTATATGATAACGACTTCGAGTTCTATGGCAAAGGAGTTTACTTACAAACAAGCGAGGTCATTAGTACAGAACAGCAGAAAGAAGTATTCATGGATTAAGAAATATAATCTTATTGATGTGGATACGGGGCAGAAGTCTGATAAATCTCTTTATTATAGAGGAAATGCAGATATCTATATAGGAGATAAAAATAATTTTGATTATGCCTTATTAGACAAGATTGAATCAGAAGCTAATTCCATTTTGGGATTAGTGGGTTGGGACGACAATCAACTTATAACATATAAAAATTTATTAAATACGGAGTTGTCAAAGTGTGATAGTGCTGAGAGTGATATTAATCATGCATTAGAAAAATATAAGAAAATACATAATGGTAAGAAACCACAAGCTCATAAGGTAGCAAAGATAGGATATTTACTTGATGATATACGAGATAAGCATAAACGAATAAAGCAATGTATAAGGTACGTTCAGGTTATGCAAGATGCGATAGTCAAAGGATACAACATCGAGAAGATAAAATTAGAACTTAGTAAAGTCACTAGCGATGATTACAAAGGAAGAACGGAATATTGGAAAATGGCTAATGATATATTGGAGGATTAATTATGGTGATATGTAGAAACTGTTTAATTCCTATGGTAGAGACTATGAGTTTTCAACCAGGAGAAAGAAATCGACATAATAGATATTGTAAGTGTCCAAAATGTAAAAGAGAAACTAAGCATATTAAAATTATGAATTCTGAATTGTCTTTCGGGGAATATATGAATAAAGAAATTCAAAAGGCGGGTAGAAGAAATGATTAATGAAGAGATGATGAGGGTTATTAACAATAATCCTGAAATGATGAAAATTATTAATGATTATTCAGACAACGAAAACAAAAAATTAAAAAGAATATGTCATAAGATTTGGCATGGAAAAGTTGAAGTTAGTGAATACGATGATTTATATGAGGTGGCAATGGATTGTCTTATGGAAGCAGTAGTCTCATTTGATCAAAATAAATCTCGTTTTGAAACTTTTCTGACGGGTAATATTGCAAGAAAGACAAGCACATGGATGAGAGACAACAAATATAGGTTAAAGCGTCAGAATCTCTTAAGGGACGAAAATGGAAAACTAATTCTTGATGAAAAGGGTAATCCTCAAATTATTATGAATGTCTCATTGGATGTTAATACAGATGAGGTGAAAAGTATTAAAGAGAATTTACCTTCAAGAGAGAATGTAGAAAGAGAAATATTCACAGAAGAATATACTGACAAGGTTGAGTTATATTTACAGCAATTACCACGAAAACAGGAAAGGGTAGCGAGGTTATTATCTCAACAATATACAAAAGATGAGATATTGAAAATATTACATATAACTGCAAATGAATACAATGATTGTTTATCAGGGTTAAGAAAATATGAATACATATCATTATTATTTTAATTAGGAGGAAACAAGTTATGACAATGGTGGGAAGAGACAAAGTTAAAAAAGATCAGATGATGTTAGGAACATTACTTAATCAGTTTAAAAGAGGTCAGATTAATAAGAATCATCCTTTGCAGAGAAAGCCTGATCAATGGTCAGATGAGGCAAAGTCAGGACTTGCTGCCACTATAATCAAAGGAGAGGATATTGATTCCATTAAAATATGTGAGCAGATTGTAAGCTCGACAGAGTTCATTCTTTGGCTTATTGATGGATTGCAGAGATTAACTGTTCTTGAATCATTTAAGAATAATGCTTTTGAAATTAAGAAGAGTCTTGAAATGCCAATTATGTACTATCAAGGAGTTGATGAGAATGGAAAAGTTGGAGTTATTAAATATGATCTTAGAGGTAAAAAATACAAAGATTTACCAGATGAATTAAAGGAAAAATTCGATAGTTATGCTGTTGATATAGTCAAACATCTTGATTGTACAGATGAAGAAATAGCCTATCATATTGCAAGATATAACAGACAGACAAGTATGAATGTAAATCAGAAAAATATTTTGGTTGCTTGGAAGATAGCACCTGAGATAAAAAAACTCGTCAGCAATCGTTTCTTTATGGATTGTGGAAATTATAATCCAAAAGAAGATACAAAGGAAGTATTTAACAGAATTGTGTGTGAATCTATTATGACTATGTTTCATCTTGATAACTGGAAGAAATCAAAACAAATGAGTTTGTATCTTAATGAAAATGCAACGAAAGATGAATTTGAGGTATTTGAGAATGAACTCAATAGGTTGTATGAGATTACTGATCAAGACACAGTAGGTAAATTGTTTAATTCAAAAAATTCATTTATATGGTTCGCTGCTTTTCATACATTTACACAGTTTGGAATTGAAGATATTAAATTTATTGATTTTCTTGAAGAGTTTCAGAAAACATTACATAGCAAGACATTTGTAGAATATGAGAATAAGAGTTTCGATACTTATGATGATGGTAAGGGAACTAAAGATAAGAAAGTTGTTAAGGCAAAACTTAACATGCTCGAACAGCTTATGAAGGAATATTTACATATTACAGAAGAAACTAATTCAGAAACAGAGAATAATATAAATGAGTCTGATACAAAGTCGTGTGAATCAGATTCAACGCTTGAATTTATTCAGAATAATGTTTCAAAAGATGTATCAAATGAAGATATTGAAGAATATCAGGATTTTATGGATTCATATGTAAACATTGATTCTGAATTATACAAGCAGTGTTCTATAGCATTAATGGCTTTAACTGCTTATGCTTACAAATGCGATAGAGATGTTGAATTAGGAAAATGGATTGAAAATTGTCAGTCAAGAAAGTGGCAGAATCTCAGTCCTTCGCAGGAAGTCAATTTCAAATATATGAAGAGAAGTTTTGATAATTTCGTCAATGCAAATGGAGGAGCTGCTTAATGGATATAACAATGTGTACAAGCCAAAGTTGTCAGAATAGAAAACAATGTTATAGAGCTATGGCAAAGCCAGATAAGTATCAATCATATGCTGATTTTACCAAGCTCTGTGCTGAGAAAGATTATCAGTGTATGTGGGTAATTAAGGGTGGAGATGTTCTTATAAGTGATATAGATAATATTAAGACGAGGTGTCGATATGAACAAAGAAGAATTAAGAGAACAATTACAGAATTATTCTAAACCGAAGCTTGTTGAGATGTGTATTAAGTTATTGGAAGAGAAAGAAAAGAGTCTGTCTGATAATGCTGCTACATATGATGAGCTATTGGAAATGGAATGGAATGATAAGTAAAAAGGAGAATAATTAAATGGAAGTATTTTTTATATTAATTGCAGTTGGATTAATGATTATATGGTTTCTACTGTCAAGATTTTTTCAAAAAATAGGGAATTCTACTATTAATAAAATAAAAGATGTTGTAACAGATGAAATAAATAACGAAGAAGAAAAGGAGACAAAACAACAATGAAGAAAGTTGTAGGTGGCGTTGTATCTGCCATAGTGATACTATTTTTAGCAATAATTTTATTTAAGTCAACAGTTCGTGTTCCAGCGGGATATGTTGCAATCCAGTACAGTATGTCGGGTGGAATCAAAGGTGACGTATTAACACAGGGATGGCATTTCAAGTCACCCACAGTAAAGACTACATTATATTCTGTAAGCTTAGAACAGTCATATCTTACAGCAGGTAAGGACGGAGACTCTAAAGATGATGATAGTTTTTCAGCTAGTTCATCTGAAGGTAAGGCTATGACATTAGATTTAACATTTACATATCAGTACAACACTGAAAAGGTCGCTGATTTATTTACAAGGTTTAGAGGACAATCTGGTAAGGAAGTAAGAGATAGTTTTATTAAGCCTAATATCATTTCTTGGACAAAAGAAGTCGTGGCGCAGTATAAAGTATCTGATATTCTCGGTTCTGAAAGAGCAAATGTTAATGCAGCATTAACAGATTATCTTAATAAAAGATTTTCTACATATGGAATTAATATTACAAATGTATCTCTTATTAATATTACTGTAGATGAAAATACGATGGAAGCTATTAATGCAAAGATTACAGCACAGCAGGCAGCCGAAACTCAGGAAATTAATAATCAGACAGCTATTAATAAGGCAAAGGCTGATGCAGAAGTAACTAAGGCAGAAGCACAAGCAAAGGCTGATGCACAGTTAATCGAAGCCAAAGCACAGGCAGAGGCGAATAATAAGTTAAGTTCTTCTATTACAGATGAGCTTATAAGAATGAAGGAAGCCGAAGCAAGAAATAAATTTGGTTGGGTTACTATTTCTGGAACTAACAATACAGTTGTAACAGATAAGTAATTAATAATAAGGGCGTAGTTAATTCTACGCCTTGCTAATGGGATGTGGTGAAGCGGTCAACACATCAGATTTTGATTCTGACATTCGTGGGTTCGAATCCCACCATCCTAGCTGTGTGCCATTAGCTCAATAGGTAGAGCACTTGACTTTTAATCAAGATGTTGAGGGTTCAAGTCCCTTATGGCACATTAAATATTAAAGAAAGGAGAAATAATGGTTTTAGATTCAAATGGAGGTACTTAAATGATTTTAGCAGCAGCTATTAAATATCACATAGATAAAACTGATTCAGATGTTGTTTTATGTGGTGCAAGACATGGTGATGTATTCGTTCAATTGGAGCAGCTAGGATTTGAACCAAGAAAAGGATATCAGGAAATTGAACAAGGTTTTATTGATCATAAGAACAATTTTCTTACAAGAGAAGAAGCATACGAACATGCAAAAATGTGTGGTCAGATATGTGAGAAGATTATTGATGAACGAGAGAATAAAAGTATGTTTGGTAAACAGATGATATCTGAAGATTTGTGGTAGGAAGAATGTTCGATTTCTTTAGAAGAGAGGTGAATATAAATGGCATGTGATTATTGTGCGTATCGTTATTCTTATGATTGTGATGATGGTTGGAATCAGCATAAAAATTGTGAAAGTTTTAAGTTGGATTGGGATAGTTTATCTGATAAAGATAAGAAAACTATTCAGAAGATTTTAGATAGAAGAGGAGGCTAAGTTATGGAACAGATTCAGGAAAATGAACAGTGGAAATTGAATGGCAACTGTGAAAAATGTAGAAGGAATAATTATTGTTCAAAAACATGTACTCGTCATAATAGGCGAATAAGAGCAGAATTTAAAGGTCTTGTTGCAGATACAATGAATAAAATGACTGGTGGTGTAATGAGGGAAGCTATTGATAAGACGGTAAATGGAATTTTTTGGTAAATTAGAAAGGAGATTTACATGAAAGGCTATACAGATTTTGCAATGGGATTTTTGGGAGCAAGTGTAGTAGCAACAAAACCTATTGGTGCAATGAAATTTATGGATTGGAACAAAGTTAAAGAGGTTGTAGAAAGTCATCCTAATTCAATAATTTACGCTGGACTTATGGAAGATTGGAATAATACGAGTGGTCTTATTTATGCAAAAGGCAAGTATTATAACGGATATGTCTATGGTTGTTCAAATTGGGCTACACCAATTGTAGATGTAGATGGTGAAGAAATTGAATGTTGGACTAATAATGAAACTGAATGGGGTTCTGACAAACCTAGTTGGTGGGGTAACGGAGAAAAATTATATGATGCATGGGATTTTGATGAGGACGAAAATTAAATTCCTCAGTAAAACTTCGTTTCCTTTAGATTATAAACGGAGAATATAACAATAGAAGTAATTAATAAAAAATAAATATAAGAAAGAAGAGGTACAAAACATGGATGGATTTATGATGTTTAAGAAGGCTTTACAGAAGCACTTCGATGAAATGCAGAAAGAGGCAACACATTTATTTGAGGTAAATGTAGATAAGGACGAATTATGGAATACATATCTTGATAGCTTCCCTGCCGGTACAAATGAGATTTTCAGGGAACGTAGAGAGCATGATTGCAGTTGTTGTAGACAGTTTATTAAGAATATTGGTTCTGCTGTCACTATCAAGGATAATCAGATCCACACAATCTGGGAACTGAATCTTGGTGATACAACATATCAGTCAGTATGTGATGCACTTGATACTTTTGTAAAAGCTCATACAGTTACAGATATTTATACAACCAAGTTCCCTAAGATTGGTACAGATTTTAACTTTGAGGAAATTAATGGAAAGTCTCATCAGTGGGATCATTTATTCTTAGAGCTTCCAAGCAAGTTCGTAAATAGAAGTAGTCGTTCAAACGAGGAAGTTAAGGGACAGTTCAGGGACACAAGAAATGTATTTAAGCGTTCTCTTGATGAGATTACTATGGAAGCACTTGATACAATTCTTGAACTTATCAATTCAAATACACTTTACAAGGGTGAAGAGTGGAAAGGTGTACTCACAGAGTTCAAGAAGTATAAGAAGGAATATGATAAGCTGACTTCTGATACTGAAAAGGACTTATATGCTTGGGAGAAGTCGGTAACATCAGGCATGGCTATCGGTAGAATTAGAAATCATTCTATTGGAACACTTCTTATTAATGTAAGCGAGGATATGGATCTTGACACAGCAGTTAAGAAGTATGAGCAGATTACAGCACCGAGCAACTATAAAAGACCAAAGGCTATTTTTACAAAGAAAATGCTTGAGGATGCAAAGAAGACTATTACAGAACTTGGATATATGGATTCATTACAGAGAAGATTTGCTAATCTGAATGATATTACTGTAAATAATGTACTGTTCTCAAATAAGAGTGCTGCAAGAAGAATGGTTGGTGCAGATGATATTTTTGGTCAGATGGAAAAGGATATTGCTGTAAGTCCTAAAAAATTCTCTAAGGTTGAAGAGATTTCAGCACAGGATTTTATTGATAAGGTGCTTCCAACTGCAAAGGAGATTGAAGCATTTGTAGAGAATAAGCATGAGAAGAACTTTGTATCTATGATTGCACCAGTTAATCCAGATGCTAAGACAATGTTTAAGTGGAACAATGGATTATCTTGGGCTTATTCAGGAAACATTACAGACTCAGATATGAAACAGAATGTCAAAGCGGCTGGCGGTAATGTTGATGGTGTACTCAGATTTTCTATTCAGTGGAATGAAGATGGTCATGATAATTACGACCTTGATGCACATTGTATTGAGCCAGATAAGAATGAAATTTTCTTTAGAAATTGTAGAAAGCCAAGTGTTTCAAGAATGGGTGGTCAGTTAGACGTTGATATTATTCATCCAAATGGAAAGGTTGCAGTAGAGAATATTACTTGGGAAGACCTGTCAAGAATGAAACCAGGTGTTTATAAATTCTTTGTACATCAGTATTCGGGAAGCGTAAGGCATGGATTTAGAGCTGAGATTGAATTTAATGGAGAAATTTACAAGTTTGATTACGATAAGTCAATGAGAACTGATGAAAAGGTTCAGGTTGCAGAAGTAACACTCGATGAGAATGGAAACTTCTCAATTAAGGAGAAATTAGCAGGAAATTCATCTATTTCAAGCCGTGAGATTTGGAGTGTAAATACAAATCAGTTCGTTCCTGTATCAGTAATCAGTTATAGTCCAAACTATTTTGACGAGCAGGACGGAATTGGTCATAGACATTTATTCTTCTTCCTGAAGGATTGTGTGAACAATGAAGAGCCTAATGGATTCTATCTTGAGTTCCTTGACAATGATTTAATGAAGCATAAGAGAGTATTTGAAGCTTTAGGGGCTAAATGTCATGTAGCAGACACAAAAGATCAGTTATCAGGCATTGGTTTTTCGATGACAAAAAGAGCTGAATTGGTTGTTAAAGTAAAAAGTAATATTGAGAGAGTGGTGAAAATTAAATTTTAACTAGAGAAGAATTAATTTCCCAATATCAGCTTATAGAGAACACATCTAAAAAATATTATAATGGTTCGATTTGGAACTCTATAAGCTGTGGACGTTTTAAAATAATTGGGAAAACGAATAGATGTAACAAAAAGGGATCGTATATTTATTGTTTGTGTGAATTTGAAGATGGGGCAATCGTTGAAAGTGATTTTACCAACATAAGTAAAGGAAACCTCAAAAGTCCTAATTTTCCAAATGTGTTTAATGTAGGATATTTGGGTCAGGGTAAGTGGAAATGTAAAATAAATGGAAGCGTCACTAAAGAATATACTACATGGCATCATATGATAGAAAGATGTTATTCTGAAAAAGCACATTTAAAAAGTAATGCGTATGTAGGTGTAACAGTTTGTGATAGGTGGCATAATTTTCAGAATTTTTGTGACGATATCGTTTATTTAGATGGATATGATCTTTGGAAAAATGGAGAATATGAATTAGATAAAGATTTTTTGTGTGAGAAATTAGGCTTAAAAAATAAAATATATTCCCCTGTCACATGTAAATTTATTCCAAGACCTATGAATATATCAGAAGCTACAACAAGAAAAAATTTAACTGGTAATACATACGTTGGAATTTCACCAAATGGAACAATATATGAATTTAAAAATAAAAAGAAATTTGCAAGTGAACATACTGACATAAGTTATAGTTCGATTGACAGATGTTTAAATGAAAATAGGAAAATTAAAGGTTGGATATTTAAAATTAAAAATTAGAAAAGGAGATTATTATTATGACAAACAATGAATTATTTATCAATGCAACAAGAGCAAACTATCAGTTCCCATTCAGAGGAATGATTAACGTAATTGATTTGTGGGATTTATCTCTCACAAATCTGGACTCAGTATTTAAGACACTCAATGCAGAAGTAAAGAAGTCTGAAGAAGAGAGTCTTCTGAATACTAAGTCAAAGGAAGATGAAGAGATTTCTAATAAGATTGAAATTGTTAAGTATATTGTTGGTGTGAAGCTGGATGAAAAGAAGAAGAGAGAAGACGCTAAAAAGAACGCTGAGATGAGACAGAGATTGCTCGAAATCAAGGCTAAGAGACAGGATGCTGCACTTGAGAATATGTCTGATGAGGATCTTGATAAGGCACTTGCAGAGTTAAAGTAATGTTTTATGGGCTGGCTGACGAACAGTTGGTCAGTCCTTTTTTACAATAGAAAGAGAGAGGTACATACTATGACTGAAAAGAAATTATATACCTGCGATATTTGTAAGACTGATTATGCGGATAAGGAAAAGGCTAAACAGTGCGAGAAAAATCACAAGCTTTTAGAAAAAGCTACGATTGTTGGCGACTATAAATCTATGGGTAGTATTCCAATAGGAGAACCAATTAAAATTCGAGTTAAATTTCCAAACACAGATAAATGGATCGAATACAAGCGATAGTTTTGTTTAACTTGAATTTCACGATTCATGTGGAATTTAGAAAGGAAAGAATATATGGTTAGATATTTTTGCGATTTATGTGATAAGGAAGTTGATAAATATAATGAGTATTCGTTGCCGATTGCAGTCACTTTTATAAATGGTGAACCATGTGATTTAATTCAAGTTCCTGGGTTTAATTTGTGTAAAGATTGTAGAAGTAGGTTTTACGGAGTCGTTGAAAGTATTGTTCCAAAGCAGAAGATTGAAGAATTAAATAAGAGGGCTTTGGATATAAAAATGGGAAGATGTGATGAGTAACAAGAATCGCACATTTCTTCAGGAATTTTGGAGGTGAAATATGAATATTTTAAACATTATTTTATTAATTATGGGAATTTTTAACCTTATTGTTGGGATAACATGGACGAAAAAGAATGTTGTCAACTTTGTGTTCAAATTATTATTCTTGGCAGGTGGTGGGTATTTAGTCTTCTATGCTTTATATCTAAGTAACATTCTGATTGTTTTGAATAAGTAAGAGGAGAATAGCATGTATAAATCTACAATAAGATTTTTAATATGGCTTATGACATTAAATTTATTAATGAATTTTATTTTTCCTGAACCAGTTGAATTATGGAAAATTTTATTAATAGAGCCATGTTTGGGATTTTTATCATTTATTATGGTTGATTGGAAAGAAGATAAGTGAGGTAAAGAGGTAAACATGAAATATGTTGTTATTTTAATTGTAATAGTTTTATTAATTTTGCTATTTGTAACATACATGTTAGCAGATTATATTAAACCATTACAAAAGTTCTTTTGCAAAATAGGATGGCATTGTCATCAAAAAGATTATATTTTAGAAAGTTTCGATGGTGCTTCCATGCATTGTAAATGTAAATGGTGTGGTTACAAAGGTATGGTAGATAGTCAAGGAAATTTATTTTAGGAGAATAATACAATGTCAAACTTATATGTATATTTAATTCGTTCTCGAAATAAAGACAATAAGGATATTCCAAGTTTTAAGGGGCGAGCCGAAACAATCCTTGAATATAAAGAGAACGAAGATAAAGTAATTGAAGCTTTTAAGAATTTTGCAGCTAAAGGAGTTCCTGGTGAACAGACAAGATTATATAGATCAGTTAATTCTAGGAATGAAGAGAAAATCAGAGAAGAATTTATTATCCGTCTGTTGAGAGATAAGCCAAGTGTGACACAGCTTAATCGCACATTGGCATCCGTTGCACTACAGGTACAAAATCGTGATGAGAGTAAGTGGCTGTTTGATTTTGATGTGGATGACAAAGAATTACTTGGTCAATTTAGAACAGATTTGGGATTATTAGGTATTCACAATGACTGCCATAAAACTCCTCATGGCTATGCGGTAATTGCAGAGCATGGATTTGATATAAGAGAACTGATGGAAAAATGGAAAGATTATGATATTACATTGAAGAAAGATGAGTTGTTGTTTTTGGATATGATTACGAATAAGTGAGGTGAAATAAATGACATACAGTGAAGAGAATAAAGACTTGTTTACAGTTTCAGAAGATTACAATTTAGCACATTGTATCAGTGCAGATTTTGGAATGGGTAAAGGAATTGTAGTTGAATTCAATAAAAGATTTGATATGAAACGAAAATTACAGACAAAATATCCAGATTATATTAACCAGTATACTCATAAGAAAATTGGTGGTGACTGTCTATTAGAGGGTAGAGTATTTAATCTTATTACAAAAGAGAGATATTTTCACAAGCCAACAATTATCACAATGAAATTTGCACTTGAAAAGATGAAACAGATTTGTTTGGATAATAATATCAAAAAGATTGCAATGCCTGTAATTGGTTGTGGTTTAGATAGGCTGAATTGGAACGATGTCTCAGAACAGATTAAAAGCATTTTTGCGGATACGGATGTTGAGATTTTAGTATGTAAGAGGTGAAAAAGTGAAATTAAAGGACAAAATACGAGATAAATTAAGACATTGGTTATTGGAGGATGATTTGTTTCAAGTGGAAGCAGCCAAGAAATCATATAAAGATGCAATAGAAAAATGCAAAGATGCAGAGGAAAGATATAGATATGCCAATATTCAATTATCTGACGCAACCGTTACATATAAAAATTCTTATAAATTAATTGATGATTGTCACAAAATGATGAACTCGATGATAGATGTTGGAACGGATATTGGTTTTTATTCTGATGATCATTCTTGGGCAGTTGTGTGTATTAAAGGACATCCTGAATATGTGAAGTTTATCCCATTATCACATAGAGATGCACATGAGGTACTTGAGTTTCTAAAACATTTCAAATATTCAGATAGAGTAATTGATTCCCCTTTTGCATTTAGAGATATGGTTAATAATTGTATCATGGATAAGCCATTTGAAAAGTAGAGAATAATCTAATATAGAAGTAATTCTATTCACGGCTGATCAGCCAAATTTTTCTATTAATAAATAAGAGAGGTGAAATGAATGAGTAAAAAGTATATTCCACAAATAGGAGATGTTGTTTTGGATAATAATATCCCTATGGTTGTAGTGACTATGAAAAGTTATGAGGATGTTGGAAGTTGCGGTTATGATAGAAAATATTTTCTATGTGAAGAGGAATATTTTCATAAGTTAAGCGGATGTATGACAACAATAGAAGCAATGAGAGGACATGGCAGATGGGTTCAGGTTAGAGGAACAGAATTTCCTAATATTAAACAAGTTATGGATATTGCACCATATGAAATTATTCCAATTCAAGGATTTCATGTAAGACAAAAAGAGGCAAAAACAGTAACAATTTATGAGTAAATAATCAAATATAGAAATTTCTATCTTGGCGATTCAGCCAAATTTTCCAAATAAAAGTAACAAGAAATATTTTTTTCATCCGATTAGGCAGACGTGCCTATTTTCGAGTGATTTTTATAACAAAATAATATTAAAACGAAAGGATTTAACAGTAAATTCTAGGATAAATGATTGCGCAATCTCTGTAGATTAAAGGATTTTGACAGAGAATAAAGAAAAAAATAATTATTGTGAGAAGAACTGGAAGTTAGTGAACTTCTGCGAGTTCGATAAATATGCAACAAGTTCTTATTGTGCTATTCACAATGAAAACGAAAGTAAAAATCTTGGTGATATTACTAAGGTTGATGAAACAAAACTTGAACCATTTAATATGATTTGTGGAGGTAGTCCCTGCCAGGATTTTTCTGTTGCAGGTAAGCAGAAAGGTTCTGTATGGACTTGTAAAGATTGTGGACATGAGTATAATCCACTGACAGTTCATTGGTCAGAAAGAGATAAGTGTCCATGCTGCGGAAGTAATAATATTGAGAAGACTCGTTCATCTCTTTTAGTAGAGTATCTAAGAGTTATCAGAGCAAATAAACCGAATTTCGGTATGTACGAGAATGTAAAGAATATTGTGGGAAAGCAGTTTAAAGATACATTCAAGATGTTTACGGATGAGTTGGACGAGTATGGATACAATGTGTACTGGAAAGTTCTAAACGCAAAAGACTATGGCATTCCTCAAAATAGAGAGCGTGTGTATCTGATTTTTATTAAGAAAGAATTAGACAATGGAAAGTTTACATATCCTGAATCATTTGATAATGGAATGAGATTAAAAGATGTTCTTGAAGAGAATGTTGATGAGAAATTCTATATTTCAGAAGATAAGGTTCAGAGATTTTTAACAAATCTCAACAACGAAGACGCTTTATTATACGACGCTTGCCAGGTTAAAAGAGAAGGAAAATCAAGAGAATATAATGATTTCTGTCCTACTTTAACAGCAAGAGATTATAAAGATCCACGTCTTGTAAATGATAATGTTGTAAAACAGATTGGCACAATTTCTAAATGTGAAGGGAATTGGAAAAATCCACAGGTAGGTAGAATTTATAGTACAGATGGTTGTAGTCCTACATTAAATACTTGTGGAGGTGGTAGTCATGAACCAAAGATTGTTCAGCTAGGAAATATAAATCCATCTGGCAAAGGTATGAATGGTAATGTATTTGATGAGAATGGATTAGCACCAACCATTACAACTAATAAAGGTGAAGGTAATAAGATTGCAATCCATGAGGTAAATCAAGAAGACAACAATAAGCCGAAAGAGAGATTTTTTAGACAAGCACTGGAAACATTTGAAAACTCAAATGCAAATTATGGAGATACAATTGATGCATTTAATAAAAGAGTGAATAGAAGTGGATATTCTCCAACTTTAACAACAAGACCAGAAGGATTTAAAACTGCAATTTTGCCTGTCACGAATGATATTAGGATTAGAAAATTAACTCCGAAGGAGTGTTTCAGACTTATGGGGTTCTCAGATGAAAATTTTGAAGCTGCCGAGAAGATGGTAAGTAACAGTCAGTTGTACAAGCAGGCAGGAAATTCTATCGTAGTAGATGTTTTATATTACATATTGGTTGAATTGTATAAGGCTATGCCATATCTTTTTGATGATTTGAGATTAAGTAGTTTTTTCTCTGGGATTGGCGCATTTGAGATAGCGTTGAACAGATTATATGAAGGAATCAACTCTGGAAATTTTATAAATCCGCAAGCAGATTAAGTTCTGCTTGTGGTGGAAAACATACTATTGTAAATGATTTTGAATTAACAAGAAGTAAATGGGTTAATGACAAGTATAAAAATTTTTATGAAGAAAAAGGTTATCTTCCAAAATATTTCGATATTTATAACGGAACAGAAGTGAAAGATTTTGCTCCTACAATATCAACAAGAAGTAATGGAGCTATGGGAAGTGGAACTTTGCTTGTTATATGTAATTAAACAGAGAATAACATAATATGAAATTCTAAGGAAAGCGGAATTTCTTGCGATGAAACATGAAGGGAGAAAGAATATGTATCCAGAATACGATGATTTTTATGAGCCAAGTGAAGGCGAAATGTTTTTTGATGAAATGAAAGAAAAGTTCAGAGAGATTTTACGTGAAGATGTAAACTCTGAAATTAACAGATTAACAGAAGAAAATGCAGAATTAAGGCAAAAGGTTAAAGAGTACAATGATAAAAATTTAAATCTTTCTTGTAGAGAAAGAGATTTGCAGTACAAAATGGACAATTACAAACGAGAGGTAGAAAACGATTTTTATAATAAAACAATGGAAGAAGTTTTTGAGAAATTATTAGAAGACTCAGAAGTGTGGTATGCAGAACATGTTCCTCATGAGAAACCAAAATGTAATTTATGTAACGAAGAAAGAAAACTCGTTGCAGTATATCCAAATGGTGAAACTGTGACCAAGGAGTGTGAATGTTCTCGACCAACATATATTTATGAGCCAGTAATTTCATTGAATAAAGAGATTAAGTTTCATAAAGCATATAAGCCAAGATACAGTGATAAAAAGAAAATCTATTTTACTAAAAATCACAGACCAAACAAGGATTATGCAGATGCGTATGATTATTATAGTGAATTCAGAATAGAAAATATTTTTGATGATTTTAATGATGATGTAATTGCATATCACAATGGTAAAAGATATGGAGAAAAAATTGCATTCAGAAGCAAAGAGGCTTGTCAGAAATATTGTGATTGGCTTAATGTTAATGAGGAGTATAAGTAAATGGTAGTTAAAGTAAATTTAAGTGAAGTTAATAAAACAATAAAAGAATATGAAGACCTCGGATATTTACACGTTGCAACTGTTCCAAGTATTGATGGTGTAATTCTTAGGTTCAGAGATCCAATTGTTCCAGAAGAGAATTTGATTAAAATACCGAATGTTTCATCTGCTGTTATAAGTACAACTCCAAGAGTATTTCTTTTTAAAACAGATTTACCATTTGACGATGCCGAGAAAATAGGTGAATGGATTTATAAAAGCATTAAGAAAGGTGTGCTTGTTATTCCAGAATGTGTTGAATTTATAGGCGTAGAAGATTTGTTTAAGACAGAAAGGACAGAGTGAGTAAATGAACAAAGAAAAACAAATTGAGGTATTAGAAGACCTAAAATCTTATGTAAATGAAGAGTGGGATGAGTATGAATACGCAGATGATATAAAGGATGCCAATGTAGCACTGGATGTAGCAATAGCTTTAATCAAATCGTCTAATGTTGCAGGTACATTATCTATAAATGATAAAAATTATATAGTTCTTGAAGGTCAAGAATCATAGATTTCTTTTGGAGTTTAGGAGGGTTTTATGAGAATATATACTGAAATGGAATGCGATATTGGTTGTGAAGATGGATTTTTTTGCGAATATTACAATGAAGAAACAAAAAGTTGTAATTATCCAAATGTTTGTAATGTTTATAAAGAAAATAAAAAGAAACATTGGTGGCAGAAATAATAGAGAATAAAACAACAGGAGGTGCAAATAAATGCAGAATATTAGTATTAAAGGAGTTTGCGATTGTGTAGACTTAGACAGAAATATCAAATTAACAAATGGTGCAGTCGTAGTGCAGAAAGAAAATAATAATGTAATAGGTGTTTATTTAGTGATTTCGTTCAGAGATAATAAAAACAAATATGGTAGCGATAGTACATCAACATACTGTAGTTTGGTAAATCTCGACAATGGACAATTAGCTTTTGAAGAAAGATGTAGTCGTGCTACAACAGAGAGACGTGTTCTTAGACATCTAACAAGAGCAGGTTTTAGTTATCCTTATAATCCAAATTCTCATGAGCAGGATAGTAAGTTTTACAATATGAGAGTTCAGGTTTATAACAATGGAAATTACAAAATGAATCTTGAACTTGGTGACGAATACATTATGTATGGTAGATAGGAGAATAAATCATATGAAGAAGAAAATTTTAGCAGTTGTATTAGGATTAACATTGTGTTTTGGAATGACTGGTTGTGGAGCTTATATTAAAGATGGTGATAGTAATTTTTCAAATGTTGATAATAAATATATAAAAATGCACGAAATTTATGACAAGAATGATGGAAGTGTAGTTGCTTATGATGAGAATACAAAGGTAATGTATTTGTGTGTATATGGAAATAATTCAATGGCGATCACGCCTATCTATAATTCAGATGGAACAGTTAAATTGTATGATGGAAAATAGAGTATAGGAAACCGAAGTTTCTTGGTGATTTAGGAGGTGGAAGATGGGCAAAAATTATGAATTAGAGCTGTATAAATTACTAATCAATCCAGAAGAAGACGACATTGACATCCAATATGTAGAAGAATTTGGATGGGTTAGTAATACAGAGTTTTATGTTTGGATTAATCTTAATTGGTTTAATGAATTTGTCAAACGATTGAATGATATTTTTGGCTATTCGCTTTTTGATGAAGGTGGAATTGAAGCAAGAATTTGTAGTGATTGTGTATGTATCGACTTAGAAGAAGTTATTTCTGGATATGGAGTTGATCTTGAAGAAGTATTTCCAAGAAGTAAATATACACATTAAGAGAATAATATATCGAAAGGAGCATGAGATTTTGCAGAATAAATATTCTAAAAAGCAATTAGAAGAATTGTATAATTGCGATATTTTTAAAGATTCAGGCTTTGATGATAGTCACTTATTTTGGGTAGCGCAGGGATTACCATTTACAGAAGATGGAGATGATTGCTTATTCGTACATGCAGATGGATGGGATCTGGATGAGTTACACGAAAATATCAGAGAAGCAATTAGAGAGCATTGCATCGTATTTGATGGAGAATAATACATTGAAAGGAGCGAGAGATTTGCTGCAGCATTAAATCTGGATTTGCTCTGAGTAAGAAATGTTAGAAATTAACAAAATATACAATGAAGATTGCCTTGAAGGTATGAAAAAGATTGATGATAAATCGGTCGATGCGATTATTACGGATCTTCCTTATGGACAAACTTCACGAAATAAATGGGATTCAGTTATTCCATTTAAACCATTATGGGAACAGTATGAAAGAATCATTAAAAACAATGGTGCAATTATTCTATTTGCGAATGGTATGTTTACTGCAGATTTAATGCAAAGCAATCGTAAGCTTTGGAAATATAATCTGATTTGGGAGAAAACACAGCCAACAGGATTTCTAAATGCTAAGAAAATGCCATTACGCTCACACGAAGATATCTGTATTTTCTATAAAAAACTTCCAACTTATAATCCACAGAAAACAACTGGACATCCAAGAAAAGTTAGCAAAGCAGAACATAAGACTAACTGTAAAGAGACTACTGATTATGGAGAACATGGTCTTACTACTTATGATAGTACAGAAAGATACCCTAAGTCGGTATGGACATTTGCAAAGGATATCCAAAAGTCGGCACTTCATCCGACACAAAAGCCTGTAGCACTGATTGAAGAGTTGATCAAGACCTACACAAATCCAGGAGATTTAGTTCTTGATTCATGTGCAGGAAGTTGTACAACTGCAGTTGCAGCTTTGAATACAGGTAGAAATTACATATGTTTTGAGAAGGACAAGGATATTTTTGAGGTTGGAAGTAAGAGAGTGAGAGAATACATAAATGAGTAAATGCGGTAATAATGACTGCCAATGGCACAAATATTGCGAAGGCGGTTTGATGTGGTATGACGAAGATATTACAGAATGTCGTAGTTGGATTAAGCCAAAACCAACTAAGATGAAAAACATCAAAGTAGCTGAATCAGATTATGATAAGGCAGTTAAGGTATTAAAAAGAAATAAGATAGAGTTCAAATGATACATTGAAAGAAATCTTTCTTTGGAAGAGAGGTGATAACAATCAAGAAAGAAACAAAGCAAAGTATTCAATATTTAATGATTATTATATGTATATTAGCATCTATATTTTTTGGTGCTTATAAGTTTTCATTATATGCAGATTATACAGAAGAATACTCGTATGAGTTAGAAGAAGTGAAGTCAGGAACTTATGCAATATATAATACCGTTTCTTCTACTGTTCCTGCTCATAATTATAACATGGTTACGATTTGTTACAATGGTCAAATTCATGTATTTCAAGGAACTGTGAATATTTGTCAGACAAGCAATAAACCTCATGCAGATATTATAAGCAAACCTCATAAGAATTATAGCGATGAGATAACAATTTATGTTCCAAAAGGAACTATTGAGTTTGCTGAAGGCGTTGGAGTTAAATAAGGAATAGGAATAGAGGTGAATAAATTTGAGAGTAGAATTAAGAGAATATATTCCACCAGAATCGGTTGATGAAAATATCATCAAAGCTATTAATACTGTAAAAGAATATTGTAAAACTCATGCAGAATATGAAGACTGTAGAAGATGTGTATTGGGTGATGGTATTCATAATTGTGGATGTAGTAGCCCTTATTTATGGAGTATACGAAAGGAATAATTAAATGACAGAAAAATTTTCAATAGTAAGACAGCTTGATACAGAGAAATTAAGTGGAAGAATTGCTTATTTTGTATATGAGAATGGACACAATCCATATATTTTTGCGAATAATGCAACTTTAGAAGCATTAAAGAAGCCATATGAACAGGAAATGGTGTTTACCAGTTTTGATGGTAAGAAAACTCTTTGTAAAGGTCTAATTGGTAGGTATCAAGGTTACAAGATGTTTGAAGATAACACATTAAAATATGGTGAGATTGAATTGAGATAAGAGAATAAAGATTGTGAGGGAATAAAATGTATGATTTGTTTGAAGATATTTGTATGGAACGTTTGATATTTGATGATGTTCCGTCTGACGACATACTATTAATGTATCCATATAAATTACGAAATGAATCAATATTACGAGATAATATCTGTAATATGAAGAATGTTATTAGAGAATATATCAAAGAAGTGGAACAATATTCTATGTGTGTTAGCGTTATTTCAAAATTGATATGGGATTCTCAGAAAATATCTATGCAGAACGAAGCAGATGAACATCAGAGAAAAGCAGATAAACTAGCAGAGCAAATGAATGATGGGATTAGTCCTTATGCTTGGTGTATCAAGAAAAATTTTGATAAATACATAGATTATATTCATTATAAGGCTGATTATCTTGTTTATTTGGATAAGATATGACAACCAATGAATCTCGCATTTCACAAGGAGGCAAAATATTGAGGATTGGTGACAAAGAAAATGTTAATGAAATCACACTCAGACATAAGGGCAGAGATATTAAATTTGAATGTTTTATCAAACCATTTCCTTACGCAGAAAGATTGGATTTAAAAGAAAAAGATCCAGTTGAGATTCTTTTTGATGATTTGACAGAAGTAGATGCATTAATTGATATGTTAAAAAGATTCAAACAGGAGTCACAGGAATATATAGGCGTTTGGAAGAGGAGTGGAAATTAAATGGATATTTATAATACAAAACGAAGAAAAATTAAATGTGTTAGAAACGATGATGACGTATGGGGTGGTGGCGGTGAAAATCATCACTTATTGGAAGTTGGTAAAGAATATACATTGGAAGATATTGTAGTTCATTCTTGGCACACAATTGTATATATAAAAGAGTTTCCAGATGTGGAATTCAATAGTGTTGCATTTGAAGAAATTGAATAGGAGGGAAATCATGTATCAGAATTGTTGTAAAAAGTGTGGAAGTGTTGCACTTCATACAGAAGTAAAAGGTAATAATACAGGATTGTATTGTGATGATTGTGGTGCTTGGGTGAAATGGCTTGGCAAGGATGAACTGAGAGCATTTGAATATTCTCAGAAATCAAAGTTACCAAAGACAAGTTGTAACATTCCAATGCCAAAAGTGGCTGTTGTTGGTGCTCCTGGTATTATTGCAAAAATCAAATTATGTGGTGGTGCTTTTACAATTAATGTAGACGAAACAATGCAGTGGAAGAAACCAACTGATGAACAGATTAAGAATTTGCATGATATGTTATGTATTGATGTGGAAATGTTAGGAGAATAACCATATGGAAGATTCAGTGAGATTTATGCTGTTTTACGCCTCAATACTATTATCTTGTAAGGATGAAGAATTAGCTGATTTTATTGATAATACAGCAAGTGTTAATTATGTTGGTGGAATTCCAATTGATTTACATGAATGTTCTATTGAAGAATTAAGTGGTATTAGAGAAGGATTTGTGAGGCAAGTTCTGAGTCAAGCAAAAGATGAACTGGATAAATTGGCAACAGTGCAGCCATTAAGATACAAACCTGTATATGATGGACAAATTGATATGTGGGATGAATTTTATAGGATAAATGGAATGGTAAGGATGAAAGATGCTATTGTTAGATTGGTTAAAGAAGGAGAATAATTATATGAGCAAGAAAGAAGAATGGATGGTTCATATTTGGGGTGGTGCATGGAATCACGATGCCAATCCATCCATCGAGAAAGATTTAGGTATAAAAGAGGGCTATTACTATTTTAATACTGAAGAAGAAAAGAACAAGTTTATTCAGTTAATCAGACAGGATAAATATGAGAAACAAGGACTGGCAACTGATTGTAAACATGGAATTATGACTCATAAGAGGACAATTTTTGTTGCCACTCTTAAATACAGGGACAAAACATTTGTCATTCATTATGACTTAGGATATGAATATCCAGAAGATAGCGCAATTTTTTATTTCACAGAAGGTAATTTTGGTTGTGATTGTAATAGAAGCCTTGCTATCAGATGGGAATATGGAGAAGATGCTATTCCTGAATTACCTTGTGGAGATGAGATTGAAATGACAGATTATCATGTCGAGTATCAAGATTAGTAAATAATAATAAAAAGCAAGGTCTTAAAAATAAGGGCTTTTGAAAATGAATTTTGACTTGAAATTTTGGTTTCATGACTTGTCACGAAAACTATACAATATTCGAGACAAAAGAGAATAAATAATCAGATAGTTGCAAATATCTGAAAATATTGAAATAGGAGGAAATGAGGTTTGAAGCTTCGTTAAATGTACATTTACTCCTAAATAAGATTGAAACAAAAATATGAATGTATTGTATCACCCATATTTTATATGGGTAATAAGAAAAAACTTATTCAAAGGGGATTAATAGAACTATTCCCAAAGGACATTGATTGCTTTATTGATGTTTTTGCAGGTAGTTCAGTAGTCTCTATGAATACAAAAGCCAATAAATATTTCATTAATGATAATGATAAAAACTTAAAGCAGTTATATAAGTTATTCAAAATATATAATTCTGATACAATTATTAATCATATCATTTCCAGAATTGATGAATATGGATTAGCGCAAGAAAGAACAAGTCATAAAGTATTTAATGATGACAGAAAAGATAGATATAAAAATTCTTATTATGAATTTAGGAATTATTATAACACTCATAAAAATGCTCTTGATTTCTACACGCTTATGTTTTATTCATTTTCACAACAGTTTAGGTTCAATGATAAAGGTGAATTTAATATGCCATGTGGTAACGATTGTTTTTCTGATAAAAATCAAAAATATATTCGTAATGGTTGCACATTTTATCATTCTGATAATGTCCATATATTCAGTATGGACTTTCGCTCAATTCCAATAGATTCGATTACAACTAAAGATTTTGTATATTTAGATCCTCCATATTTTAATACCACTGCTACATACAACGAGGCAGGTGGTTGGACTGAAAATGACGAAAATGATTTATATGATTTTTGTGAAAGACTTTCTGAGAATAATATAAAATGGGGAATGTCTAATGTGTTTGAGAATAAAGGAATTATAAATCAAAAGTTGGTTGATTGGTGTGATAAGAACAATTTAAATGTATATACATTTGATAAATTTACATATATGGCTTGTGGTAAAGGTAATTCAAATGCTAAAGAAGTATTTATAACAAACTATTAGAGAATAAATATAAGGAAAGGATAAGAGTACCATGGGTAAGCTGCGCAGCACTTAGGTATAAGTATTGGCATTAAATGTAGGATATTTAACATCAGATAAAGAAGACAATGAGTTATACACACCTTATTATGCAGTGGATCACATTGTAAAATATCTCCCAAAAGATAAGACTATATGGCTTCCATTCGATGAGGAGTGGTCGTCTTTTAACAAAAGATTGACAGAATTAGGTTACAAAGTAGTAAGAAGTTCATTAGCTGAAGGTCAGGATTTCTTTGAGTATGAGCCTAAACATTGGGATTTAATAGTAAGTAATCCACCATTCTCAATCAAGGATAAGGTCTTAGAAAGACTCTATTCATTCAACAAACCATTTGCGGTTCTTCTACCGCTTAATTCCCTACAAGGTAAAACAAGATATAAATATTTTAAAGATGGTATTCAGATTCTTAGTTTTGATGCAAGAATTTGCTATCACAATAAAGAGCATATGGATTCTGTAGTAAAGGGTAGTCCATTTGCAACAGCATATTTTTGTAGAGATTTATTACCAAAGGATCTAATTGTTGAAAAATTGGTTACATACGAAAGACCGTTAGGAGAATAAACCAGTAAGAAAACCACGTTTCTTATGGTTGTGAAAGTAGGTGAGAATAATGTATTTTGATTTAAATATTGGAGAATGGGAGTTTGAAAATAATTATGAAGACATCTACTTTCTGCTTCATTGTTTATACAATGCAAAGACTGAGTTGTATGACAGAACTCTTACTGATATGAGAAGTAGGTATGATCCGACTGAAGCATTTATAGAGGGCTGGAATAGAAGTAGATCGAATTGGTATTCCAAGAAATTATACGATAAATGTGTGAAATGCATTGAGTTAAAAACAAGAGGTCATTTTGTACACAGACATTGGAAAGAATGCGTTTGGAAGTACGAAGGTCTTTCAGCACAAGGATGGATAAATTTATATCAGCAGTTGATCAAAGAAAATAAATACGACAGTTGGATATTGGAATATATAGAAATTGGAGAATAACAATATGAACAAGAGACAGAGAAAGAAATTATTTAAACAGACACTTATTAAGGTTAGAAAACTGCATCCACAGAAGGGTGATGTGATTTGTTTTCAGCCAGATTTAAATTGGATTGATGTCGAGACTATGTGTCAGTTTATGAATTTATACGCTGACAATAAAGTTTTTGGTGAAGCAATATTGACTTTTGTACCTGCTGATATTAAGCAGCTTAGACATAAAAAGGATGCTCAGATATATGTTGATAAGTTACAAAGCATTGTAGATCAGATGGGAGAATAAATGATTAGTCAAGTTGAGTCAGAAAGTATAGATGTTAGTGAAAAGAAATATTATCTTGTAACTCCTGAAGGTCTAATATTTCATGAAATTCCATTTGAAGAAATACACAACTTAACAAGAGAAGTATGGGTATCAACCTGCCCTTGTTGTAGTGGAATTCAAGGATATTATTATTCAAAAAATGAAGCCAAACGAAATAGCAAATTTTGTGTTCAATGTGGGTGTACTCATTTGTTTTTAGTAAAGAAATACAAAGGATATTATAAACAGAATGTGAATTTTAGATTATTAACAAAGGGTTATAAGGAATATAAGGGAGTTAAATATCCTTATATGAATATTCATGGTTAGAGGAATGAAGCATTTTCTTTGGAGTTTTGGAAAAATAAGAGAGAATACATAGGTGACGACATTAAATTATAAGGAGATATGTTTTATGCGAAGAAAAGATAAAAAATTTAAAATCCAATACAAAGTCGATGATAAGGTATTGTCTTTGAGGTTTGAGACAATACGGGATTTTTTAGAAACCGATTTCCCTAAGAATAATAATCCAATGTCACCTACAAACGATACGGAATTATTATCCGTAACTTGGCACAAGCAACCGCTATTTGAAAAATGTTTTAAATTAGGTGAAGTAAAAACGCTTTTAAAAGATTTTAATCCTACAAAATTACTTAGGAAAGAAATCTATTCAATAGAAGAAGTCAGAGATAAAGTAAAGGATGTTTTATTTGAGAAAGATAAAAAACTTGCAAAAGTTGATTTTGATGGAGATTTGATTAAGGGCAATAGCCAAAGATACCAAACATTTTTTACTAAAGGTTGTAAATGCGTAGTTTGTGGAATTGAAGGAAAATATTTTGCAAAAGAAAGACATTTACAGGATAAAAGTTATCATCTAAATTTGTATGCAGTTGATGATAATGGTGATGAAATTTTAATGACAAAAGATCATATTATGCCACGCTCAAAAGGTGGTATTGATGATATTAGTAACTATCAAACAATGTGTAAGCTTTGTAATGAAGCAAAAGGTAACAAATTAGAAGATTAAAGAAGAAAGGGAAAATAGAAAAGTTCCTATAGGATAAAGTGCGCACTACTTACTAAGGTAAGAGGAACTTATGTATTGTGCTTATATCACAACATTAAAAGGATTAAGAAAACATAGTAACGCTGATAGGTTACAGTGTGTAGAGGTATTTGGACAGAATGTAATTGTAGATTTGAATTATCAGGAAGGACAGAAAGTAGTATTCTTCCCATCTGACGGTCAGTTATCACTTGAGTATGCAGCAGATAATAACCTTGTCAGAAAGAAAGATGAGAATGGAAACAACATTGGTGGTTATATGGATGCTGAGAAGAGAAATGTAACCGCTATTAGACTTAGAGGTGAGAAGTCAGAAGGACTTGTATTACCTGTTGAAACACTTTCTAAGTATACAGATATTTCAAAATTAAAAGATGGCGATCAGATTACAGTTCTTGGTGGTCATGAGATTTGTCAAAAATATATTCCAAGAGGAAAAAATCGTTCAAGAGGTAATGGAAATAATTTAAAGAAGAAAAATAAGTTTCAGAAAGAAACAGTATCATATCCATTTTTTGAGGAGCATAAAGATACTGCACAGCTTGCATATAATATATCAGCATTTAAGCCAGGAGATACAATTTATATTACTCGTAAGCTCCACGGAACATCGGCTCGTACTATGAAGACTGTTAAGGTTACAAAGAAGAATAGTAAGCTGAGAAAGTTTTTACATATGAAACCAAAGGTTATAAGAGAAGTTTCTGTTGTATCTGGTAGCAGAAGAGTTGTGTTAAAGGATATGACAAAGAATGATGAATATTATTCTGATAATGGATTTAGAAAGAAGTACCACGATTTATTAAAAGACAAGCTTCCTGAAGGTGCTGAAATTTTCTATGAAATTGTCGGATATGTAAATGAAACAACACCAATTATGGGTTCAGTATCTAATAAGGGAGTTAAGGAAAAAGAATTTACTAAGAAATTTGGTGACACCACAACATTCTCATATGGCTGTGAACAAGGCGAAAATGAGATGTATGTATATCGAATGACAATGACAACAGCAGACGGAACAGTTGTTGAAGTGCCTTGGGAAACTGTAGAAGTATGGTGTGACAAGTTGGGCGTTAAGCATGTACCTGATTTAGAGAAGTTTATTTTTACTACACCAGAAGATTTGAAAGAAAGAGTAAATAAATATCTTGATGGTATGCCAGCAGATGAAATCGGTAAGACACATGTTGCTGAAGGTGTAGTTGTTCGTATTGATAATAGAGCAACATTCACAGCTTATAAGGATAAGGTGTTTGAATTTAAGGTAATTGAGGGGATTGCTAAAGATACATCTGATGTGCCTGATATGGAAGAAGCTGAAGAGTTATTCGAGGAGACTTTAAATGAATAAACCTACATTGTATATTATGTGTGGTTTGAGTGGTAGTGGCAAGTCAACCATTGCCACTCAGATTGCCAATGAGAATCCAAATACAATAATCGTATCATCCGATGCAATTCGTGAGGAATTGACTGGTAATTACGAAAATCAAGAACATAATGAAGAAGTATTCAAAATTTTTCATGATAGAATCCGTAAGAATTTGGAGAATAAAAAGAATGTAATCGCAGATGCGACTAATCTGACTATGAAATCTCGCAGAGCAATTATGATGAAAGTAAATGGTTTAAATGTCAGAAAAGTATGTGTAATTATTCCAAAGCCATTTGAACAGTGCAAAAAAGATAATCTACATAGAGAACATCCTGTACCTGACTTTGTGTTGGATAAGCAGATTAGAAAATTTCAGATTCCGTTCTACGAGGAAGGATTCGATGAGATTATTATTCATAATTTATTAAATGATTACGAACCAAATGATATTCCAGATATGAGAGGATTTGATCAGAAAAGTCCGCATCATACAATGAATTTATTTGAACACTGCAAATATGCATCAAGATTATTTTCCACAAAATATGCTTATCCTGCAAGATTCAGAATAGGTGCTTTGTATCACGATTTAGGCAAATTGAGTACACAAACATTTGATGAAGATGGGATAGCTCATTATTATCAGCATCATTGTTACGGTTCATATCAATACATGACAGCTATGTATCATGTTAATTCTGATGTTGTTTTAGATACATGTTTCCTCATCAATTACCATATGATGCCTTTTAGTTGGGATATTGATAAAGCAAAGCAGCGTTGGAAAGAAAGATTTGGAGAATATAAATATAAGATGCTTTTAGATTTTAACGAATGTGATAGAGCGAGGTAAGTGTATGTGTAACCGTTGTAATTATGATTCACCTGACAATCAGATATATGTTGATCCACTGACAAATGAATATTATTTGGATATTGAAACTTCTGAATGGGATGAATATGACGATGGATTTGTTCATCAGAAAGAATATATTTCGTATTGTCCTTGGTGTGGAAGGAAATTAGGAGAATAAAATAAAAGAGGTGATTTGATGAAATGTAAAGATTGCCTTTATGGATATGAAGACTTTGAAAAATATAAATCATACATTGACGAAGAAGATATTGAGAACTGTGTTTGGTGCGATAAAGTTGGTGGCAAGGTTTATTCTTTTGGTCATTGTAGTGATTGGTATGAACACGATGACCAAAAGCATAAGAATCATTCCAAGAAAAAGAGAATGAATAAGCGTGAGAGATATTTAAGGCATCAAAATCATCTCAAATATTTAGAAAGAGTGTCATGTAGATATCCTTATGCTGTAACATATAAAGATAAGATATTGATTAAAGGTTTGGGATATGTTGAAAATCCAAAACCATATTATAAAAGATGGTATAGAGGTAAAAGAAGCAGTTATTTGAAGCAACAGTCCAATAAAGCGATTCGCAGATATAAGGGTGAATTACACAAAGGTTATCAACATATTCATAAAATTTATGATTTTTGGTGGAAATTTAGCTAGGAGAATAAATATGAAGATAGAGTTAATTAAATTAAAATTCAATAATACACATTCGTACAAGTATAAGTTATTTACGCATTGCTGTGATGAAATCCAGAATGATAAAGCTGTCATTTTCACAGGTGAAGATTTAGTTCATAGTGATGATTGCTGGGATGACGAAAGATATGTCCCAAGATTCTGTACTTCTTATACAGAAATTATTACATCATATGAAGACGAATGGGAACAGACAGACAATTATCCAATTCAGTTTTGTCCTCATTGTGGAGAGAAGATTGAGATTAAAGTTGTAGACGAGATTGATGTTTCTGAAAAATACGATGAACTGACTAAGCAGCGTGAAGATTTATGGAAGAAGTGTCAGAGAACAGATAGTAAGAAAGAAGAGTCGGAATTAAGAGCACAGGTCAGAAAGTTGGATGATCAGATTAATGATTTTTATGAATTGGGTGAGTGGAAAGGAGAATATTAAAATGGGAAACAGATTATTACTTGAGAATGATGTTATTAAAGCAGTTGATAGGCACACAAACAGATATGGTAATCTTGATGATGATATTAGGTGTATCCTTGAAGAGTTAAAATCACCAATCCCTGTTGGTTCAAAGGAGGCAATAAATAACTTAAAAGTAGAAAATAAACCAGTACAGAAACAGAAGCGAGTTCAGTTATTCGAGAATGAAGATGTCGTATTAGAACAACGTGGTAATAGATATTACTTATCTTTGTATGACAAGGAAGGGAAATTTCAGCGAGAAGTTACTATTGATGTGAAAGATGATTATAAGGTTGGGCTTGGAAACAGCAAGTAAAGGAGATTATTATGGCAGTATTTAAAAATTTTAAAGATGATGAGTTGATTGTAAGCTGCAAATGTGGCTGTGATGAGGGTATTCATTTTAAAATTTATGATTATAAAGATGGAGATTATGCTTTTTTGACCTATACGAATGGCAATTTTTATACTCAGCAAAGAACACCGTTTTTTGAAAAGTTGAAGAAAATTTGGGCGATTATTAGGAATAAGGATTTTTATTATTCGGATATTGTGTTTACAAAAGATGATTTTAACGAGTTTAAGGAATGGATTAATAGAAAGTAGAGGCAAGTAAATTCAGGTTTCATTTGGTTACAAAGAGAGAATATAAAAACAAGGAGGTAAACAAAATTGAAAAGACAGATTCGTAGAGGTGTTTTCGAGACAAATTCATCAAGTCAGCATTCACTTTGTATCATGAAAAACGATGAACATTATACGCCAGACGAGATTGCTAAGGATTTTTATTTGTGGGATGACAAAAAAACTGGTGAAAAAGATTGTGAATGGCATATTTGGGATCATGATATGGAGTTTGGCAGAAGTCCATTTAGAGCATTAGGTAATTTTCATGACAAGTGGTTATATGCTTGTGCTTCATTAGTACATGAGTATAATGATGAGAATTATAAGAAGCTTGAAACACTTGCATTAAAATATGTTCCTGGTCTTAAAAAGATTGTCATCCCTATGATTTCAGATTCAATCGCTGATAAAAATCATCCAAAGAATAAAGATAGTGAATATGCGAAAAAGTATGGTAAGACAGAGGATGAGCTTAATGAGTGGCTTGAACAGAAAGAAAAAGATTGGAAAATTGATACAATCGAATATTGGGAAGGCGATAATGGATATTTTCATTTTGATAAGCCGTATACAGGGTATGTTGATGAAGATATGCTTAGTGGATTCCTCAAAAAAGAGAATATATCATTAGAAGAATATCTGATAAATAAGAAGTATGTTGTTATTCAGGATGGTGACGAATATTGTTATTGGTCAGATATGAAGAAAGCAGGATTAGTAAATATGGATGCTATTGACCATGAGTATCCAAGAGCATATGGAACGGAGGATTAATTTATGAAGAGACAAATTAGACGAGGGGTGTTTGAATCCAATAGCAGTTCTGTACACAGCCTAACAATGTGTATGGAATCAGATTATGACAGATGGGAGAAAGATAATTTATATCTTTTTACTGGTTCAGGTTGGTGTTACCCAGATGACAATAAACCCGAAAAGAATCATTTCTATACTAGAGAAGAAGCAATCGCCTTTGAGAAAACTGATAAGTATGTTAGAGAAGATGTTGATTGGTCAAATGAAGAAGAAGTAAATGAAATTCTTCATGAAAACGAATTCTATGATTATGAATATTTCTGGAATGAATATTGCGAATATTATGAGACTTTTGAAGAAACAATAACCACACCAAATGGTGAACGAGTTGTGGCTTTTGGATATTACGGTCATGATTAAATAAAAATTAGGAGGATTTTAAGAATGGAATTATTAGGAAGATACATAAATGGAAACTTTAGAACCACAATTTTGAGCGATGGAACAAAGATCAGAGAAACAGAAGATGATGAGTTTATTCCAGATCATGTAGAAAATATGGATATAAAAATAACGAATTATTGTGATATGGGATGTCCATTTTGTCATGAGGGTAGTACAGCAAATGGTAAGTTTGGAGATATTCTGAATGAGAAATTCATTGATACTTTACATCCTTATCAAGAAGTTGCCATTGGAGGTGGTGATGCTACAAGTCATCCTGATTTAATTCCATTCTTAGAAAAACTCAAAGAGAAGAAAGTCATTGCAAATATGACTGTAAATCAGATTCATTTTGAGAAGAAACAGGATTTAATCAGAAAGCTTGTTGATGAAAAACTTATCTATGGTCTTGGCGTATCGCTTGTAAATCCAACAAAGAATTTTATTGAACTCATTAAGCAATATCCAAATGCAGTTATTCATGTAATCAATGGGGTATTAAAGCCATCGGATGTGGAAGCTTTAGAGAATAATAATCTAAAGATGCTGATTCTTGGTTATAAACATTTAAGACGTGGTGATGATTTTTATTCAGAAGATCATGAAAACATTGTTGTAAAGCAGAATTGGCTATATGAAAATCTTGCAGATATTATTGAGAAATTTAAGGTAGTTAGCTTTGATAATCTTGCCATTGACCAGTTGAATGTTAGAAGATTGATGTCTGATGATGAATGGAATGAGTTCTATATGGGCGATGATGGCAATTTCACTTATTTTATAGACATGGTAGAGCGTAAATTTGCAAGAAGTTCAACGGCAGCATTTGATAAGAGATATGACGTATTGGATTCAGTAGATGATATGTTCCAGAAAATCATATCTGAGTAACTTCACAGGAAAGCAACATATCATTGGATTATAGAAAAGAGGTATCAAATGGATGATTATAAAAAGCTAATTGATTCAACCGAATTACAGAAAACAGTATTGAATTTCATTGGGTCTGAAGAATTTAACAAGATGGTCAATTGTTCAATATTCAAGGATAATCAAGAGTGTAAATCTGCCATTATTTACGGAATGTCAATCGCATCAATATTGGTCTGTGATTGTACTCCATTTTATATTAAATTTAATGAAGAAACTGATGAAGACGATAACAGACCACAATGCTGTATAGATCACGATAAGTATTTTTCAACATGTGACACTTGTGAGTTTGGAGAATAACAAAAAATTATAAAGGAGAATATTAAACATGGAAACAATTTTAAGATTATTAGCAGAGAACCCAGAAAGTTTAGGAGAGGTAGTAAAGACATACATTACAAAGTATAAAGAGCCTGTATATGATGTCCTGAAGGAGCTCATGATTATTGCAAAGGATTATTCTGAGAATACTGAATATCCTGCAATTCAGGCGAGAACCAAGAAGAATATGTTTGATGCATATGTAAATGTTGGTTTTACAGAGGATCAGGCGTTAGCACTTATGATTAACGATAATATTCAGCTTATGAAGAACATTCAGAAATCAGTTAATAATACTTCTGTAAAGAAGAGCAAGTAGTGGTTTCGAAGCAAACCAATCTTTCTTTGGAAAATTTTTAATCGTATCTAAGCCATTCGGCTATGGGAATCCCAACAAATAAGAGAATATTACAGTGTAACTAATAAAAATATTACATATAAAGGAGATTTTAAATGAAGAACACAAATTGGAAAGTGCCAGTAATTATTGGCGTAGGAGTATTAGCGGTTATTTTGATGATTGTATTTGGTGTACAGAGTTCGCAGAATAAAGCTATTGCACTTGAGGAGCAGGTAAATACAGCATCATCAGATATTAAAGTACAGGAAAAGCGAAGAGTTGACCTTGTGTATAACCTTGCTGATTGCGTAAAACAGTATGACAAACATGAAGCTGATACATTGACAGCAGTTGCGGATGGTCGTGGATCAACAGGAGATATTGAGAATGTAACAACAGCTATTACGGCAGTTGCAGAAGCATATCCTGAGCTGAAGTCCAATGAGAATTATAAGACTCTTATGAATGAATTATCTATGACAGAGAATATGATTGCAGAGTATCGCAGCAATTACAATAAACAGATTAAGGAATACAAACGATATGTGAGAAAGTTCCCTACAAGACAGTTTCTTGGATTGCTTGGATACGAAGTGCAGGAATATGAGTATCTGGATTACAATGCGCCAGTTGATGCTCCACAGGATTTGTTTAAAGAGGATTAGTATATGAGATATGGTTTTGATTTTGGCGATTTTGAAATAACAAAACGTGAAATCTTGGCTAGTATTTCTATCATTGCAGTTATGATTCTGTTTGGTATTCTGATTTCTTCTAAGATTTCAGAACACCAAATGGATAAAAATGAAATTTATAACAAAGCTGTTAAGATAGAAAGTCAAGAAATGTTCCAATATGGAATGGATACAAATGTTGGTAATGCATTTGTATATGGTGATTTGAAAGCAGTAGATGCAGTTACATATCCTGAAATTAGTGGAGAATATATGTATGTAGAAAAAGTCAAAGAGCGATACACAATGCATACAAGACAAGTAGCTCATACAAGAACTGTTAATGGCAAATCACAAACTTATTATACAACAGAAACATATTGGACTTGGGATAGAGTCGGAAGTGAAAATATTAAGTGTAAAGAAGTATCATTTTGTGGAGTAAATTTCACAAGTAATAAAATTAATTTACCTGGTACTGATTATATTGACACAATTAAAGAGTCGAGTCATGTAAGATATAAATATTATGGTGTTGGTACTGAATATAAAGGAACAATTTTTACAGATTTGAGAGATAAAACCATTTCTGATAACACATCATTTTATAATAATTCGACTATTGACGAGACGATAGAAAGATTAGAATCTGATTTTCCAATTATTATTTTCTGGTTCTTTTGGGTTATTTTAATCGGTGGAATGGTATTTGGGTTCTACTATTTGGATAATAGGTGGTTAGATTAAGGATAAGAAAGGAGAACAAATGAGTAGCAGTGGCATTTATGGAATAAGAAAAGATTATACAGGAGAAGAGATATTTGAATATAAAAACTCATGGTGGTTTTCTCCTATAATTTGGAGTGTCTTACCAGATAAATATATTCATGATTACATTCAAACACCATTTGGTTTTAAAAAGGGAATTATTGGAATGGATGGGAACGATGTATGGACAAGAACTAACAAATCCATTAATGAGTGCGATAACACACCTGATAGGGTTTGTTGGGAGATGTCGAATCAACAGATTTTTCATACATCTGACAAACAAATTATTTCAGATTCTATTATGCAATTCTTAAAACAAAATGATACTTATGATGTATCAGAAGAAGATAATGTTCCCGTTTTAAAAAGAGAACATATCATTGAGAGATTTACAGAAATAGCAAATGATATTTTATCAATTGATGAAAATGAATTTCCATATTTTGTATTTAAAAATACAACAGTGGATGATGGTGTTGAGAGATGGTTTGAAAAATATGACGAGGAATCTGATGAATATGTTTCGTGTGCAATGTCAGAAAATACAGATGATTTTTATGCAGAATTTGTATTTTTCAAAGATGGAAAAATTAACAAATTTGTAAGTAACAAAGATTATCAGTTTGAATCATAGAAAGAAATTTTTCTTTCTTGGGAGGTGATTAATATATTTCGTATAGAGAAAACTGAAGTTGTAAATGGATGTGATTGTTGGGGAAGACCAGAATATGATGATGTATATGAAGTTTATTGTAATGATGAATTTGTATGTCGTATGTCAAGTGATCCAACAATATTAGTTGATAAGATAAATGATGTTTTAAATAGTTATAGGAGAATAATTATATAGGACAGCTAATTAATAAAACAGTATTATGAAAAATCGGAGGAAAAAGAATGAAAAGAGGAGATATTATTGAATTAATTGAGGATACAACATTTTATAAAAAAGGTAAGAAGGCTTATTTTATTGGTAGATCAAATTTTAATCCTAATAAAATTGAAATTGTTTGGGTTGGTGAAGAACAGGCTTATAAAGATGGCGATATAGACGAATTTCCAGCTAGATTGTTTAAGCAGGTTGAACATGGCGATAGGTGATGGAAGAAGAACATATTCAGATAGTACATTAAAGTCTATGACAAAAGATGAGCTGATTGATATTATTCGCTGCTTAGAAAGTAATCTTAGAAATGCACATGAGACAAATGATATTCAGTATGAGAATTGTAAGAGGTTGCTAAGTGAAAATGGGATAATTCAAGGTGGATATAAGAAGAAAATTGATGAACAGACAGAGGCTTGGATTAAAGCAGGATTGACATTATCAGAAGCAGACAAAGAAGAATTGATGAGAATGTCGCAGTTAAGAGAATAAGTAATTTTAAACAATAATTTTATATCATAGGAGGAAATAAATATGATGAACAATTTTTTAAATGGCATGTTTGGTAAGGTAGGAAGTGGAATGTGTAGACTTTCTATGAATGGTGGAATTGCAGTTAAGACAAATGGTGGTTATAAGACATATAACATCAAGACTGGCAAGCTCACAAACTGTAGTAACTTTGTATTTGATATTGGAGAGGAATTCTTCTTTATTATTCCAACTAATAAGGTAGAGAAGGGTGACATCATTCTTGTAAATGGTAAGCCAAGATGTGTTATTGAAGCCGATAAGACAAAGATTACAGTAATCAATTATGAGGACTCAACAATTGAAACCGTGCTTCCTGAAAGACATGTATTTATGGGCAATACATATTTTTATGGAAAGATTGTTTCGATGTTTGGAAGTGATGTTATTAAAGGTAAGAAAGGTACAAATAATATCTTTAAGTACATGATGCTTTCTCAGATGATGAAAAGTGATAATGGTTCTGCTGGCATGATGAATGGCAATGGTGGAATGAGTTCTATGTTACCACTTATGATGATGGGTGGAAATATGGGTGATATGTTTGACGGAATGTTCGACTTTGATATGAGTAGCAATGATGACGATGATACAGAAGTAGATGAAGAGGAGGAGGCATAATATGGGATGCGGTTCATGGACAAGAGATAGTTATGTAAGTTATTCAACAACAAAGGGTATGAGTGTTTCAACGGATGGTATGATTAGAGGTTCTTATTCTAATCAGGACATGTTTAAGGCAAGAAATATTGATTCTGCACTTGATCCTAAGAATGTTATTAGAGAGTGTTGCGATACAGAGGAACATCCAAACACAATTCCTGTTATTCTTGCACTTGATGTAACTGGTTCTATGGGACAGGCTGCCGTTGAAGTGGCAAAGAAGTTAAATGTAATTATGACTAAGTTATATGAAAAGGTTACAGATGTTGAGTTCCTTATCATGGGTATTGGTGATTTAGCTTGTGATAGCTATCCAATTCAGGCTTCACAGTTTGAGTCAGATATTCGTATTGCTGAACAGCTTGACAAGATTTATTTTGAATTTGGCGGTGGTGGAAATAGTTATGAATCCTACACAGCAGCATGGTATTTCGGTTCTCGTCACACAAAGCTTGATTGCTTAAACCGTGGAAGAAAAGGAATTATTATTACAATGGGTGATGAGCAGTTAAATCCATATCTTCCATTTAAGAGTAGAGGTCATGGCTTATCAGAGGTGACAGGTGATAACCTTCAGTCTGATGTAGAGACTAAGGATTTATACGAAGAGGCTTCTCAGAAGTTTAACATTTATCATTTAGATGTAAATCACGGTCACAGATGGGATGAAGAAGAAATTGAGAAGTCCTACAAGAAGTATCTTGATGATACACACTTTAGAAGAGTAACTATGGATAGTATTACAAATGAGATTGTAGATATTATTGTTAGTGAAGCAGAGAATAATGTTACAGATACAGTTACTACACCTTCTAACTCAGAAGGAATTACTTGGTAGGATAGGAGATTTAAGAGATGAAAGACATTAAGATTGTAATAGGTGCTAACTTTGGAGATTGTGGAAAGGGATTAATGACAGATTATTTCTCACAGAAACCTAATAGTATTGTTGTTTGTTCAAATGGTGGTGCTCAGAGAGGACATACCGTAACAACGCCTGATGGAATCAGACATGTCTTTCATCATTTTGGATCTGGAACATTCAATCATGCAAGTACATATTTATCTGAGGATTTTATTGTTAATCCAATTATCTTTAAGCAGGAATATGATGAATTGATGAAATTAGGATATATTACGAATGTTTATATCAATCAAAATTGTATGTTGACTACACCTTTTGATATGATGGCAAATCAGATTATAGAAGAAAATCGTGGAAAAAATAAACATGGTAGTTGTGGCTTGGGAATTTTTGAAACTATCAAAAGATATAAAGCTGGCATAACTGATGTAGATAATCATATCAGGGAATACTACTTAGAACAATTTGAAAGAGAGAATATTATATTAACAGATGAATGGTCAAAAATATTCCTTGATAATGGTATATTTGAACACTTTTTAGATGATTGGGATTTTATGAATAATCACTCATTGGCTATATCAGATAATTATTTCTTAAATCAATTTGACAATATTGTATTTGAAGCTGCACAAGGTTTATTGCTTGATCAGAACAACACAGAATATTTTCCACATCTAACACCGTCTAATACAGGTATTAAAAATCCCAAGAGAATAATTGAAAATGTTGAATGGAATGATGAGATAAATATTGAAACTTGTTATGTATCTCGTACTTATTTAACAAGACATGGTGCTGGTAAATTCCCATCTGAATGTAATAAGAGATTTATCAACGAATATATGTTTGATAAAACAAATGTGCCAAATCCATTCCAGGATACATTGAGATATGGAACACTGGATTTAGGAGAATTATATAGTAGATGCTCTAATGATATAGGAAACTTTGGAGATAAAAAATCAATCACCATTACACATTGTAATGAATATGATTGGGATAATGATAAATTGATTGAGTTATTCAAGGATTGGAATATTTATTACTCAGATGGTGAAACACATAATGATGTGAACTGAGAACAAGAAAGATTCGTTCTTTTGGAAATATGGAGGTAAAAAATGGAGAAATTTTATATTGTAACAAATGAAGATTTTTTAAAAGGGTTACATCGTGATGAAGTAATAGAAAAAAACAGAAGAGAATTTATCAAAGATTTTTTCAATCGCATAGGAATAAGTGGAAATCATTATTATATGCGTGGAGATGGTAATGTTAATGTTGCGTTTAAGGAAAACACAAAAAGTAATATTGAATTGTATATTGATGATGTGCAGGAAAATAGTGAAAAATTTGGTAATCAATTAAACAAACCTAAAATGTTTGAAGGTCAAAGTATGAGAAAGTTTAAAAAAGGTTGCAAAATATTAAAGCAATTTCAAGATGAATGTATTAAAAAGGAGATAGTTATTAATGCTTATCCTTTGAGGTGTGGAGACTACTTCGAAGAAACGGAAATGGGTGGCTATTCAAGAACAAGTTTTGAATACAATGGAAAACAATACTTACGTATGAGTACTAATCGCTATAATTCATTAACTCCTTATGAAAATGGTTTTGAAGAGATAAAAGGCAGTGAGTTTTATAAAGCATTTGAAGAATTTGAATCAAAAAATAAGTAATATCGGTTTCGTGTGGAGGTGAAACGAATGATAACACCATCAGTAATGCAAGGATTAACAAATGAAAATACAATGCTGTCAAGTGTTTCTATAGAAGATTTAGAAGAGTATAAGAAAAATGCTTGTAAAATTCTTAGAAGTCAGACGCAGTGTGCTACTGCAAAAATCGTAGAAGAATTGATTGATCAGGAAATTATGAATAGAAGAATTATTGAAGAGTGGAATAAAATCTATGAAAAATTTCCTGAATATGTTGGAATGTAGGAGGTGATACCAATAGAATTAGAGAATAATTCAAAACAGATTGAAGAAAATCTTAAAACTATACTTACATTAGAATATATGGGAATTCATATTGAAGACACAAAAGAGCAAGATTTTAAGCAGTTATATTATTTTTCTGTACCAGAAAAATCAACAATAGAAACAAATGATTTTCTAAATGATCAAATCAAGACATCAGACGGATTAATACAGGTTGCAAAAGATTTTTTAGCTGTGATGATTATTAGTTCATGTAAATCTGAATTTGATGATAGTGAAGAGGACGAAAAATTTTACGAAGATGTGGAAAATAATATTTCAGAATATGCTTTATTCTTTGCAAGGGTTAGACAAGGTGAAATATGGAATAAAGAAATGGGCAAGGTTGCTGTTAATAAGGTATTAGGAAAGCTCCAAAATCAGTTATATAAACAGGTTTAAAAGGAGGATGAATAAATGACTTGTAAGTACCCAATAACTAGCAGAAGTTATAAATTTTGTATAGGCTGTAGCGATATAGATTGTTGTAAAGATGCAGTTACTCCAATCATTTCTATGCCAAAATTTCAGTCACCAAAGAATGTTATTCCGTCTGCATCAGAAGCAAATAAAATGACAAATAATGCAATTGATAATTGCACTACACAGCAATTAGCAGAGTTATCAAAATTGATTAGAGATGCGATTGCAGATGGCAAATTTTCAATCAGTGAAGATGGTTGTTTAAAACCTGAAACACGAAAGAAATTAGAGGAATTTGGTTATAAAGTTGAAACTGGGAATCAATACAATGAATCGTATTACAGTATCAGTTGGAGAGAAACGAAATAAATTTCGATTTTATATGAGGAGGTAAAGATAATGGCATATAAAAATACAAATTATAGAGAACAAATAGACAAAGAAGCATATCAGTATGGTGATTTAGCTGATTATGAATTTGATGATAGGGAAGAATTTATTCCCAAAAGTGTTGTTATTCAAATAATTGACGAAATTGAATCTGATATAAATGATATCAATCACAAGTTAGAACATATAAATGGTTTAACAGAAGTGGATGAAATTAAAAAACAAGTTTCTGAATTAAGTACGAAATTATATTAGTAAGAGAGAATATAAAAGTAAAGAAAGAGAGGTACATATATGCCAGTACATGATGATTTAGGCGTTAGGATGAAGACATTTTATGAGCAGATTCCAAAGACAAAACTGATGAGAAGGTGTCCAGTTGCTATCAGAATTGATGGAAAAGCGTTCCACACATTCACAAGAGGATTTCAGAAGCCTTTTGATGAAGTTTTGATTAAATCAATGCAGGAAACAATGAGATACTTATGCGAGAATATTCAGGGCTGTGTTCTTGGTTACACGCAGTCAGATGAGATTACACTTATTCTTGTTGATTATAAGAAACTTACATCTTCAGCATGGTTTGATTATGAAGTTCAGAAGATTTGTAGTATTGCAGCAAGTATGGCTACTATGGCATTTAATAGGGCTTTTGCTAATAATGTAGGAGATTATTGTACATATACTTACGAATGTATGGATAATACTCATGAAAACTATGAACATATTTTATCTTTAGCAGTTGATAAAGGTGCAATGTTCGATGCTCGTTGTTTCAATATTCCAAAAGAAGAAGTAACAAATCTCGTATATTGGCGACAACTTGATGCTTCTCGTAATTCAATTCAGATGGTAGGTCAAGCCAATTTCTCACACAAGGAATTACAGAATAAGTCATGTAATGATATTCAGGATATGCTTATGACTCAGAAAGGCATCAACTGGAATGATTTGCCGACTTATCAAAAGCGTGGAAGTTGCTGTGTAAGAAATAAGATTATTATTGAATCTGATGGTGTCATGGCAACTGCACATTTAAGAGATTTTTCTAAATCAGAAAATGAGTGGATTATTGATACAGATATTCCTATTTTCAAGGGTGAAGGTAGAGAATATATTGATAGATTGGTATTTATTGGTGAAGAGTAAATAACATACCATATATAGTGAGCGTAAAGCATAACAAACACTATATATGGTATGAAAATCAAGACCGAATGAAACTGACATTTCTTGGTGCAATTTTAAAGGAGAATTATAAAATGAGCGATATTTGTAAAGATAGGGAAGCTTTAAGACCTGAATACGAACATTTTATTCAGACTGAGAGAGGTAAAGACTGGAAACACTTTTGGCAGAGTCAAATAGGTTCAGATATAGGTGGAGATTTTGGAGATTATTTGTATGACTTTTATCCAGAAATGTTGCAGTAAACAGAGAATATATACTTGGAGGTGAGAATGTGGAGGTAAGAGTTAGATTATCTGATGCACATAATACAATTAAAGAATATGAAAACTTGGGATACAGATTTATCGGATCAAGACAAGATATTGAATATGTAAACCTTTTCTTTGAATCAAAAGAGAATAATGTAACAGATATAAAATTTAACATCGGCGATTTCATAGAAAATAGAGATGGAAGAATTGGTTACATTTCAGATATATGTCATTGTGATGAATGTAAAAAGCGTGGGTTCTTTGAACCAACAATTCAGTATTCAGATGGTACAAGCGATTACATATCAAATTATTCTGTAAAATACGTTTCCAAAGACTATAAACAGATTGGTACTCAGAAGTTCGATAATGACTATTATGAGAAAGAAATTGAAAGATTGAAACATCAATTAGAGATGGAGAAAAGTAAAAGTGCTTATTGGAAGATGAAAGCCAATGGTGAAGAACCTGTTTTAATGGGTACAAGAGAAGGAATGATTCACATTCTTCGATAGTAACAGAGAATATACAAGTGAGGTGATATGTATAGAAGTAATTGAAACAAATCTAATCATTGATGAAAATAATTTCATTCGAGATCATCAATCAAGAGTAGTCGAAGCAGACAGTTGGGACGAATATTGTAAAGCACATAAGAATTATGATGGTAAAGCAGTTTTATTCAAATCAAAAGTTATGAAAGGTAACAGCATCCAATCTAATTGTAAAATTTCAAATCTGAAATATGATGAAATGCATTTGTCTTGTAATATCACAAAATTAAAAGATAATGGAGAAGAAATCTTTACAGATAAAAGATTAGCATATCGAATAGTTGATCCGACTTAATCAAGTCAAAAAAATTTCCAAAACAAACAACTGAACAGAGAATAAATAATGGGTGGCACAGCATACCCTTGGGTTTTTATACTCAAAAATCACTGTTGAAGATAGATTTTATATAGATTTAATCTCTATGTTCCGTCCTGAGAGGGCGTTTATATATAAGTTATTTATTAAAAATTTTATTACATATAAGGAGGACATTTTTAAAATGGCAGAAACAAAGAAAAAAGGAAGATTATTTGATTTACCTGAGACAAAGGGTGCGTTCCAGTTAAAGGGAATTGTATTCGGTATGGAAAAGGACACAGCTTTCAAGGAGATTAAGACAAAGAGTGGAAAGCCTATGAGAATGCTTAACTTTGGTACAAGCTATCTTGATGGTGAAACATTATATGTTAATCTTCAGGGCATGGAGCAGGAAAAAGTATCTTTTTCTAAGAGAGCTGAGAAAAAGGGAGAAAAAGCAGAGGTAGTTAAAGTACCTTGGGCTGATAGATTTTCTTATAACCGTGAGGGCTTCCGCTTAATTGGAAAGAATATCGGTGTAAAGAAGAAGGTTGACTCAGAAGGAAAGACAGTTAATGACAAGAAGGTTCTTACAGATTTTGATGCTTGTAAGGAAGTTAAGGAAAATCTGAAGGATGGATCTTCTGTATTTATCAGAGGTAATCTTGATTATAGCAGTTTTACAGATGATAAGGGTAACAAGAGAACATCTACAAAACTTGTACCAAATCAGATTTCTCTTTGCTCTGAAATCGACTTTAATGATGAGAAGTTTGAGAAGCAGAATGACTTTAACCAGGTAATTATCTTCATGGGTATTGAGCAGGAAAAGGATGACAATGATAAGCCAACTGGTAGATTTATTGTTCTTGCAAAGATTGTTACATATAGCAACATTGAAGATGTTCAGTTCATTATTGAGGATAAGGCACTTGCTAATAAGTTTAAGAAGTCACTTAGTCCTTATAACGCAATCAAGGTAAGTGGTCATATGGTTTCTTCTACTCAGACAGAAACAGTTGAAACAGACGATGATGATAATTGGGGCGAAGAAGATAACATGGAAAAGGTATCTGCTCCTACAAAAAGAGAGTTTATCATTACTGGTGCAAAGGGTTCATCTATCGACAAGGAACTTTACACAGAACAGAATGTTACAGAAGCTATTGCTAAGATTAAGAATGCTAATAAGGCAGAGGAAAGCTTCGGTTCTGACTCTAACGATGATTGGGGAGATGGTTCTGATCTTGACGATGGAGATGACGAAGCGTGGGATTAATTCTCACAAGTAGAGAATAACAATATGGAGCGTCAGAAATGGCGTTCCAATAATCAAAATTATAGAATTAACGGAGGAATTATTTAATGGCAAAAGCTAGAAAAGCGTCAGTAACAGAGAGTAAGTTAGGAATGATTTTATATGGTAAACCATTTACAGGTAAATCAACTATGGCAATGCAGCTTGCGTACTTTAAGCGACCAGATGGAAAACCTTTTAGAGTTTTATATCTTGATCCTGAGTCTGGTTCAATTGATGATTACCTTGGCGATTTAGAAGCAAATGGTGTAAATCTTGAAAATATTTATATTGTTTATACACAGTCTCTTGGAGAAGTAAGACAATATATTGCAAAGGTAAAGAATAATGAAGATTTCTACGAGTTAGATGATGACGGGAATGAAACAGATGATGTTGTTGTAGATGCAGATGGAGAACCATTTAGAGCAGATGCAATCGTTGTTGATGGTACTACAATCCTTAATTTAACAACAAAACAGGGGTTGGTAGAGTTCTCTAAAAAGAGAAATAAGGTTAAGGCTGATAAGGATGGTCTTGTAGGAGATGCCAGACTTGTAAAAATTGAAGGGGCTGGAATGGAGTTAAAGGATTACCAGACTGTCAATTTTAAAGGTCAGGATTTAATCCTTGATTTAATGTCATCTGGTGTCCATTATATTGTTACTGCAAGAGAAACAGACGAGAAGGAAACAATTAAGCTACCTGATGGTACAACACAGAGTGTGGTTACAGGTAGAAAGATTCCAGATGGATTTAAGGGCATGGATCACAATGTTAAGACTGAGATTCGTATGTTCAGAAATGAAGATGGAACAGTTTGTGCATGGATTGAAAAGGATAGAACTCACGTACATGATGACTATGTTACTATTGAAGATCCGACTTTAGTTGATTGGCAGGCAGTTATTGATAAAACGGCAGGAAAATCAAAGTTTGTACTCAAAAATGATTTAACAAAAGCTGTTGACATTGAGCAGGACATTTATAGAAAGGAAATTCTTGGTCAAGTTGGCGAACCAACTGAAGAAGATACCGCATCCAACGATGGACATACAGATATCGAAGCAATTAAGAAAGAAATTATCGCTAAGAGAAATGCACTCCCACCAATGGAGAAGAAAGCAATGAAGGAAAAGCTTGAAGCAGCAGGTCTTCCTACAGCATACAAGAATGTAACAGATGTTGAAATTCTCAACAAGGTTTTAGCAATGTTTGATTAATTTTTGGTTATGTAAAGGTAGGACTATGGCAAGATACACAAATAACAAAGATGGTGTTAAAAGAAAATGTGGTTGTTGCGGAAAAGACCTTTATATAAACAAGAATAATATTGACGATGCAATCTACTATGATAAGAAAACCTATCATAGTAGTTGCTTTATCAATATATGCCAGAAACGTATTGCAAACAAAAGGGCAGACGTATCAGCAAAATGGACTTGGGTATATGACCACATTGACACAATAAAAAAAGATACATATTCGCATCTTGCAGTAGCAATAGAGCAGGATGAGATATTTCAATTTATTAAAGAGGCGTATGATTTAACCATTATTCCGACTACTGTATGGCAGAAGTTAAGTAATATTTATGCTGGTACATTTAAGGGAATGACAGTAGGTATTCCACCTTCAGACCTACTTGATATGTGGAAAAGAAAAATTGATATGCTTAATGGTATTGCTAAGAAAAATGAAGTAAAAGGTATTCATATGCAACCAGAAGTACGATTAACATATGATTTATCTATTTTGGTAAATAAATATGACAGTTATTTAAGGTGGAAAGAAAAACAAAAAATACTTGAAGCTGAGAAAGAAACAGAAAAATCACAAAATATTGTTAGTCAATCAATTGGTTATACAAATATATCTAAGGAAGAAACTAATGATAACACAGATGACATTTCGGACTTGGTGGATGATATTTTTGGATAGGAGATAAATATTGGACAATGAACATGAATTAAAGGATTGTAATATACAATCAGAAATATGTTTTGTGGGGGCGTTGCTAAAGTCTCCCGATTTGATTGTAAATTATAGCAATTTTATGAGAAGTAAATATGATTTCTCTGATCCTGCAACAAAGTTTTTTTATGATAGTTTTGAAACATATTATCTTACATTTTCTCAAACAGTTGATGAGATAAAGATGAATGTATTTATGAGTCAGAATGAGGAGAGACTTAAATTATACAAGCAGTATAAGGGATGGAAAACTCTTCAAAGATATATGACTTTAGCAGACGAAAATGATGTGAAAAATTATTTTGATACTGTTAAGAAATATTCATTGGTTAGAGAATATGGAAGAAATGGATTCCCAATTGAAAAAATATTATCTCATAGAAATTTCGATAAAATGTCACCAAATGACATTTACAGAATTATTCGTACAAAAGCGGATAAGATAAATACAGTAATAAATGCTGGTGAAGAAGCAGTAGAACTTACTGACAAAAACTCATCTCAGATTGATAAATATCTTGAAAAGCCAAATTTCGGCTTACCTTTCCCTTGGTATATGTATAATGAATATTTTCTTGGACTTAGAGAGACAAAGGTACTATTTGAAGGATTTCTTTCTAATGAGGGTAAAACAAGAAAACTTGTACTTTTAGCAGCTTATGTAGCACTTGTGCAGAATGAGAACTTTTTTTTTATGAGTAATGAGATGGACGAAGAAGATCTTCGTAGTTGTCTTATTACGACTGTTATTAACAATAAAGAGTTTCAAGAATTGCATGGTGTACATATTACAAAGCCTGAGAAAGAGATTGTATTAGGTGTTTATCATGATAAAAATGGTGACATTATCAGAAGAAAAATTGACGATAATGGTGTTTATCTTGAAAGAAATGAAGATTACATAAAGAGAATAAAAGATACGTCAGAGGAATATTGGAATGTAAAAAAAGTTACAGATTGGATTGATAGTAGTGACCGTAAGGGTAAAGTTATGTTTAAAGATGTTGGAGATGATTATAGCCCTGAGAGAATTGAATTTGAATTGCGTAAAGCAAAGATGGTTCAGAACATTAAATATTATGGTTATGACACGTTAAAAGGTTATAACACTGATGATTGGTCACAGATTAAACAGTTTGCAACTAAATTGAAAGAATTAACAAAAGAACTTCGTATGAGTGGATATGCAGTATTCCAGTTAAGTGATGATACGGTGTTTACGGATATTTTTAGCTTGAGTAGTAATAACATTGCCAATGCAAAACAGATAAAGCATGTAGCTGATATTCTGAATATTGGTAAAAAGTTAAATAAGGAAGAATACCATAAGTATCAAGTTATTTTAGAATGTGATTCTTGGGGTGAGCCAGTGACGGAGGATTTGGATTTAAGTAAACAATATTTTTGTATCAAACCAGATAAAAACAGAGCAGGTAGTAAGGACAAGATTATGTTATTTGAGATTGATTTGAACTTAAATATTTGGAGAAATATAGGTTATATCATTAAAAAACCAAAAAATAGTGACTAATTGGAGGGTGGCAGCTTGGATGTAAAAGAGTTGAAGAATTATATATATGAAAATAATTATTGTGAACAGATATTAGAATCCGTTGGTTGCCACCATATCAAATATCATTCAGTTGGAGCATATTGGACAGCAGGTAATCCAGATGGAGATAACAAAGGAGCAATTATTTTATATAATAACGAATCACTTATTTGTCTCAATAAAACTCGTCAAATGATAAAAGGTAGTAGACAGACAGATATTATTGACCTTGTTTGTTATATAAAAAATCTTACATTCCCAAAAGGGTTAAAGGAAATATGTTCAGAAATAGGAATGTCTTATTATCATGATTTTGAAGAGGACATTCCTGATAGTTTTAAGATACTGAAAATGTTAGAAGATATGGATTCTAATATATCAGAAGAAAAAGAAAAACCATTACAACCTATTTCAGAAAAAATTCTTTCGTACTACAAACCATATGTCAACGATTTATTCTACGAGGATCATATTGATTATGAGACACAGAGAGAATTTGAAATAGGATTTGATGAAGAAACCAACCGATACACAATTCCTATTCGAGCAGAATTGGGAGATTTAGTTGGTGTTAAAGCAAGATATTTTGACAGAAAAGTACCTGATGGAATGAACAAATATATTTATTTAGAGCCATGTGCAAAGTCGAAGATTCTATATGGGTTATATAAGACTCTTCCATATATAAAAAGAACAGGACGTATTTATGTAGGTGAAGCAGAGAAATTTGTACAACAGGCATGGAGTTACGGTTATCAAAATACTGGTGGAACAGGTGGAAAAGAATTGTCCCAATATCAGATTGATATGTTGGTACGACTTGGGGTAGATATTATTTTTTGCTTTGATAAAGATGTAACCAAAGAAGAATTAGAAACATTGGCTGAAAGATTCCCAGATGGTGTTCCTCTTTATTACATGTTTGATGAAGATAATATTCTTCAAGAAAAAGAATCCCCTACGGATAATCCTACAAATTGGAAGCATTTGGTAGAGAATAATATATACAGATTAAGATAGGAAGGTGTGTATTTGAAGTATAAATTATATGATAATAGTGACAATAATACTTCCAATGTAATAAAGGAAGTTTTAAAAAATAGAGGAATTGAAGACTATGATAAATATCTGAATTTAGATGATAGTGTAGTAATTCCGTATGATAAATTGGATAATATAAACAGTGCAGTTGAGCTATTTAATAAACATTTTCAATGTAAAAATAAAATTGGAATTATTCCAGATCCAGATGTCGATGGTCAATGTTCTGCATCCGAGGTTTATTCATATATTAAAAGAATGGATGGTGAGTATCCAATAACAATTTTATATCATCAAAATACAAAGGCACATGGGCTTGATGATATTACAGTGCCAGATGATATAAAATTGCTTATTGTTCCAGATGCAGGAACAAATGATTATATACAATGTAGAGAATTGAAAGAAAGAGGAATTGATGTTCTTATATTAGATCATCACGAACAAGAAGATGAAAATTCATACGCATTAATAGTAAATAATCAATGCAGTCATCATTATAAGAATAAACAATTGTGCGGTGGTGGAATTGTATATAAGTGGATGAAAGCTTTAGATGATTTTTATTGGAATGATTTTGCAGACGATTATTTAGATTTAGTAGCATTTTCAAATATATCTGATGTTATGGATTTAAGAGAATTTGAAACAAGGTATTTGGTTAATTGTGGGCTTTTAAATATAAATAATAAATTTTTACAAGCACTTATTAAAGCACAAGATTATAGCATGAATGGAAAAATTAATATACATAATGTGCAATGGTATCTTACACCCGTTGTTAATGCGATGTTAAGAATTGGTTCAAATGACGAAAAAGAATTATTATTTAGAGCATTTATTGAACAGGACGAATACTTTGAATATAAGAAGAGAGCAACCAAAGATAAACCGGCAGAAACAATTCGGGAAAGCATTTATGATAGAGCTGCTAGACTTTGTAAAAATGCAAAATCACGACAAGATAAAATGAAAGAAAAAGGCGTAAAAGCCATTTCAGAAGTTGTAGATAATCTTCCAATTGATGATAAAGTTATTATGGTTGATGTATCTGACTTACTTGATAGTGGATTAACTGGTGTTGTAGCAATTAAAATTGCAGAACAATATAATAAACCTTGTATTCTGCTAAAGAAGCATTTTGATAAAAAGACAAAAACAACTGTATTTGGTGGTAGTGCAAGAAATATAGATAATAGCCCAATTGATAGTTTTAAAGATATTGTTAATTCAACAGGTTTCGTTAATGGTAAAGGTCATGCAAATGCTTTTGGTATTGTAGATTTACCAGTTGATGATAAAGAAAAAGCAATTAATATGATGAACAGTATTCTTAGAAATATTGAATATGATTCTACATATCGTGTAGATTTTATCTTAGACATTAATCATGTCACAATCCCTTTAATTATTAAGTTATCACAGTTTGAAGATATTATTTGTCAAGGAATTGATGAACCTATGCTTGCAATAGAGAATATATCATTGACAAGAGATTGTTTTGAAGTATTTGGTAAGAATGAGGATACTATCAGTTTTATGGTGAATGATATTAAATACATTCAGTTCAAATGTAAAGAAGGTAATCAGCTATATGATTTTCTTCAAAACGCATGGGATGATAACGATAGTATTACATTTAATATTGTCGGAAAACCTTCAATAAACGAATATAACGGTATTAGAACACCACAGATTATTATCGAAGATGTAGCTGTTATTAGTATAAATAGTAACGATGAAGACGATGATTGGTAGGAGGTGAGTTATGTATAGTTCATTACATAACCATACATATTATTCATTACTTGATGGATATGGAAGTCCAAAAGAAATGTTGGACAGAGCAAAAGAAATAGGGTTAAAGGCATTTGCTATAACAGAACACGGAAATGTATATTCCCATATTTATTTTGATCTTATTAAAAAAGACTATCCAGATATTAAAATGATATATGGATGTGAGTTATATGAATGTGAAGATATTACTGTTAAGGATAAAGACAATAAATATTTTCATTTGATTTGTTTGATAAGAAATGAGCAAGGCAGAAAAGACTTAAATAAAGTTATTACAAAAAGTAACTTTGAAGGGTTTTATTTTAAACCACGATGCACAGTAGAAGATATTAAACCCTATGCTGATAATTTTGTTATTTCTTCTGCTTGTTTAGCAAGCAAGTTAGCGAGAGAGTCAGATTTTGAGAAGTGTATTGAATATGTTAATGAATATAAAAAAGCTTTTCCTCATTTCTTCCTTGAGATGCAGTCGCATTCTCATCAGGATCAGTGTTCATATAATCAGAAAATTTTAGAACTTTCAAAAAGAACAAATACCCCATTTATCATTACAACAGATAGTCATGCACCTAAAAAAGAGGATTTGTACTATCAGGATAAACTTATTCAGATTGGTAGAAAAAGCAGTAATAATGATAAAAATGCCATTGAAAATACTGAGGTATATGAAGGATGTTATATGCAATCTGAAGAAGAGATTCATGAGTGTATGGACAATCAGATTGGATATGAAAATGTATGTATTGGTTTAGAGAATACTAATAAAGTGGCAGATTTAATTGGCGAAGTTAATATGCCATTTCAAAAACCGCAGTTACCTACTTTCCCATTACCAGAAGGGTATAAGAATAATAATGAATTCTTATGGCACTTAGTAAACCAAGGATGGAAAGATAGAGGGTATGACAAGCTAAGTGAAGCTGATCAGAAGGTACGAAAAGAACGTCTTGATTATGAAATGGGTATTATTCATTCAATGGGATTTGATGGATATTTCTTATTTGTATGGGACTTTATAAAAGCAGCAGAAAAGCTTGGAATTGAAGTCGGTAAAGGAAGAGGTAGTGCAGCAGGTTCATTAGTTTGTTATTGTTGCCATATTACAGATATTGATCCGATTAAATATGGACTTATCTTTGAGCGATTCTTAAATCCTGAACGAGTTGGACTTCCTGATATTGATACTGATGTAGGAAATCGAGATGCAATTATTGACTATCTTGTTGACAAATATGGAGAAGATAGAGTATGTCAGATTATCAATTATTCATATATTACACCAACAGTAGCAATTACTGATGTTGGTAAGATACTTGGTTTCCCATATAACCAAATGCAAAAACTTTCTCAGAAATTTACATTTGATAAGTGGGATGATTGTATGAAAGCAAATCCTAACTTGCTCGTAGATAATCCACAATATGCTGAATTATTTGATATTGCAAAGCATCTTAGTGGTCGTGTTAAGACGGTATCTATTCATGCAGGTGGTGTAGGAATTGTTGATACAACAATTAATGATTATATGCCAATGAAGATAGGAACTAAGGGTGAGCATGTAATTCAGGTTGATAAGCATTATGTAGAAGATATTGGAATAGTTAAATTTGACTTACTTGGTGTAGCAACTCTCAATCTTGTAAAAGAGATTAAGGATGATTTACATTTAGATCCTTGGGATTATGACATTAATAATCCTGAGTTTGAAAATGATAGACCTACATATGAATTGTTAGCAAGTGGCAAAACTAATGGAGTATTCCAGGTTGAATCTGCTGGTATGAAAGACTTGCTTATCAGATTAAAACCAAAACTTGAGCAGTTAGATTTTGAGGTTATATCCGTTATTTTGGCATTGTATAGACCTGATAGTATGGGAGCACTTGACGAGTATGTTGAAATGGCAACAGGTGGAAGTAGACCTCCATCAATTCATCCTGACATGGACGAGATACTAAAGGATACAAATTATTGTATGATTTATCAGGAACAGCTTCTTGATATTGTTAAGAAATTCGGTGGGAGAACTTATGGAGGTGCCGATTTATTCCGTAAGGCGATTGGCAAAAAGATTGTAGAACTTGTACAAAAAGAGTCAGAAATCCTTCGTAGTGAAATAGTTGCAAATGGTTATCCGAAAGAGATCGCAGATAAAATTGCAGATGAATTATCTCAGAAGGGCGGCTATTTGTTTAACAAGTCGCATTCTTATAGTTACGCAGTTCTTTGTTTCGAGACAGCTTGGTTCAAAGCACATTATCCAACATATTTTTTCAAAGCTTTATTTAATCAGAATAAGGATAAAGCAGGTGCGATTAATAAATACATTCTTGACGCAAGATATTTTGATGTAAATGTTATGCCACCTAATATCAATCATTCGGGTATGAATTTTACAGTTGATAACAATAAGGTTTTATTTGGATTGTCTGCCATTGGTGGAATAGGAGAATCACTTTCTAAACAGATAATTGAAGAAAGAGAGAATAATGGTATATACAAGTCATTTGATGATTTGATTACGAGACTTTCTTTAGGTAAGGCATCTGTTATTGCATTAATTAAATCTGGTGCAATTCCTTGTAAAAACAAGCGTGAAAAACTTGTGTCATATCTTAAATCACAGTATCAACCATTAATATTCACAGAAGTTCAGTCATTGCCTACCTATAAGAAACTCGAAGAAGATTGGAATATTGACCTTAAAAAATATATTGTTCCTTCTTCTGGGAAAAGAATTGTTTATGACAAAGAGGCATTACTTACAGAGTATAACCGATTGAAGAAAAAACAATTTGACGAAAATCAAAAAGTTAGATTCCAAAAGTACATTGAGGATAATAAAAAATATCTTGAAGATGAACAATTTTGGGAATTCCAAACATTACAAGTATTCATCAATGACAATCCTTTTGATGCAGCTTATACATTTTTAACACCATTTGAAGATGTTCCTGATGGTGAGAAATGTACATTAGTTGGAATTATTGCAAAGGTTCAGAAGAAAAAAGATAAGAATGGTAAACAGTTTGCTTATATAAATATCTATTCAAGTTTTGGACTTGTTGAAGGAATTGTATGGCACAGTCAATTAAAAGAATATGAAGACCTTGTAAAAAAAGGACAACAAGTAGCAATTCTTTGTAAAAAAGATAGTGAAGAAAAAGTTATTGTAGAAAAATTAAAGCCTTACAGTAAATGGCTTGAGTATGTAAGAAAGAAAGGAGTATCAGTCTAAATTGGATGAAGATGAGATTTATAAATTCACAGCGATAATTACATATGAGCAATACTACTCGGATGATTCAACGTGGGGTGTGTTTGGATTTTCAACAAAAGATAATATTCCATTCTTTACAAAACCAACAAAAGCATTTGATCCATTTGGTGATAATAAGACTTCTGATGAAGAGAATAAAAAAATGAGTAAACTTGCAGGTAAGATGCAGCACTTAGTTGTTGGTGGAGAATATGTAGTTAAAGCAAAGTATAAAAAGGATAAAAAATATGGCGATCAGTATGTGCCGATTGCCATATATGCAATTATTCCACAGAGTAGAGAGACACAATTATTATTTTTAAAGTCAATGATTCCTGAATGGATGGCTGATAATTTAATAAACGCTTATCCAAATGTGGTTAATGATGTTGCTAATGGCACATTAAAAACAATTGATTACAGTCTTGTAAAAGGTGTAAGAGAGATTACATGGAACAAAATCAAGGAAAAAATCATCAATAACTATCTTATTTCTGACATTATCTCAATGCTAAAACCAATTGGTGTTACTTATGCAATGATTAAAAAATTGCTTTCAGAAGAACCAAATCCAGTTTTATTAAAGCAAGAGTTAGAAAAAAATCCATACATCATGACAAAAATTGATGGGATTGGGTTTCGTAAATGTGATGATTTAGCACTGAAGTTAAAACCTGAACTGATTGATTCTACACAAAGACTTGTAGCTTTTATCCAATACTATTTCAAAGATCTAGGAGAAAGTAAAGGTCATACATGGTGTTCTGAAAAGATCTTAAGGGCAGCCATAAGTAATAATATATACGAGTGTTGCAATAAGGTTGATTGGCTATTAGAAAATAATGACTTTCTTCATATTGATAATGGTCGAATTGGTCTGAAATATTATTACGACATTGAGATGCAGATTTATCATTTGATTCTAAATAAATCTCAAATTGAAACAACAATCAATATTTCTGATGAAGCGATTGATAAAGCAATTAAACATGCGGAAGAAGAACAAGGATTTGATTATGTAGTAGAACAGCTAGATACAATTCACAAGAGTTTGCACAGAACAGTGAGCTTAATAACAGGAAAAGCTGGTACTGGTAAGACCTCAATTATGAGAGCAATTGTTAAAGCTTATATGGAGAATAATTATATGATGACAGCTTCAGCTTTATCAGCAATGGCAGCTCAAAGAATTACAGAAGCAACAGAATTTCCAGCTATGACTATTCATAGAACACTTGGTTGTCAAGGATTAAATGAGTTTACATACAACAAAGATAATCACATGATTACAGATGTTGCGTTTCTTGATGAAGGAAGTATGGTTAATGCCAGTTTATTTTTACATTGGCTTGAGGCAATCGGAGATAATACAAGAATTATTATTTCAGGAGATCATAAGCAGTTACCGCCTATCGGTTTTGGTAACGTGTTCTCAGATTTAATTGAAATGTTCGATGAATCAGTTGTGAGTAAATTAGTAAAACCTATGAGACAGGCTGAAAAATCAGGTATTCTTGTTGATGCAAATAAGATTCGTGAGAATATAAATCCTATATCTGAGAAGTTACAGCCACGAATTATTCATGGTGAATTACAGGATATGTATTATATGTTCCGTACAAATCGACAATCTCTTTTCAATATAGCTGTGAAGACATTTATAAAGTCTGTAGAGTCAGATGGAATAGACAATGTTGTAATTGCAGTTCCTCGTAGAAAGGATTGCTTAAATAGTACAACTGAGATTAACAAGGTTATTCAGAATGAGTTGCTTGGAGACGTATTACAGAGCATTGATGGATTTGATACGACATTTAAGCTTGGTGCGAAAGTAATGCAAACAGTTAATGACTATGACAAGAATGTATTCAATGGTGAAATAGGTTATGTCACTAAAATAAGTGAAAGATATGAAGGTAAGAAAAAAGAAGAGTATTGTGAAGTTACTTATACTGATATTTTTGGCAAGGACAAGATTATTGAATACACAAAGAAGGAATTAGCTGCATTGGATCTTGCTTACGCAATGACAGTACATAAATTACAAGGTGCTGGTCGAAAGACTGTTATTGGTATTATTGATAATACACATCATCAGCTTCTTGATAACTGTATGCTTTACACATTGTTGACTAGAGCAAAGAAGAGATGTTTGTTATTAGCTGAACCAGAAGCATTTTTACAGTGTATTAGGACAAGTCATAATAACAGAAATACTTGGATGATGTTAGAAACAGAGAATAATACAGCAGAAGAGTAATTTGGATTTCTGGAATGCCCATAAATAGGGCGTTTCAGAGACTCAAAAAGCCAAGAAAGACGGATTTCATATGGCACAAAAAGGAGGAAAAATGGGAAAATTAAAGAAAATTGCTAAAATTAAGGGTTTTGAATCAAAAGAACTAAAAGAGATGCTTGAAGCCATTGAAAATAAAGGGTTTCAGGTACTATGGGATGAACGACCTACTGGTTATGAAAGAACTTGGAAAATTCTAAAAACAGTAGAAAACAAATGAAACGACAGTTTCATCTAAGAATGCCAGAAGATGTAAACATTCTTAGACGAAATATAATAGACTATTTGTTTTATTATGGTTTTGAATTTTCCATGATATCGTGTCTTACATACATAAATCCGAGTTCAGATTCAATTAAATGACGATATGATGGAATTATATTGTTAGTTAGTAGATTTTTAAAATATTCTATTTTTCCTGGATCATCATCTTCCACAAACGTTGTTCCGTATGTAGAGATAACTAAATATCCAACGCATAATATTGTTTCGTTTTTCATAAATGTCATTTTATAACTTGCAATAGAGCCAAGTGTTGAATAGCGTTTATCATTTTCACTTATCCAATAATGTCCTTCTTTAACGAGATTTTCTTTATTATTTTCAAAATGAGATGAAAGATTATTGGTTATTATATAGTTAAAATATGAGTGGAAATTATCATCCATAATAAAATTATTTAAGTCGTTATTTATTGTACTATTTTTTCTTGTTATCCATTGCCAGTTTGAATTGTTCTCTGGATATTGATATATAAATGAAACAGAAAATGAGCTTAATGCAATTTCGGTAATATTGGATATTAATAATTTAATGTTTGAACAAATTTGTTCTACAAATTCATGAGGGTTATATAATAGTACGTCCTTTTTATAATCAGGGAGGATGTCTACTTTTAATAAATTTCTTTTAATCTTTTCTACCTCTATGGTACTATTAAGAATTTTTTGAGACATTTGGTATTTTTGATAATTGTCTAAATCTTCATGTAGCTTTTGATTATTTCTTTCTTCTTTTAAAGATAAAGTAACTACTTGATAAATGATAAAAATAATGGCAATTATAATAAAAACTATCTTAGAAGTTTCATTAAACACTGCTAAATTGTCAATTAAAGGAAAAATAGTTGCTGGAACAACTGTAAAGAAAATGTTTTTGATTACCAATTTATGATTTTTTAATTTATTCATATGTATATCCCCCTTATGTGAAATATAAAACATATATAAAAAGATTGCAAGCAGAAGATTTATTTAATATAAAATCCTTAAATGAAATTTTAAGTTCCACAGATTCCAATTGCTTTTTAATATGGTGTTAGATTATATCTATTATCCGTTGGCAATTTACATGTTATTGAAGTAACAAGAAAGGAGAACAAAAAATGGACACAATTGTTATAAATTTATTTGGAGAACCATCAGCAGGTAAGAGTACCTGTGCAATGGATATTACAGCACAATTAAAAAGACACGGTATCAATGCTGAATATGTTTCAGAGTTTGCCAAGGATAAGGTATATGAAAATAATGGTGAAGTATTTAAACACCAGGAATATTTATTTGGCAAACAATCATTCAAGATGGGTAGAGTTAAGAATAAAGTGCAGGTTATGGTTGTTGATTCACCATTAATCTTATGTGCCGTATATAACACTGACGAAGTGTTGGGAGAAGACTTTAATAAGACTGTACTGAATGTGTTTAATTCATACAATAATAGAAATTATTTGCTCACAAGACACCATTCTTATGAAAACGAAGGAAGATTCCAGAATGAAGACGAAGCAAAAGAAGTGAGAAAAGAAATTATTGATAAGTTAAATCAGTACAATATTAAATATGAAGAGATTGATTCTACAGACTCAAATTGTGAATACATAGTAGAAGAAATTATGGAGGAAATTAAAAATGAACAGTAAAGGACATTTATTTATTAGTTTAGGAAAATCAGCAATTAGAGTAATTGGTGGAATTGTAACATTAGTGAATGGTTCGATTATTCCATTAGCAGTAGGAATTATTGTTGCTGAAATTGGTGGTGTGTTAGAAGAATTGGTTGATGAGAGATAACAAGAAACCATTATTTCTTTGGAAGAAAGGTGATTGAAATGAAGAAAATATTAAAATCAATAATGCTTACATTGTTATGGTTTCTGTTAGCTACAATGGTTTGTATTGCTGTTAGAGGAATTGTTTACATACTCGGCTTATTAATTGGAGAAACAATGGCAGTGTTATTGATAACTATATTGTTACTAATATTCATAGCAATATTTATTTATAAAGAATTTTTATAGGAGGAATAAATGGGAACAATTACAATTTTACCAGAAACAACAAAGAATCCTATTACACTAATGGGAATGAGGGCTGGCACATGTTGGAATGCCAATATAACAGATAATGAGAAGAATTATAAACGTGGTCTTGACTGTATCAAGTCTGGACATGGACGTGTTATGGAATTTGTAAATGTAGAAATGATCATTGATGGATATTCTGCGAAAATTTTGAGAGAGTATTACACACATATCGGTGGTTCACCTTCACGTTTGCAAGCAAGCACAAGATATATTGATTATTCTAAGGGTAATGGATTTGACTATGTAACACCACAATCAATCAGCAAAGATGAAGATGTTGCTGCGACATGGCATAGTGTTATGAGATATGTCAACACTAATATTCAACATCTAATTAATAATGGAGTTCCAATTGAAGATGCGACAATGTTACTTCCGTTAGCATACTCTTCAAAAATGGTGGACAAACGTAATCTTAGGAGTCTTGTTGATATGAGCAGAGTAAGAACATGTAGCAGAGCATATCACGAGTACAGAAAAATGTTCAATGACATTTGTAATGCTTTAAGAGAATATTCAGATGAATGGAAGTGGATTGTAGATAATCTTTTCCATGCAAAATGTGAAGAAGTTGGATATTGTACGGAAAGTAAATCTTGTGGCAGAAGACCAAAGAGACAGTAAATGTCTATTTTGTAGGAAAGGAGGATATAGATGGATAAGTTAGAAAGAATAAAACAACTTATCAAAGATTTAAATAATGCTTCATATGCTTATTATAATCAAGTTCCAATTATGCCTGATTATGAATGGGATAAAATGTATGATGAATTAATAAATCTTGAAGAAGAGACTGGTATTGTATTATTTAATAGTCCAACACATAATGTTGGTTATTCAATTTCAGATGAACTAAAAGAAGTAAAGCATAATCATCCAATGCTTTCTCTTGATAAAACAAAATCTGTTGATGAATTAATTGAGTTTCTTGGAGATAAAAATGGCTTTTTATCTGTAAAGTGTGATGGTTTAACCACCTCACTTCATTATATTAATGGTAAGTTAATCGGTGCAGAAACTAGAGGTAATGGAGTGAAAGGTACTGAATGCCTTCAGAATGTATTAACAATGAAGAACGTACCAAGGGAAATTCCATATAAAGATGAACTTATTATTGATGGCGAAACAATTATTGGATGGGATACTTTCAGAGAGATTAATGATAAATTACCAGAAGATAAGAAGTATAAACATCCAAGGAATCTCGTATCTGGTTCATTACAGTTGCTTAATAGCAAAGAAGCTGCAAGTAGAAATATGAGGTTTGTGGCTTGGAGAGTAATTAAGGGATTTGAGCATAAGTCAGTTTTCTTTGATTTAAAAAGAGCAGAAAGTAATGGATTTGAAATTGTCCCAATGTGGAGTTATTCAAATAATTCTTCAGACAAAGAAAATCTCTCAAAAATGCTTGAAGATTTAAGATATGAAGCTGATTTTCATAATATACCTTATGATGGAGCTGTTATGGCAGTTGATGATTATAAAATTGCTGAATCTATGGGAAGAACGGATAAATATTTTAGACATTCTAAGGCTTATAAGTATGAAGATGAATTATTTGAAACAGTACTTACAGATATTGAATGGAATACCTCTAAGACAGGATTAATAAATCCCGTGGCAATCTTCGAGCCAGTAGACTTAAATGGAGCAATTACAACAAGGGCAACACTTCATAACGTTACATATATTAAAGATATGATGCTTGGTATTGGAGATAGAATTAGAGTTTATCGTTCAAATATGGTCATTCCTAAAGTACATGATAGCATTGATAAGAGTGGTAATTTTAATATTCCAGATAAATGTCCTATATGTGGTCAACCTACAAGAATTATTAAAGAGAACGACTCTGAGGTACTTATATGTGAGAATCCAGATTGTAAAGGTAAACTTTTAGGTAGACTTGTTCATGCAGCAAGTCGAAATGCGTTGGACATAGAAAATCTTTCAGAATCTACAATTGAAAAATTCATCAATCTTGGTTGGTTAAATTCAATTCAGGACATGTATCACTTATCAGATCATGAAAACGAAATGAAAACCCTAGATGGATTTGGTAAGAAATCAGTAGAAAAACTTCTTAACTCTATTGAGAAATCTCGTAAAACAACTCTTGATCGTTTTCTTTTTAGTTTATCCGTTCCTTTACTCGGCAAATCAGCAAGTCAGGATATTGCTGAAAATTGTACAATAGAGAATACCTCAAGTATAGGTAATTTTATGCAAATTATGATTACTGATGGCGCAGAACATTTTAGAAGTATATCAGGAATAGGAGATAGCCTTATAAATTCTTTAAATTCGTATTTTAATATACATTGTTCAGAAATATTTGAACTATCAAAAGAGTTTAAATTTGAATCACCTAATATAGTCTTAGATGAAATCCCAAATACATTACAAGGTAAAACATTCGTTGTAACTGGCTCAGTACATCATTATAAAAATCGTGACGAATTGAAAGCCGATATAGTTACTCATGGCGGTACAGTCGTAGGTTCTGTAAGTTCTAAAACATCTTATCTTATAAATAATGATATCAACTCAGCAAGTTCTAAAAATCAGAAAGCAAAATCGCTTAATATCCCAATTATTTCAGAAGAAGAATTTTTACAAATGATTATTAAGTAATTCAGAGAATATTTTATTGAGATTAATCAATCTCACACTAAAAGAAAGCAGGTGATAAAGATAAGTAAGGTAAGAAGATTAGTAGCAGGATCGCTATTAACTGCTTCAGCTTTAACTTGTATAGTCCCCTTATGGGGACAAAATAATATACAAACTGCTAAAGCAGCACAGGAAGGTCAGTACATATATTCAAGAGTATTTACTGACCTAAAAAAGAATTTTGAAAAAGAAAAGACTCAAAAAGAGTTAGAAGAAAAAGAAGCTATGGAACAAATTATCGCTAGGGAATATGAGAGTTTAGAGAGCGAAATTGAAGAATATTTGGAAAAGTATACAGATTATCCTGTTCCAGAAAATAAGCCTTTTAAATCCTATATGGACGCAGATACTATTAGGGATAAAAGCTCAAAGCAATATGCTATGAAATCAACATTTCTTCTTGATTATAACACGGGAATATATATGATTGGTAATAGATATGCTTGTGCTTTAGGTTCATTCTACTCAACTGATATAGGAACTGAGTTTGATATTGTCTTAGAGAGCGGAGAAGTTATTCCATGTGTCTTAGCTGATGTTAAAGATGATGAACATACAGATTCTCTTAACCAGTATACAGTTGCAAATGGTTCAATTGTTGAGTTTATAGTACATACAAACACACTCATTCCCAATATCTCAAATCGTTGGGGTAATACAGGAGATGTATCTAAGATAGATGGATTTGAAGGTGAAATAGCTTATATAAGAATTTATGAAAGATGAAAGGGAGTAACTATGTTAGAGACAACAGCGGTTATTACTTTAGACACTATTCAACGAGTTAAGAATTTTGTTGAAATAGTTACGAAATATGATGAAGAAATAACAATTAAGTCACACCGATATGAAGTCAATGCTAAGTCAATAATGGCAATATTCTCACTAAATCTACTTGAACCAATTAATGTATGTCTTTATTGTGATGATTCATTGGTGATAAAAAGATTCGTTGACGAAATGAAAGGATTTGAAAAAATATGATAATACTTGTTGGAAAGAGTTGTTCTGGAAAAGATACGGTGGTTAAGGAATTAGCGAAGATGGGTTACAACAAAATTATAACCTGTACTACACGACCACCAAGACCAGGAGAGATTGATGGAAGAGAATATCATTTTTTAAATAAGATGAATTTCTTAACCAAGATTAACTGTGGCAGTTTTGCGGAATACAGAATATATGAAACTGTCTCAGGAGCTTGGTATTATGGTTCTTTACTTGAAGATTATAGTAAGCCACACTCTGTTATTATTCTTACACCTGATGCTTTAGATAAGGTAATGAGTAAAATTAATGAGAATGTAACGATTATTTATATTAAAGTGTCCAATAGAGAAATTAAACGAAGAATGCTGAATAGAGATGTTGATAAAACTGAATCTAAAAGAAGGTATAAGGCTGACAAAAAGGATTTTAGACATATATCTAAGAAAGTTGATTATATTGTACATAACGAAAATAGAACAGCTTTTGAGACAGCCTTAATATGTAAGGAGCTGGATGAAATCAAAGAAAAGAATAACAGAGAAAAATCAGAAGGACAAGATCTATTGCAGTAATAGGACTTGTCCTTATATGGAATGTGTAAGGTATTATAAGAATATTCCATATAATGTATTAATTTTAAGAGAGAATTATAAAATGGACAAGAATAATAAATGTCCAAATATATTATTAGATTGGGGTGACAACATATAAAACTTTATTGTGATTTTGACGGAGTTATTGTAGATACAATTGCTGCAATATGTGATTTATATAATGAAGATTTTAGGTATTATAGCGATTACAAATATATCCTTCCAGAACAGATTAAGACTTGGGATTTTGAAGAACTTAATTGTGCGAGTAGAGAATATATAAATACATATTTCAATCAACAGCGATTCTTTGATAGGTTAAAATTTATGCCATTAGCTTATGAAACACTAAGAAAATTTGCTTTAAAAGGTGAAGTTATCATTGTCTCTTCTGGTTATAATCCCAATCTCAGGGCGAAGGAAAAGTGGTGTAAAGAACATCTTCCGTTTTGTCAGTTTATAGGAGTTAATCTTAAAGAATATAAAGATAAATCTCATATAGATATGAATGGTGGCTTATTTATTGATGATTCTGCACATAATCTTGAGACTTCTAACGCAGAAACAAAGATTTGCTTTGGTGAAATTTATTCTTGGAATAAAGAATGGAATGGCAAGCATTGTTGGGATTGGAATATGATTCATCAGATATATAAAGCAGAATTGGAGGATTAATTATGTTAAGAGAGACTACAGAAATTAACATGGATAATATTACTACTGGTGATTGCATTGAATTGTTTGAATGTAAGAATACAAGAGTCGTTATTAATGATGGTAATGTTATTGGATTTGAGGAGGAATAAATATTGAAGGTAATTAAAAGAGATTGTTCAGAAGTTAATTTTGACAAATCAAAAATCTCAACGGCAATTCTTAAAGCTATGAAGAATGGTTCAGGTATTGTGAAACCAAAGATTGCAGAAGACATTGCAAATGAGATTGAAGAAGAGTGTAAGGAAAAAGACGAAGTAAGTATCTCTGATATTGAATCAATGGTTTATGATAAATTGATTACTAAGAAGCAGAGACTTACTGCAAAAGCATATGAGGGATATAGAAGTATTCGTGAGTTTCAGAGAGAAAACGAGAATACAATTGATACAGAAATCACAGAATTGTTGAGTGGAGAAAGTGACTATTGGAATAACGAAAACTCTAATAAAAACCCAAGACTTAATACAACGCAGAGAGATTATTTAGCAGGAATTGTAAGTAAGGATGCATCAAGAAGGTATATTCTACCACCTGAGATAGTACAAGCTCATGATGATGGATTGATTCATGTACACGATCTTGATTATCTTATTCAGTATATGAACAACTGCTGTCTTATTAATCTTGAGGATATGTTACAAAACGGTACAGTAATTAGCGAAACACTGATTGAAAAACCACATAGTTTTTCTACAGCATGTACAGTTGCAACACAAATTATTGCACAAGTCGCTTCAAGTCAGTATGGTGGACAGAGTATATCTTTAGCACATCTTGCACCATTCGTAGATATTTCAAGACAAAAAATTAAAAAAGAAGTAGAACATGAGTTATGTGACATTGCTAATACTTTTTTAGAAGGAAAAGAATTAGAGAACGTAATCAATAAAATTGCGGAAGAACGCTTGAAAAAAGAGATTGAAAAAGGTATTCAGACAATTCAGTATCAAATCACAACGCTCATGACAACTAACGGGCAAGCTCCATTTATTACATTATTCATGTATCTCAACGAGGCACATAATCAGAGAGAAAAAGATGATTTAGCTATGTTAATTGAAGAGGAACTTCGCCAAAGTTATCTTGGTGTAAAGAATGAAGAAGGTGTTTATATTACACCTGCATTTCCAAAAGTTATTTATGTTCTTCAAGAGGACAATATTCATGAAGAAGATAAATATTGGTATCTTACTGAGATGGCAGCTAAATGTTCTATGAAGAGATTAACTCCTGATTATATCTCAGAAAAAATTATGAAAGAGATGAAAGATGGTAACTGTTATCCTGTAATGGGGTGTAGAAGTGCTTTAACAGTATGGCATGATGAAGATGGTAAACCGAAATTCTATGGACGTTTCAATTCTGGTGTTGTAACTGTATCATTGCCAGATATTGCATTATCATCAGGTGGAGATTTCAATGAATTTTGGCGTATATTTGACGAACGTACAGAGTTATGTCACAAAGCATTAAAGATTAGACATCAGAGATTACGTGGAACAAAGTCAGATGTTGCTCCTATTCTTTGGCAACACGGAGCATTTGCAAGACTTAAAAAGGGTGAACCTATTGACAAACTACTTTTTGGTGGCTATTCAACTTTATCCCTTGGTTATGCAGGGCTTGCTGAATGTGTTAAGTATATGACTGGACATTATCATTGTGATGAAGGTATTGGAGAAAAATTCGGTCTTGAAGTAATGCAAGCATTGAATGATAAATGCTCTCAATGGAAAATAGATGAAAATATTGATTACAGCTTATACGGAACTCCATTGGAGGCGACTACGGAAAAGTTTGCAAAAAAACTTAAAGAGAGATTTGGCATTATTGAGGGAGTTACAGATCGTACATACATCACAAATTCTTATCATATCCCAGTATTTATACATATTGATGCCTTTGCGAAGCTTCGTATTGAAGCTAAATTCCAAAGATTAAGTCCAGGTGGAAGTATTTCATATATCGAGTGTCCAAATATGGAGAATAATATTCCTGCTGTACTTGAAGTAATGAAATTCATTTATAACAATAATATGTATGCTGAATTAAATACTAAGAGTGATTATTGTCAGAAATGTGGATGGAGTAAAGAAATCAAACTTATTGATGAAGGTGGTAAGTTAATTTGGGAGTGTCCTAATTGTGGCAATAGAGATGTAAGAACTATGGATATTACTCGTAGAACTTGTGGATACAAAGGTACGGCACGCAATGGATGGAATCAAGGTAGACTTGGTGATATTCATGATAGAGTACCACATCTTGACGACATTGAGGAGGAATAATATGAGATATTCAAGTATGCGTAACCTTGATATTTCAAATGGAGAGGGAGTAGGAGTCTCCCTCTTCGTTCAAGGTTGTCCATTTCACTGTTTTGGTTGTTTTAATTCTGATACATGGGACTTTAATGGCGGTAAGGAATGGACAGAAAAAACAAAAAACAAATTCATGAAACTTATTAATAGACCATATATCAAGCGAATATCTTTCCTCGGTGGTGAGTGTTTAGCTGAACAGAATCTCGATGAAATCTTATCTTTAATCAAACAAGTCCGCAATTCTTTTCCTAAGAAAACTATCTGGTTGTATACAGGGTATTCTTATTCAGAAATCTTTCGAGGACAATCGTTATGTTTATCTCAAGAAGGATTAAATAATTTTAAACGCAGAGAAATCATTAAGTTATGTAATATCGTGGTTGACGGAGAATATATAGATGAGCAAAAAGACCTTACATTAAGGTGGAGGGGTTCGAAAAACCAAAGAGTTATTGATGTAAAACAATCTCTTGCTCAGAACAAAATGGTTTTGTATTGCGAGTAATTAAGGAATAATTATGAATGATAAAGAAGCATTAGAAAAATTAAAAGCATATCTTAAATGCCAGAAAAGACAAGTTAAGGGTATTCATGAAGATTGTAATAATAAGAAATGTGACAACTGCGATTTATGTTATATACAAGGAACTACAGGTGAACATATTGAAGCTATTGAATCAGCAATACAGTCACTTGAAAACCATAAAAGGGTTATTAAAAGATTGAAAAAAGAGTTAAAGCTTGCCGAAGATGTAGAGAAAAGAGCCGTTAAAGAAAATCCTTTGCAGTTTGATCGTGTTAAAGGATATGCGGTAGGTATTTATAATGCATTAGAATTTGTAAAAAATGGTGGTAAGGAAGAATAATGAATAAAACAGATGTTCAAAAAGGTAAAATGGTCTATTATGCTCGAATGCTCAAACCAGTAGGAATATATGAAGTATGTGATTTATATGTAAGGACAGTTAGAGATGATTATTTCGTTGGAACAGATAAGCGTGACAAACATGCTTATCTATTTTCTTACAACAAGTTAGATAAAACGATATTTAAAACAAGACAAGAGTGTTTAGATACTGTCTTAGAAGCAGAAAAGAACGCTCCTAAAGTAAGTGATGAACAAGAGTATGAGGAATATTAATAAGAGAGGTGAACAACTATAGGATATTTATACGATAAGTTTAAAGGAAAATATAGAATCTTATGTCCTGTAAATAAAGATACAAACGATTTTAATCGTAAGCTCAATGGCACATTAGAAGATATTGATTGTTATATATCTTGTCAATATGGTAACAAGGTATTCTATCATGGGCATAATACTTTACAAGCATATATTCCTTCTTTAATAAGAGGACATAATATTATTAAAACAATTCAGCAATATGATCCGTCTCTTATATTTGACATTGAAGAAACGGATTCTGAAATTCTATTTAAGTTCAAATATGTCAATTCAGACAAGGTTATTCCTTTACTAAAACCAAGAACATCAGGCTCTCAAATAAGTCCTTTTTCATCCAAAAATCTCCCAAAATCTAATTTTAAAATCCCAGATGATAAATTGACACAGTACAAAGAAATCGTGTCTAAAATTCCTCCTGAGAAGCTTTTAACCCTAAGTAGAATGACACATTCTTATTTACAAACTTTGGTTACAAAGAAAAACAATTGGGAGAATATTAAAGCAGATATGAGACTCAAATGTGTCAAGGGTAAGGAATATATCTACATGATTGGCAAATGGGACGAATATCTCAAATATCTTAAGAATGAAATTAAGGAGATGTAATGATGGGTGAAGTAAGAAGAATTAAAGTGAATAAATCTGTAACCAAAAATAAGTTGCTTGATTACGGATTTAGATATAAGGAAAATGGTGATTATAGATTATATGTTCCTATATATAAATGGAACGATAAAACAACCATATATGCGTATTTTTATATAAATATGGAAGAGAATATTTTTACTTATGATATTCAATCAGAAGGTTCTACATATTATCCATACTATAATGAAACAAATAGTGAAGTGAATAGGATAATAACAGAGAATATCAATACAGAAATAATAAAACTAATCAAGAAAGGAATTTTAAAAACGTATGAAAATAATTAATATTAAGAAAACAGATAAGAATGCAAAGATCCCTACATATGGTAGTGAATTTGCAGCAGGTGCAGACTTATATGCAGTAATACATAATGAAGAAAATAGAGTGGAGATTCTTCCTGGCGAAACAGCTTTTATTGACACAGGAATTGTGATGGAAATACCTAATGGATATGTCGGTCTTGTTTATGCTAGAAGTGGTTTATCTTGCAAGCAGGGATTAGCTCCTGCCAATAAGGTCGGGGTGATTGATTCAGACTATCGAGGTAATATTATGGTTGCACTATATAATCAGAGTAATGAAGTAAGAACGGTATCTGAAGGTGATAGAATCGCACAGATTATTATTCAGCCAGTAGAACAGTTTGGATTTAAGGTAACGGAAAATCTTAGTAATACAGTTAGAGGAAATGGTGGCTTTGGTAGTTCGGGAAAGGCATAAATATGGAAAATAAGGTTTTAAGCCAAAAAGATTTATATGACATTCTTCCTTTTGGAAAAACTAAGATAAAACAACTAATAAAATCAGGAGAACTTCCCCTAATGAAAATTGGTAATGATTATATAACAACATTTTCCATATTGGAAGAATGGATCAAAGAACATATCAATGAAGAAATATATTATTAATCATTGAAAAAACAGGGCAGACATATTATGATTAAGTCATAATTGTACTGCCCTTATATTGATGTAAAAGAAAGGTGTGATAATTATAAATAGTATCAATATATCGGCAACTATTAATAATATGAATATAATGCAACGAAAAGATGATAGGTTTGAGGCTAAAATTACAATCAATGGTATTAGAAAAAGCTTTTATGGTAATACAAAAGTAGAAGTAAAAAATAAGGTTAAATCCTATCTTCAAAAAATTAATAATGGATTTAAAGAAACAAAAAAAATTAAGTTAAATGATTATGTGGAATATTGGCTAAGTAATTATAAATTTGGAACAATTGAAGGTTCTAGTTATACTAGGTTATACAGTGTTTATCAACATCAAATTAAACCTTATATCGGCAATAAATATATCTGTGATATTACATCTCAAGATATAGATGTCTTTATTAAGGAATTTGCCAATCCTCCATTAAAATCAGGGAAAAAACCATTAGCTTTATCTGGATTAAAAAAAATCATACAATTATTAAACCCATGTTTTGAAACAGCAATTAAAGAAAAAATTATATTTAATAATCCATGTAGTGATATTAAGCTACCAACAGAAAGTTATCTTATTGTTAAAACTAAAGAACAATTTTCATTAACAGATAAGCAGTTAGAGCAATTTAAAAAAGAAGCTGTATCTAAATACAAAACGATAGATGAATATAAAGGAAGAGACTTCTTAGTTTTAATTATTATGTTGAATCTAGGGTTGCGAACAGGCGAGGTACTTGCATTAACATGGGATGATTTTAATTTTAAGAATAATATAGTTAAAATTAATAAAACAATACAGACAAAAGTTGCATTAGATTCACAATGTAAAAAACAGAGTTTAGCTTTAAAAAATTCCACAAAAACTGTCGCAGGTGAAAGATATCTAAAACTTAACGAAAATACTTTACATTATATTCAAGAACTAAAACAATACGACATAAGAAACAACATAAATAGTGATTATTTTTGTTGTTGTAAAAATAATACAAGACAATGTGCAAGAAATCTTCAACGTAGTCTTGATAGATTAACACGAAATATTAAATCGGACGAACATATAACATTACACACTTTAAGACACACATTTGGTTCAACATTATTAAGAAATGGTGTAGGAATTGAAGTTGTAAGTAAGCTATTAGGACATGCTAATATAACCATCACATATAATAAGTATATTCATGTAATTAAAGAGCAAGAAGCAATAGCAATGAATATGGTAAAAGTTTGCTAAATAGTGTCGTCAAAGTGTCGTCAAAACAAAATAACACATTGGGAAGCCAGTAAAATCAAGGGGTATAAGAGTTTGACGAAAGGTTCGACTCCCCTCTGGTCCATAGGGAAAAGGGAGTGAGGAAGCGTGAGCTTCTTCGCTCCCTTTTTCCTATGGACCAGAGGAAGTCTTATTAATGGATAAAACATGGCGTAGCCGGGTTTTTGGACAGGGGCGCACGAGGTCCGGTGGACCTCGGCTTTGCGCCGACCGGAGCGGAGCGAAGAATTCGACTCCCCTCTGGTCCATTTTTGATGCAAAATCCGAACTCTTTGAGTTCGGATTTTGTGCGTTAAGCATCTTATTAATTAATAATTCAGATGTTCTTTTATTAATATCCATATCCGTACAGATTTTTTGAA